CCTCGAAAAATCCCCGGGGGGATATTTTATATTTTACCTACCCCTCCTTTAGCCTGCTATTATGGGCTAAGGAACGGTAGCAGAAAAGTATAGCAAATGTCATATGAAACATATTTTTCTTTTTTTAAAAAGTAAGACAAACCAGTCACAAACTATAGGAAAGGGAGTGCAAAGTGAATGGCTGGAAAGCAAAACTTATCTGCTCCAGTCAATTCACGACGAAGAGCACCAGCGGTAGATCCAGAGGCTCGTGAGAACCAGATGATTGCTTTGGCGATCGATGCAGCTGAACGAGATCTACTTAGCGCCAATCCTTCAAAGCAGATAGTAGTCCATTACTTGAAGCTAGCAACTGTTAAAACTCAGTTAGAGAAAGAAAAACTAAAAAGAGAAAACAGATTACTCGAGGCAAAAACTTCCTCTTTGGAATCTCAAGTACATACCGAAGAGTTGTATCAGCAAGCTATCGAAGCTATGGCTTCATATTCTGGAGGTTTCCGTCAGGAGGCAGAGCCTGGTAGCTAAAGGAGCGAAAGTTGAATGGGAGCATTACGATGTTACCGTGAACTTAAAAGATTGTCAACTTTTGAAGAGCGCTATGAGTATTTGAAAATTGGTGGGCTCGTCGGTGAATCGACATTTGGCTACGAAAGATTTTTGAATCAGATGTTATATACATCACCACGATGGAGAAGTGTACGCGATCAAGTTATTATCCGAGATAATGGCAACGATCTAGGCCTCAAAGGTTTTCAAATAAATGATCATATTATAGTGCATCATATGAATCCCATTACTGTGGAACAAGTTGAGGAATCTGCAGCTGAGATATTTGATCCAGAATTTCTCATTTGCTGTTCAACTTTAACACACAATGCTATTCATTATGGAGATCGTAGTCTTCTTCCAAAACTTCCTATTGAAAGAAGACCTAACGATACTTGCCCATGGAAGTGAATTGGTTTAAGTAGACCACACTTCCCGCGGAAGGAATCACCTTCCGCTTTTATGATGATCCGAGCATAGATTGCTCACATTAATTAAAGGAGGGATGGAATCATGCGTTGGCTTGCACATTATGGAATCCTTGGTCAACGGTGGGGTCAACGCAGATTCCAGAACTCCGATGGTACTTTAACAGAAGCTGGCAAAAAACGTTATAGTCAAAATTCACAAAAACAGAAAACTATATTTGTATCTGGTTCTTCTAAAACACAGGATACAAATTCAATATATTATAGAAAAGAATTACCAATAGAAATCAGAAATGAGCTGATCAAAAGCATTGCTTCGGGAGACAAAATTGTTGTAGGCGATGCACCCGGAATTGATCGCCAAGTCCAGGATTTTTTAAAATCTCAGGAATACAATAATGTTGAGATATATGGACCTGGAAAAGAAGTTCGCTATGTAGCGAATAAAGATTGGAAAACAAACCCGATTGACGATCCCGAGCATGAACCATATTCAAAAGAGTGGCTGGCTAAGAAAGACGAATTTATGACAGCCATTTCTGATAAAGGCCTTGCTGTGATTTTAGATGAAGGCTCCTCGGCTACTAGAAAGAACGTGGATCGACTTCTTTCTCAAAATAAAGATGTCCAAGTATTTATGCTTGATAAAGATCATCATGATCGATGGACTGATCCAGATATGGCAACATCTCCTGCAGAATTAGTTCGGTCAATGCATAAAAGGATTAAGTATAAAGATTTTGATAAGCTAATGAGCCCACAGGAAGTCGCCTCTAGTAATAGCGGATCTTGCCATGATCAAGTAATGTATGAAATACAGAAGCTTAAAAATTTAGGCCTATCACCAAAAGCTCTATTTGTAATGGAATCCGCTGGTCAACAGGGAGGCATGACTCATAGTTTAGTTTATTTTTTTTAAAGGCAATAAGGTATACTGGGTTGAAAATGCTTGGCAGAATAAAGCAGGCGTTCGCGAATACAATAGCCTTGATGACATTAAAAAAGAAATTAAACAGGCCCATGCTTCTGGTGAGTTTGGTAATAGCACACAATATTCTGATTTATTATTCGGCGATTTTAATGCTGAAGCTCAAAGAGTTGGAGAAGATCTTCAAGAATTAGTTGATAAGATTAAATGGCATTGAGAGGTAAAAGTTATGCTTGCTCTTGCTAAAGTCGAAGAATGCCCTTTTTATGGCATGTGCGAAGAATGTCATCCTGAATCTGCAATGCAGAAAAAACGGGAAACTTGTAATGATGAAAACTGCCATGATTGCTTAACTTATTGGGCTTTTCATGACGGTTATTATGCTTTAGACGAGGAGTGAGTACTTTGGAATATTTAAAGCAGGATAGCATTTTAACTACAATTAAGAAAATGCTTGGACTTAATTATGACTACACAGCTTTTGATGCAGATATTGTTGTGTTTATTAATTCCGCTTTGATGGAATTAAATCAGTTAGGTGTTGGACCTAAAAAAGGTTTTAGAGTTAGAGATTATTCTCAAACGTGGGGAGAATTATTAGTCAACGATGTAAACCTAGAATCTGCTAAAGATTTTATCTATCTTAATGTAAAACTGAAATTTGATCCTCCCGCGCCATCTGTTATTTCTGCATATGAGCGAGATATTGCTGAACTGAAATGGCGTCTAAATGTTCAGGCTGAATCTGTAGAGACTTTTGACTTTGTTAGCAATGGTGAATCTAGAATTCTTAGAACAAAAGAGGGACTTGACTAATGAGCAATCAGAATTCAAGCTTACAGCATTATGGCATCAAAGGTCAGCATTGGGGTGTTCGGAGATTTCAAAATGAAGATGGTACTTTGACTGCAGAAGGTAAAAATCGATATCGTCGTCATTTGGATTCTGCAGATATTTTAGATAAAGAAGATCAAATTAAAAAGCCTCAAGAATTAAAGTATCATGTTGAAAACAAACAAGAGATTCTTGAAAAATTTAAGCAAAACCCTAACTCTTCTGATGCAGAATTTGAGCAATGGTATAATACTCGTAAGAAGTATCTTGAAGATACTATTAAGAATACTCCTCGAGACATGGCCTTTAACCAAAAAATGCGTCAGTTTTTGGATACTAACGCTTCTATAACTGTAGATTCTTTGCGAAAACAGATTCAAAAAACAGCCAAAGAAACGGGTTTAGATGCTGACTGGGTTGCAAAATATTATGACGAAAATCTGGATGAAATTTTAGGAATTAAGTAAAAGGAGTAAGTCAAAATGCTTTCAAACACGGCAACACCGTATTATTATGGGTTGTTCCGTGATAAGGTCCTTCGAGGAGAGATTCCGGTCTGTAAAGAGATCGAGATGGAGATGTGGCGCATCGATGATCTTATCCGGAATCCAAGTATCTACTATGATCCAGAGGGAATTGAAGGCTTTATACGCTTTTGCGAAAACGAATTAACATTAACTGATGGCTCAGATCTATATTTATTAGATACTTTCAAACTTTGGGCCGAACAGATTTTTGGTTGGTATTATTTTATAGATCGTAGTGTGCCCGTTCCTAATGAAGTAGGAAGTGGGGTGCATTACGAAACTCGTCGAATTAAAAAGCGATTAGTTAATAAGCAATATTTAATAATACCCCGTGGCGCAGCTAAGTCCATGTATGGAAGTTCCATTCAGGCTTATTACTTAATGGTGGATACATCTACAACCCATCAGATTACGACTGCTCCTACAATGAAACAGGCTGAAGAGTTAATGAGTCCCATTCGTACTGCAATTTCTAGAGCTCGCGGCCCATTAATGAAATTTATGACTGAAGGTTCACTTCAAAATACCACTGGTAGTAAAGCTAATCGGCAAAAACTTGCAGCAACAAAGAAGGGTATTGAGAATTTCTTAACTAATTCTTTACTGGAAGTTCGGCCGATGAGTATCGACAAACTTGAAGGCCTTCGTTGTAAGATTGCAACTGTAGACGAATGGTTATCTGGTGTTATCCGTGAAGATGTTATCGGATCTATTGAGCAGGGCGCTAGTAAGAATGATGATTACTTAATCGTAGCTACTAGTTCTGAAGGCACTGTAAGAAATGGTCCTGGTGACACCATTAAAATGGAGCTTGAAAGTATTCTTAGAGGAGATTACTATAATCCTCATGTCAGCATTTGGTATTATAAACTTGATGACATCAAGGAAGTATCCAATCCTGATATGTGGATAAAAGCAAATCCTAATATTGGCAAAACTGTAACCTATGAAACATATCAGCTCGATGTAGAAAGAGCAGAGAAGGCCCCTGCCAATCGAAATGATATTCTGGCTAAGAGGTTTAATATCCCTTGCGAAGGTTTTACATTTTTCTTTACATGGGAAGAGACCTTACCGCACAAGAAACGTGATTTCTGGCAGATGCCTTGTGCTCTTGGGGCTGACCTTTCTCAAGGTGATGACTTTACAGCATTTACATTCTTAATTCCACTCGGTAATGGATCCTTTGGAATAAAAACACGATGTTACATTACTTCTTTGACACTTAATCGACTACCAGCTGCTATGCGAATGAAATACGATAGTTTCATTAATGAGGGCAGTCTTATAATTATGGAAGGTACCGTTCTAGATATGATGGACGTTTATGACGATCTAGATCAGTATATTATTTCATGTCAATACGATGTCCGATGCTTTGGCTTCGACCCATATAATGCAAAGGGCTTTGTAGAAAGATGGATCCGAGAAAATGGAGAATTTGGTGTTGAAAAAGTAATTCAAGGGTCTAAAACAGAAAGTGTTCCCCTTGGCGAAATTAAGAAATTAAGCGAACAGCGTATGCTTATTTTTGATCAAGATCTTATGACTTTTGCGATGGAAAATACTGTGGCTATTGAAGACACAAATGGCAATCGTAAATTAAGTAAAAAGAGATATGATCAAAAGATCGATGCAGTTGCTGCTATGGTTGACGCCTATGTAGCTTATAAATTAAATACTGATATGTTTGAATGAGGTATATTTATGCTTTATGAATCTGATCAGGATAATCGTTTTTTGATGCATCATGGCGTCCCTGGTCAGAAATGGGGCGTTATAACTAAAGAGTATCAAAAAGTCGGATATGACCATCGTTATGACCATACGCAGTTTAAAAATGGGCAAGCTCAGGCCGTTTTGAATATGAAACGTCGCCGTCAAGCTCAACGATATCAAGAAGAACAATATCGTCGTCGTGCTGCTGCTTTTGGCCGTAGGGTCGGAGATAACTTTTTCTGGCAAGCTCGTCATAATGAAGAAGTCCGAAGGCGCGAGGCCCAAAAACAGAAAGAGCCCAAAAAACCGGATATTATTGATAAAACGATAGAAAAAGCAGCCGATTATTTTGGTGTCAAGGAATATTCACAATTGGCCTCCAATTTTTTAAAGGATCAAGCTAAAAATCTAGCTATAGATCAGGTAAAAGGATTAGCTAATAAGGGAGTTACTTATATTAAAGGAACTAAAGTATTAGGTACTATTTTATCTTTACCTGCTAAAATCTTGGGAAAACCAATTGCCAAAGCCGCAAATGTTGCCGCAAATGCTATGGACCCTGCAAATGTCGTCAAAAATGGGGCTAAATTTGTTGGTAAAACTGCAAAAGCTGTAGCATGGGATGCACCTAAAATGCTTCATAAAGGAATAAAATGGCTCGAAAAGGGTGGCTATAAAAAGCTTAAAAATATTGCACAAACTATTTCTAATGGCACTAAATTTGTGGCCAAATATGCAGGAATGGCCTCTAATTTCTTATCCAAAGCCACTGCTACAGGATCTAGGTTAGCAAGTTTAGGCATTGGGCAAGGTAGTAAAGTGGCCCAAGTTGGCGCTCAATATCTACAGAAAGGTGCAACTGCGTTAGTAAACCTTCTTAAAAAAGTCCGGTAAAAAGGAAGTGAGTATTTTGCATTATGAAACAGATTCTTTAACCCATTATGGAATTAAGGGCCAGGCATGGGGCGTACGTCGATTTCAAAATGAAGATGGTAGTCTTACAGAAGCCGGCAAACAGAGATACGGATATTATGACAGACCTGATGGAACCAAAGATTATAATCGCTTGAAAAAAGATGCCTCCGATGATGCCAAAGAGTATGCAAGAGCAAAAGCTTATTATGGCGAAGGTGCAGGAAATCGAAGAAAGCAGATTCGCAATAAAATTTCTGAGCGTATGAAAGATCCAGATTATAAAGCTGAATTTGATCGTCAGATGAAACAGCAGAACATGGAAGAGCATCAAAAGGCAGCAAATCGAGAACGAAAATGGGAAGATACGAAAGAAACTGCAGCTAAAACAGCTCGAGGAATCAAGAATATTCTTCTTGGTGTTGGTTCTGTTTCTCTTACTGCCTTATCTCTTTTTACAGCTGGTAAAGCTTTAGGCATTAATGATAAGATTGCTAGCTGGGGAAAATCATTATTATCCAAAATAGGTATATTTAAAACCACGGATAGTTATTCAAGTGATAATAATTTAAAATTCGATAGAAACGGTCGCCCATATTATTAAAAATAAGGAGGTAGCTAATATGGCTCGTTCACTGCAGGAATGTATTGAAATTTGTAAGAGCGAATATCCGGACTTCACTCCTTATAAATATGCGGAGGCCGGGACAGTTTATATCTTTCAATTAATCCTAAAAAATGAAGATCCTGAGCATTCAATTTCAGAATACCATGCTGTAGATTCTTCTAATGGTCGTATAAGCGGTGGCTACTCTTCTATGGAAATGGCCAGTAAAGAGTGGTTCCGAAAACTTTGGAATAAGGCTAAAAATGTTGATGAAGCAATTAGCCACCAGTCCCTTTTTAAGAAAGCCCCCGTAGGCTCCGACGGAAAGACATGGGCTATAAGAAGGAGCACTAATGATACGGAATTAGCTCATCATGGTATCAAAGGCCAGTCATGGGGAGTACGAAATGGTCCTCCTTATCCATTAGATGCAGATGTCCATAAACGGGTTGTTACTGGCGAAAATCAGGTTAAAGAAAAAGGACTAATTCCTGAAATTATTGGTGGTGCCTTATTACTATTCGAGGCAGATGCGGCAATTGACGGACCGATTGCCAAGACTATTCGTCGAATTAAACAAAATAAAAGTACAGCTGAAAGTAAAGAGCTTAATGATGTCTTGATCGGTGATATTGCGGAACATGTTGATTTCTCGAATGATAATCCCCCACCGATTATTAAAGGAAAGCACTCAGTTGAAGATGACATGCTTGCCATAAACCCTAATTATAGGGGAGAGGCAGTTCCTGGAACAACTAATAATTGCGCATTATGCTCTTTTACTTATGACATGCGTCGTCGTGGATACGATGTTACAGCTAAACCGAGCATTCGAGGAAACTATGATTCTGTTCTAATGGCAGACTTATATAAGGGCGGTCATGTTGATAAGATCTCTAAAAATGATTGGACCTTTGTCTATGCTGAAGCTGCTAAAAAGTACCCCGATGGGGCTCGAGGTGTTATTGGAGCGTATTCTCAATTCGGCGGGCATGCCATGGCTTGGGAAATTCAAAATAATCAATTAGTTATCATCGATGCCCAACGCAATGTAAAATCTTCGCCTGAGGAACTGTCTACTTTCGGTTTCCAACCGAATAATGTAGAATTCATTCGTACAGATAATTTGGAATTGCGTACAGAAAATGTAGGTAAAGTTTGTAGCCAGTTAAAACCAAATTGGAAAGATACGGTTCGAGATAAGAATAAGAGCCGGTCTATGTACGAAGCTGATACAACGGCGAATAATAAGCGCATGACAAAGGCTGAGAAAAGAGCTGCATTAGCTAGAGTCTGGAAACAGGATCATGAAGGGCACACTTATGACAGTGATGCCTCTCGTAAAGCTATGGAAAATTGGATTGACAGTAATATGTGGTCACTTTTCGGTCATGAAGGTATGGTGCTAATTCATAAAGTTGGTGAAAGTAATAGCTTAACCCATTATGGTATTAAAGGTCAGCAATGGGGTGTTCGACGTTTTCAAAATGAGGATGGAACATTAACCCCAGAAGGTAAAGAGCGATACACTAATGCCAATGATCAAGAGAAGAAAGAGCATCAAACCGGAACTAATCGAAATGGCGACCCTGTTAAAATTGAAAAATCCGGTAGTTCAACATGGAAGTCTAATGAGGCTGAAGAATTAAGTGAAGCAGAACTTGATAGACGCAATCGTCGTCTACAAAAAGAAAAACAGTATAAAGATTTGACAACTCCTCAGTGGAAAAAAGATGTGTCTAATTTAGCTAAGGAAGCTGGAAAATTGCTGTTGTTTACTGCTGCTGTAACTCCCCTGGCTGTTGTTGCAAGTCGAAAATACAAATATGTATTTGCTAAAGCTCGCGATTGGCTTCATAAAATTGCAGGGCATCCGCTTGCGACGCCTACTAATCCCGAAACTTATTTTAATAGCGATAAGAAGAAGAAATAAGGAGGCATTTGAAAATGATTCGAGTTCCTCCATTTACATATATTCTAGGTCCGCCTAGATATATTGTATTTAGTAAGGGGGTTGATGCTTTTGGCTGATTCTTTTCTCTTAGCAGAAATGGACCAAAATGGCATGGGGATCGGTCAACGCTTAAAACACGCCTGGAATGCATTTACCGGAAAAAATCGAGAGCCACAACAGTGGCGAGAGAATTATGGACCCTCGCTTTTCAGTAATCCAGATCGTCCTAAATTACGATTTGGTGGCGATCGTACTACTTTAGCCGGTGTTTTTACTAAAATTGCAACTGATGTCGCTAGTGTAAAAATTCAGCATTCACGGATTGATAATGAGGATCGATATGTTGAGCCTATTAAGTCTGGTTTAAATTATTGCCTTAATACTGAGGCAAATATTGATCAGGCTGCTAGTGCTTTTAAAAGAGATCTTGTTATGAGTCTTTTAGATGAAGGCGTTGTTGGGGTCGTTCCGGTAGACACAACGGTAGATCCCGAAGATACTATGAGCTATGACATAAAAACTATGCGGGTTTCAAAAATAACAGAATGGTTTCCCCAGCATGTTAGACTCGATGTCTACAATGACCGAATTGGTAGAAAACAGGAAATTATTCTTCCTAAGCAACAAGTTGCTATCATTGTAAACCCCCTTTATGCTGTGATGAATGAGCCGAATTCTACATTGAAACGGCTTATTTATAAAATGAGTCTACTGGATTCTGCCGATGAACAGAATCTAAGTAGCAAACTCGATCTGATCATTCAGTTGCCGTACCCGATCAAGACCGAGCTTAGACGAATGGAAGCTGAAAAACGAAGAAAAGATATTGAAACACAGCTTACCACCAATAAGTACGGCATTGCATATACGGATGGTACCGAAAAAATAACTCAACTTAATCGCCCAGTCGAGAACAACCTTCATGAACAGATTGAGTCACTAACGAGTATGCTATACAGCCAGTTAGGAATGCCTCGGGAAGTCTTTGAAGGGACAGCCGATGAGCGAACTATGTTGAACTATTTTAGTCGCACCATTGATCCAATCGTATCTGCCATCACTGAAGAATTTAATCGTAAGTTTCTTTCAAAAACGGCACGGTCTCAACATCAAAAAATGTTGTATTTCATCGACACATTTAAATTAGCAACATTAGATTCTATTGCTGCTAATGGTAGTAGTTTGGCTGCCGCTGAAATTGTAACCAAGAATGAAGTTCGTGAGAAACTAGGGTTAAGGCCTGTCAATGATGAGCGTGCAGACCAGTTGATGAATCCGAATATTAATCCTCAAGATCCATCACAGATGCCACCTAATCCGTCAGATGATGCTCCGGCTGATTGGGAAGCAGAATACGAAACTACAGGTGCTGATAATACCACCATCGCGGATATGAAGGTAGCGGATATTCTGAATGCTTAAGAAAGGATACGAAGGTTATGAAAAAAGAAAAATTTGACTTCGGCGGATGGGCAACCAAAAATGATCTTCTGTGCGCCGATGGCCGAACGATTCGACGGGATGCCTTTAAAGACGACGATGGTCGGACTGTTCCGTTAGTTTGGCAGCATAACCATGATGACCCGACTAGGGTTATTGGACATGCTGTCTTAGAAAACCGAAATGAAGGCGTCTATGCTTATTGCTCATTTAATAATTCTGAACTGGGACAGCATGTTAAAGAACTTGTCTCTCATGGAGACGTAAGAAGTCTTAGCATTTATGCTAATAAGCTGAAACAGCGTGGCGGAGATGTAATCCATGGAATTATTCGTGAAGTAAGCGTTGTCTTGGCTGGCGCAAATCCGGGTGCAGTCATTGAGTTCCCGATCCTGGCTCATGGTGAGGAGAGCGAAGAAGAGGCTGTAATTTGGACTGGCGACGAAGAACTTTCTATGGGTATTGAGGAAACTGATGAAGATCTTTCCCATGCCGAAAAAGAAGAGCCTAAAGAAAAAGCCGAAGAAAAGGCCGAAGAGAAGAAGGAAGAGAAGAAAGAGGAACCTGCAAAGAAAGATGAAACCGTTCAGGATGTCTTAGACACTCTGACTGAAAAACAAATGCAAGTTCTTCAGTATCTGATTGGACGTGCTATTAGCGGTGAGGCTGAGCATGATGCCATGGATGATGACGAAGAAAGCATCGAGCATGCCGATGAGAAGGGTGAAACCGTTCAGGATGTGCTTGATACTTTAAATGAAACCCAGACGCAGGTTGTTCAGTATTTAGTCGGAAGAGCTTTAGAAGAAGCTGAAAAAGAACCGGCCTCGAAAAAAGAAGAGGAGAAACCGGTATCACATTCTATTAATGATGAAGGAGAGAATAAAACTATGGATCGTAATGTGTTTGATGTAGATGCGATGAAAGAACAGCAGGAAGAGAATGTTCTGACTCATGCTCAGATGGATACCATTATTAAAGATGCTAAGCGCCTTGGTACTATGAAGGCTTCAGTTCTGGAGCATAGTGCTGAATATGGCATCGATCAGATTGATTATCTGATGCCCGAGTATAAGGAAGTTAATGGCAATGGTGCGCCCAAGTTTATTAAGCGCGACACTAAGTGGGTTGCCAAAGTTATGGCTGGCGTTCATCATATTCCGTTCAGTAAGTTCAAGACCACGTTCGCGGATATTACTGAGGATGAAGCTCGTGCGAAGGGTTATATTACTGGCCATCGGAAGAAGGAAGAGGTATTTGGCCTGCTCCGTCGTACCACTGATGCTACGACCGTTTACAAGAAGCAGAAGATGGATCGTGATAATGTTGTCGAGATCACCAGCTTCGATGTTATCGCGTGGCTGAAGACCGAGATGCGGATGATGCTGGATGAGGAACTGGCTCGCGCCTTCCTGATCGGCGATGGCCGTGATCCGTCTTCCGAGGATAAGATTAATGAGCAGAATATTCGTCCGGTTCTCCGCGATGATGATCTGTTTGTTATTCATCAGCCCCTGGTTGTTGCTCAGGGACAGGAGCGCGCGGATGCCATTATTGATGCCGTTACGTACGGCTGGGAGAACTATCAGGGTAGCGGTAACTGCATTGCGTTTATGACTCGTCGTGCGCATAGCCAGTTTAAGCTCCTGAAGGATGGTATTGGCCATCGTATGTACAAGACTGATAGCGAAATCGCTAGCGCTCTTGGTGTTAAGGAAATCGCGTTTGTGCCTCAGATGGGTGACGCTTCTACGGTTCGTACCGCTAATGGCCATACCTATAAGCCCTGCGTGATCATTCTTGACCTGGAAGACTATACCGTTGGTGCTGATAAGGGTGGTAGCATCAATATGTTCGATGACTTTGACATTGACTACAACCAGATGAAGTATCTGATTGAGACTCGGTGCTCTGGTGCTCTGGTCACTCCTTATAGCGCGATCGTTGTCGAGGAAGAAGTAAACCCTTGACGGCTCTCACAGTTGATCCCGAAGACGGTGAGAGTACAATTCTCGGGAAGACCGTAAGCGATCTTCAGGATGACATTACCATTACTGAAACGCGTATCAGTGGTATTTTAAAGTATGTTGATGACTTTGAAGATTATAGCGAAAACTCTGAACTTCAGAATGGTCACTATTTAGCTTTGAAATTCACAACCGATGAAAATTCCCTGACTAGCGTGCAGGTTATCGGCGGAGCGACAACTGAAGATCCTGTGGTTGTTGGCGATGATATGAATGCGGTTGTTCGCATTACCGATCCGATGCGCCAGAGACTGAAGGTCACATCTGAACTTGATGGGTGCGAACCGAATGAAAAGATTTATAGATTGACTGGACTTGTATTAGCAGAGCCTGAGGAGTAATAATCATGGCTAAATTTTATGGACCTATTGGATATGCTGAAAGCCGAGAAGGTACTGGAGAAAATGAAGGTATCTGGACCGATGTTATTGTGGAACATCCTTACTTTGGAGATGAAGTTCACAATACTCGGCGATTGGAAACCGGCGTAAGCACGAATGATAATTTGAAGGTAAATACTCAATTAAGCATCGTTGCGGATGCATATGCTTGGGAACATTTTTATGCCATGAAATATGTGGAATGGGAAGGGGTACGTTGGAAGATCTCTAATGTAGATGTCCAACGTCCCCGTCTTATTCTAACATTAGGAGATGTGTGGAATGGCCAGCAACCGAGTTGAGCTTCATCGATTACTCAAAGCTCAATTTATTGAAACCGAGCCGCATGTCTATTTTCAGCCTCCAGCTAATACTAAATTGTCCTATCCATGTATAATCTATAAATTATCCGATCTTCCAACAAAATGGGCTAATAATCTTCCTTATCATTGGGATGAATCTTATGAAATGACATATATTTCAAAAGATCCGAATGACCCAATGGTAACAAGACTAATTGGCCTTAGACAATTGCGATTTGTTCGCTATTATTCAGCGGATAATCTTCATCACTTTGTCTATATTATTTATGCTTAATAATATTGGAGGTAAATATTATGCCTAATGATGCTTTTACTTTAACATGGGACCAGACTGGCACCAGAAAATATGAAAATGGTGTCAGTCGGGGTGTTCTTTATAAGAAAAACGCCACCTCTGGTAAGTGGATTGGTGTGGCTTGGAATGGTCTAACTTCAGTTACAGAAAGCCCGGAAGGTGCCGACAAGACGGATCTGTGGGCTGACAATATTAAGTATGCTTCTATGCGTGCAGCCGAAACATTTGGTGGTACAATTGAAGCTTATACTTATCCTGAAGAGTTTGAAGGGTGCGATGGTAGTGTGGCTTTAGCGACTGGTGTATACGCTGGTCAGCAGCCTCGTGAAACTTTCCGTCTGTGCTATCGCACCGAACAGGGTAATGACGAAAACCAGAATCTTGGTTATAAACTCCATCTGGTTTACAATTGTACTTGCTCTCCTTCTGAAAAGAGTTACGAGACCATTAATGATAGTCCCGATGCTATTACTTTCAGCTGGGAGTTCGATGCTAACCCCATTAACGTAACCGGCCAGGCGAAAGGTACGGCTCTGATTACCATTGACTCTACCAAGGTTGCTGCTGGTAAGATGACAGTCATTGAGAATAAGCTGTACGGAACCGGAAATGCCGATCCCGAAATGCCTGATCCCGATGATCTGATTGCGCTTCTGGCGTAATCATTAAACGGGGGATACCGAAATCTAAACCTCGGTATCCCTCTTTTTATTATTTTAAAAGGAGCAAAGAACAATGGTTAAGAAGACATTGACTTTTACTAATTTTGATGGTAAAGAAGTTACAAAAGATTGTTATTTTAATCTGACCAAAATGGAATTTCAGGAATTAGACGACTCCATTCCTGGCGGACTGACCCAACTGATTGATAAGATGCTGAGTGAAAAAGACAAGGCTCTTACCGTTAGATTACTGAGTATTCTCCTGTTAGCTGCCTATGGTGAGAAAACAGAAGATGGCCGGTTCGTGAAAGAAGATGCTCATGGTCGTAGACTTAGTGCTTTCTTTAAAGTAAGTGAAGCCTGGGACGTGATGTTTATGAATTTGGTCAAGAATGAACGTGAGCTTAGCGAATTCTTAGTTGGAATCGTTCCGAAGGACATGGCGGACGATGCTCGGAAGGCTATGGAAAACCCTGAGGAATCCATTCAGGCGAGCTTAACGGCTATTAAGAATTCGGAAACATAATGCATGGAGATGAGAGAGCGTGCTAAAAATTGTTATCCCGGGATGGGAAAAGTTTGATGAAACAACAAGTCGAATCATTTCCGTTCCCGATAAAGAGTTGCGTTTGGAACACTCTCTCATCTCAATTTCAAAATGGGAGAGTAAATGGAAGAAACCGTTTTTAGCAAAAGAAAATATGACAATGGAAGAAACGGTTGACTATGTTCGATGCATGACCATTACTCAAAACGTGGATCCTGATGTTTATAATCATATGTCCGTAGACAATATTATGAAGGTTAAGGCATACATTAGTGATCCTATGACAGCAACTTGGTTTTCTAATCGTCAACAAAAAACAGCAGGAGGCTCTAGCGTAATTACATCCGAATTAATATATTGGCAGATGATTGCGCTAGAGATTCCTTTTGAATGCCAAACATGGCATTTAAATCGTCTTTTGACTCTTATTAGAATTTGTGCGGAAAAACAAAAGCCTGATAAGAAAATGAGCAAATCTGCTTTAATGAAGCGCAACCGGAGTTTAAATGCTGCTCGAAAAGCTAAACTTGGATCGCGAGGTTGATTAGAGATGCTCAAAATTAAACACAAAGGTAGTTTTAATAACACGGAAAAATTTTTTAATCACGTTCTGCATCGGGATTATCTCAATATTCTGGCCGAATATGGAAAAAAAGGCGTTGAAGCCCTTGCTTCGAATACTCCAGCACAAAGCGGTAAGACTGCCAATAGTTGGGACTTTGGTATAGATGCAGATAATGGTAAAGTTACACTTTATTGGACAAACAGCAATGAAAACGAAGGCGTTAATATTGCAATCTTACTAATCTATGGTCATGGAACCCAAAATGGTAGTTATGTCGAGGGCATTGACTTTGTGAGTCCAGTTATGAAACCAATTTTTGATCAAATAGCTCGAGAAACATGGGACCGAGTTATTACATAATACAACTGGAAGGAGGCGTCTCCGAGCATGCCAAGTGTGGATACAAGAATTGTCCAAATGCAATTTGACAATCGAGACTTTGAAAAAAATATTGCTGTAAGTCAAGAGAGTTTGGAAAAATTCAAAGATGAGCTCGATTTCGAAGAGCAGGAGGATAATCTAAGAGACTTCGGTGATGCCGTTAAGAGTTTTAGTTTTGACTCAATGGCCGAAAACCTTCAGAAATTGGCTGACAAATTTACGGGTCTTGGTACCATTAGTGAATTAGTATTAAGCCAGATTAGACGTGGCATTGAAACAGCAGCTGCTAAGATCTCTTCGTTTGTTAGTTCAATGACCACTCAACAGGTTTCTGAAGGACAAAGTAAGTTTGATATGTTGAACAAGAGCGTTCAGACGATTAAAGCTGCGACAGGAAGATCTGAAGCTGACGTATATAACGTTATGGATCGTTTGAATAAATATACAGATCAAACAAGTTATAACTTTGCTGACATGGCTCAGAATATTGGTAAATTTACTTCCGTCGGCATTAAGCTCGAAGATGCTGAAATGGAAATGGAAGGTATTGCCAACTGGGCAGCTAGAAGTGGTGCCGGCATTAATGAAGCTAGTCGAGCTATGTACAATTTAAGTCAGGCCATGGGCGTTGGTAGTTTAAAACTCATGGACTGGAAATCAATTGAAAATGCGGGCATGGCAACTAAAGAGTTTAAAGAGCAACTTATTCAAGCAGGACTTGCTGCAAAAACTCTTGAAAAAGATACCAAAACAGGAATGATCAGGACTGCAAAAAGTCTTGGTAAACAAGAAGAAGTTACGTTCATGAATTTAAGCCAAACTCTTAATAAAGGATGGGCTAACAAATCTGTTTTGGAAAGCACTCTAAAAAAGTACTATTGGGAAGATTTATATTACGATGGTACTGAAGCTTTGATTCAACTGGATGAAGATCAGAAAAAGATATTTGACAATATGTTTATTGCTCAAGGTCATATTACCAATAAGGATTGGAAAACCTTAGAAGCGATGGGCATAATGACAAAAGAGGTTAAAGAAAAGCTTTTAGAGCTTGCTGTTACTCAAGGTTCAGTAACAAAAGAAGTTGATAAAGACGGAAAAACAATGTATTCCGTTTTAGATAAAAACAAAAATAAGATAAATTTTACAATCGATGAAATTGAAAAAAGCTTAACTGCTGGATGGTTTACGAAAGAATTAGGAGAGACAGCAACTTCTATTAATGAACTTGCTAAAGAATCTTTTGAAGCTGCTCAAAAATGTCTTACATTTGCTGATGTAATTCAGGCTTGGAAAGATCAAATCTCGACTGGTTTTATGGCTAGCTTTAAGCATATATTTGGTGAGCTGAGTGAAAGCATGGAGTTATTCTCTGCCATCTGTAACAAGGTGGGTGATGCTTTTAGTAAAGTTATCGAAACTATTAACGGTAGTGATACTTCATTAGGCATTCTTGGTCAATGGGCACAGCTCGGTGGGCGAGAATCCCTTTGGGGTTTATTCGTTGGCGAATATGATGGCCTTTATGAAGGAGCCGTTGGAATTTTAGATATCTTCACAAAAATTGGTGATATGATCAGTGAAGGTTTCTGGCATATGGTTCGTTTAATCAATCCTGCAAGTTTGTTAGATGAGGCATTTAATGAAAAGTGGGATATGAATGAAGACTATCGTCAGCAGTTTCTTGCAGAGAAGCTTAATGGCATTACCGAGGGAATTCAAGAGTTTCTTCAGCAGATTAAAGATTTTCTGAATGCAGTACCCACTGGTTCTACAAAATCTAGATTTCAAATGATTCAGGATGTTGTCAATGCCGTTTATGCAACATTTGTACTGGCATATAGCATTGCCAAAAAAGTAATTGGTTTTGTTGGCGGTATTTTTAAGAAACTCGAACCTAGTGCCACGTCTATTCTTGCTTTATTGAGCAGATTAGGCCTAGGCATTTCCGATACTGCACATGAAGCTGCAACTGGCACTGGATTGACTGATTTCTTCGGAAATTTACTTAATGCTTTAACTCCATTAACTGATGCTATTAACAGTATCATTGGCTTGATTACAAACTTAATTACTAAAGTCATTGATCGTGGAACTCAAAATGGAACCTTTAATAAGATTCTGGACTTCCTTGGAAAGCTCTTAACCATTCTTGTTGATGTCATTTCTCGTGTTGCCGGTCCATTTATTGATTTTATTGGTGACATAATTGATGCTGTTAGTGCTCTTTTTGAGGAAGGCATCAATGAAAAGAGTATGACTAAATTCGGAAAAAGCATTTCTGATGCAATTGAGAAGCTACTTAATGGTGTACTTGATGGCATTTTTGGAAGTGACGCGGCTAAGAAAATTAATGAATTCTTTGGCTACGTATTTGGTTTTGATGATGGTGAAGTTGTAGAAGGTGAAGCACAAACTGCTGTTGGCGCTATTAAAATGTGGTTTAAAAAGATATTTGGCGTCTTTGGCGGTTTGCTGGATGGCTTTAAAAATGAAGAAGGGGAATTCACTTTATTTTCATTATTAAAGAATAATCTAGGTTTAGGAGCTGCAGGTAACTTTATTAAAAGCATGACTGAAATCTTTAGTAGCAGTAACATTTTTAAACTTACTAAAGCTTTTGGTGGACTTTTAACATTGTTTAAAGGATTCCAGATGCTTTCTAAAGGAAAAACTATGTTTAAAACCATCGGTGGATTCTTTGAAGGATTAGGGGACAGCCTTAAAAAAGGTATATCTCTAGATGTGTCTGATAAGACTGAAACTGCTGGTGAAAAATTCTTAAAGATTGCGGCTGGTATTGCATTGATTGCAGCAGCAGTTGCCGTTTTAGGCAGCATGAAAATTAGCTCGTTGATTAAAGGCGTGGCTACTGTTGGACTGATCATGCTCTTTATGGGGCTCTTTGTGAAATTTATGAAGAGCACAATTGAAGGTATGGGTCTTGCCGAGATCATTAGTATGACTGCCTCAATTGGTCTTATGGGCATAGCACTTACGGGCATTATTATAGGTATTACTTTATTAGTGCTTGCCTTAAAGCCATTAGCTAATATGCGTATGGATCAAATTGCAACGATGCTTACCGGTTTAGGTGGAATTGTTCTGATCCTTGGCCTATTTGCTAAATATGTATCCGGTGATTTTAAGAAAGTAAAATCCAAGGATATGTTTGCTATGGCACTATTAGCCCTTGGAATTGGCGTATTAGTTAGAAGTTTAAAACCCTTAACTAAAATTTCCTGGGAAGGAATGGCTAAGATGGGTGTAGGATTATTAGCAATCTTATTGATGCTTGCTGGATTTAGCCGTATCATGGGTAGCCTCAAAGGAACCGGTATGCTAAGTGCCATCCTATTAGCTATAAGCATAGGGTTGTTAATTTCTACATTGAAACCATTAGCTAATTTGTCTATGGATGGCATCTTAAAGATGCTTTCAGCATTAGGGGTAGTACTGCTTATGCTTGTAGGATTTTCTACTAGTGTTAAGTCTTTAAAAGGTACAGCCCTAGGTAAATTAATATTATTGGCTGGAAGTATTTGGATATTAGTTGAGGCATTAAAACCCTTGGCTGCCTTTAGCTGGGAAAATCTTGCTAAAATGGGTGCCGGCTTAGGAGCCATTTTGTTAATGCTTAGTGCATTTAATTCTGGCCTTGGTTCTTACAGATTCGGTGAGATGGCAGGTGTTATTGCCGTTGCTGTATCAATATGGGTATTAGTAAGAGCACTTACGCCATTAGCATCTGTTTCCTGGGAAGGCCTTGCAAGAATGGCAGTAGGCTTAATTGTACTCTTAGGCACAATTTATGTATTAATGGAACTTTCTAAGGGAATGAAAATTCGAGAGGGTGTTGCTGCATTTGCCGCATTAGTTCCTTTAGCGGTTGTGTTATTAGCCTTTGGTCTTAGTATGCAAATGATGCAGGGAGTCAAATGGGACACTATTGTAGTTTCCATGATTGCTTTATCTGCACTTCTTGTTGTATATTTTGCCATGGTCGATATGATTAACAGCAATGAAAAATCCCTTATGAAGGGCCTTCATGCACTAGTGGCTATGGTTGGTTTGGCCGCTGTAGTTTTAGTGTTCTCTATGGCATTAAATGAAATTAAGACATTAAAAGTTGATAAGATATTAGCATTTTCTTTAGGCTTGGCTGCATTATTAATAGCTATGGCTGAAGCATTGAAGATTACATCTAAATTGTCTTTATCCGGAGCTATTAAAGGTATCCTTATTTTAGGTGCGGCTGTAGCTGCTATTATGGCGGTCTTATCGCTAGTTATGCCTTTGGTAATTGGTGCCATTGGAAGTAGTTTAGAGAAATTGAGTGCCAAGTTAATTCTGATTTCCAGCATGCTTACATCTTTTATAAGCAATATGTCTGGAATGAGCGAAGAGCAAATCGATTCTGCTAAACGTAAATTTGAATCATTATATAATTTAATTGCCGGTTTACAAGATGTAAGTTCTTATATGCAGCCTTTAGCTAATTTTACGACAATGGTTCGTAAACTTGGAGCAGCGCTGCGTCTATATGCAAATCTGACAGGCAATGTTAAAGGTCCAGATAATGATCCGGCAATTCGCTTGATCGATAAAATTTGTAGTCTAAAAGATCAAATTAATGGCTTTGCTTTAGGAACATTCTCGGATAATATGGCATCCTTAGGTGGAGCTATTTCTAGCTTTGTAAATCCTGAAGGGAAAGCATCTATTCAAGAGGAAGAGCCCATTGCATTAAAGTTACTGAAAAATATTCTTGCATGCAAGAATGATATTCAGGCTTTTAGTGAATTAGATCTTGATGGATTTATTGAAGTTCTTCAAGGCTTAGGTGGCGCTTTATCCTTATATGCTCTTGGTGCTAAGGAAGTCACCGGACTAACCGATGAAGAGTTATCTGCAGATGGAGTAAGCGGTGCGGTTCGAATTATGACGGCTATTAGTGATTCTCTTAATGAGAATGGTAGCTTTAAAATTCCGGATTTACCGAGTGAGGCTGATCTTAAAGATTTTCCGTCTCAGTTAGCAGCATTAGCGAATGCTGTTGTATCATATGCTAACGCATGCAAAAAATTTAATGATGGAAAAGCAGCTGCTGGACTTAAAGCATTGGATTTCTTAGCCGAATTAAATAAGCGTTTAACTGCTGATACCGTTGCAGTTGTAGATGTAGTTACTAAAGAAGTTAAAGTCGGAGTAATGTCTAGATTTGCTACAAATATTAGATTACTCGGTGGTGCTTTATATAGCTTTTATGAAAGTACCAAAGATTTTGGAGATGTCTCTAATGCTACTAACGCACTTAAGTTCTTTAAGCAGTTAAACACTGATTTGACAAAAGAATCTATTAAGGCAACTCTGATATTTGAAGGTACTAATGTAACGCCTGAAACCTTAGGAACATTCTCGGAAGATATTATTGCATTAGGAGCAGCACTCCAGGATTTTGCTAATAATACAAAGTTTGATTCAGATACATCCACCACATTTAATAATGCATTGCAGGCATTGAGAGATTTAATCAAAATGCGCAATGAGATGCCAGATGTAGGTGGTATTGTTCAATGGTTTACAGGTCATAAAGAGGACTTCGGTGAATTAGCAGATGACATTACCGTTATGGGCGCAGGATTAATGAATCTTAGTAATGCCTTAAATGGTGAAATTGAAGGACAAACTGCTAAATTTAATGCTGATGTTGTAAATAGTGCATTAAGTTCTGTTGCATCCTTCACTGAAATTATGTCTGCATTAAGCTATATTCCCGAGGATAAATTAAGAAATGGATTTAGTTATGTTTCGGTTTTAGCTGATTTATTAAATCATCTACAAGATGATATTGTAATTGAATATGATGCATCAACTGGATCTCGTGAAGTATCCTCAGTGTTGGACGGAGTTGCTTTCCTAATGCATCAAATTTGTGAAACCATTGCATATTGGAACGAAAACGGCGAAGAAATTAATATGGATTCTATTGATATGTTCGCCAGGTTTGCTGAAGGGCTTAATGCATTTGTTAATTCGCGCGATCAAAATTATGATTTTTATGGCGTTGGTAGAAACATGGTATTAGGCATTAAAGCAGGAATTTTAAATAAGGATTCGGATGATGATTTAGTTGAAGCAGCCAAACATATGATCAAAAAACTTCATGATGCGGCAATGGCTGAATCTCGATCGGCCTCTCCTTCTAAATTATTTAGAGACACTGTTGGTACATACATTGCATTAGGAGTAGCTGCGGGTATTGAACGTAACACTGATAAGCCTGCGGATGCTGCCGAAGGGCTAATTACAGACACTCTCTTCGGTGCAGAAGGTGCGTTAACATTATTATCTAAATTGATTAATGGAGAGGAATTTACACAACCGACGATTACTCCAATCTTAGACTTAACTAATGTTGAAAGTGGTGTTGCTCGTTTAAATGGATGGTTTGGATCTTCGGGCCTTAGTCTTACGAGTGGGAGCCTTACCATCGATCCGAGTAGAGCAACAATTATGGCGGATACTGCTATGCCCAAAGATTACACAGAAAGCATGCATGATATTCGCCAGGAAATTACAAATTTGAGAGAAGATGTCTCCATGCTTAATGCATCAATAAAGAACATAAAACTTGTTATGAATACAGGTGCGGTTGTTGGTGCCATTGGTCCTGAAATGGATCGATATTTAGGCCAGCGTGGATTTTATTCTTCTCGTACGGATATTTAACAAACGGGGAGGGCTTTCGGTAATCGGGAGCCCTCTCTATTACTTTTATGGGAAGGAGGCATAAAGATGTCGCAAAGTTCGGATTTTCATTCTATTATATTTACCAAAAATAGCGTCACTAAAAATACCTGGAACGATTTTCATTTAATACCTTCTTCTCGTCCAGATGTTGCAATTCCTGCTAGGACATTTAAGTATGTTGATATTCCAGGTCGTGTTGGATCTTTAGATCTTACAGATTATTTGACAGGAGCACCTTCTTATTCAGATCGAAGTGGAACTTTTGAATTTGTAGTTATTAAAGAATATGACGGTCAAATTATAGATAATCGCAGTTGGATTGCTCGAAAAAATGAGCTCCTTAGCTTTTTTGACGGGAGTCAAATGCGTGTTCGTTTAGAAGATGATAATACTCATTATTATATTGGCCGTGTTACTATGGAAACTTGGACAACTGGAGAGGCATTTTCGACAGCGTCCTTAAATTATAGATTAAGTCCAGTGAAGTATAATCTTAACGAAACGGAGGCGGGTATATGATAAATATTTATGGGATTAATCTTGTTATCAATGATACAATTAATCCTAATAGAGTTTTGATTCAAGATGTTCCCGCCACTAATGGTATTCATATTGACAATATTAGCTGTAAAGTAGGTATTGACAGCGCAGGTAGTTTGAGTTTTAGTATTCAACCAGATGAGACCTATTATAACGCTTTTGCTCAAATGACTACATTTATTATTGTAGATTTGGGAGATAAAAATGTTTTTTATGGTCGTGTCTTAACTGTGACTAATGGTTTTTATGGAGAAAGAAAGATTACCTGTGAGGGAGCTATTTCTTTATTATTAGATACTTATTATCCTCCAAAAACAGAAAAAGAGAGAACTCCTATTTCTGTATATGATTATCTTGTTTCTGTAATTAATAATCATAACACACAAATTATTGACCAGCCTGAAAAATTCTTCTTCTTATCTGAAGTGCCGGGGCATTACTCTAATGCTATTCAAAATGAACAGCGTATGGCTAATGAAGAGTTTTCATTTGGAACTTCTAGTTGGTCGCAAACAAAAAGCATTTTGGATGACTTAAAGAGTCATTATGGAGGATGCTGGAGAACCAGATACGAGATTGATGCATTTTCTGACATTGGCCAGTATGGCAAAGGAAATATCGATCTTAATAATCGAATTCCTGTTCAAAATGAAGATGGGTCAATTAGTACTGAATATAGTTTTACAGTAAATATTAATAATGAAGAAGTACTGCTCCCAATGGTGGTAAATGGTCAGCTTGTAGATGAAAATACAGCAATTGATCATTATAATCAAACAGGAGAGTATCTTGGAAAATTTAATAATCCTGATGAAGCTGAATTTTATGCCATTCGGTTACATGAACGACAGGATTGGTATTATAATCATGTTGATTATTATCGAATTTATTTGGATTGGCTTGATCAGTATTTTAATGCTGATATTAATACTCAGAAAATCGAAATTGGAAAAAATTTGTTAAATATTGATGAATCTACGGAAGTAGATAATCTTTTTACAAAAATTATTCCTATTGGCAAAAGTAATAATAAAGATTTATATTTGACAGGTTATACTGTTCAGACAATAAATGGTGAATCTTGGACGATTTCTGGGAATTCAATTGATGTCCCAGATATTCTAAAAGTTTATTCTGAACAAGAGTTAAATGTAGGATATCATTTAGCAGACGATTATCGTTATGCTATTGAAGATTATGGTGTTATTTGGAAGATCATCAACTTTGATGACATGGACACTCAAGAGAAGCTATTTAATGCCGCTGTAAAATGGGTTCGTGATAACTATCATGGATCTATTGAAAAAGTTACAGTCCAGGCTATTGATATGCATCTACTTAGTCAATCCGTTCCTGAAATTTCAGTTGGCGATCGAGTATATTTAAAATTTCCATATGGCCGAGGCCCTGTGCCGCCAATTATAGAACGACTTTTTACATGCCTCGAGATAGATTATGATTTTTATAATCCGGAGAATACCACTTATAGTTTTGGTATTCCTTCTATGGCACTTACCAAGAATTACAGATCCTCCGGGGCATCTACTAGTAAAAAATCATCAAGTGGCGGGTATACGCCTCCTTCGGATGATCAAGAAGCAGGCAATGAATATGGCACCTGGTTTGATGAAGTTCGTTCTTGGCTAAAACGCCATAAAGTTTGGTATAAACATAATGTGCCTGCTAATAAACAAGGAGGTCCATCTTTAATTGACTCATCTGGTCAATCCCATCCTCCTTATTTTTGGGTCTTTGACTCTGAAATGGGTGATGACGGGCGCGGTAAAGTTTTGTTCTGGAGTCCTGTCATTACAGGCATCACAAATGGGGTCATTCAATGGGGGCATGATAATCAGGGTCGTCCTAGAGGCTCTTGGCTCAAGCGACAATATTCAGAAATTACCCCTAAATTGCTTGAGAATCATCATATTTTTGAATATGTGATTTATGAATACGGTTTTGATCTTAAAACCCAGACTAGTACAAAGATGCCGAGTATTATTCCTGATGAGGAAGGCGGTTTTTCTATTTTCTCTGGGATGGAAGATGCCGAGGGTCAGGCTGGATTAGTTAGTAAAATCATTGATTTTGTTAAAGATAAAACTGGTATTGGTGCCAGCGTTTTAAATATTTTTAACAGTGATGGATTAAATATTGCCAAAATCTTGACCGATGATGGAACTTTTTTGTTTGCAGAATTAGATGATGAAGGAAATGTAAAAATTGATCCGTCAACAGGCGAACCGATTTATATTAATGCTCGTGATATTCATCATAGTACGGTTGATTTGAAAGCCGATCTTGAAGAATTAGGAGTAACAGTCTCACTTCTGGATTCTGATGTTACATTAATCGGGCAAAAAGTAGGTGATGAAACGTATGGACTTATCAAGACCGTAGCCGAACAAGGTCAAAGCATTGCCTCGATCTCTAATGATGTTATTTTACTTGGTCAAAATCTAGATAGTTCTGTTGCAAGTTTAACCGCTGATTTAGCAGCGACTGACACTACCGTTTCTGCGCTAAGTTCTGATGTTACTTTAATCGGCCAAAAAGTTGGTGATAGTACATCCGGATTGATTAAAGATTTAGCTGATCTTGGATCAACGGTTACTAGCCTTTCTTCCGATGTTACTATTATTGGTCAAACAGTAGGCGACGAAACTGCAGGTTTGGTTAAGGATTTACGTGACCAAGGACAAACCATTACGGTTTTAAGTAGTGACGTGACTTTAGTAAAGAATGCTGTAATTCAAAAAGCTGAAATTTCAGAGTTAAATGCTTTAAAATCTAGAGTCAGTACATTGGAAGCAGATTATATTACTGCTGATTATTTAGTTGGTAAGCATACTATTGCTGCTGGCAACCTATCGGCTCAAAATTTCTATATCGATACAGGTACCGATAGTGAAATGGGGAGCTATAATCTTAAAAATGCAGTTGCATATGCCAATATTACTGAAAATAATGGTTTATATACGTTGCATTTATATAAAACCACAGGTGGTGAAATTACAAATCCATCTGGTTATAATTTAACTTTTAGGAAAGCCGGCGGACAACCTAATCTTACCTGGACATGGTCTTCCGGCACATATACTGTCCAGAATAATGGAGTAGATGCATTATATACGACTCTAAGATCTATTTCACCAGTTCAAAATAGCGTAGTATCTAAATCCAACAAATGGGTTAGTAGGCCATTTGAAGTGTATTATGGCTCGGATGACGAGCATGTATATTCTACTGGTTTTACATCAACCATTTCCATTAATGCCACTAGTGTTTATAATGATGGCTGGAATGAGTGTAGAACAGCTACTACTATTCCTACTGGGTCTATTGGTGACACACTAGCAGCATCGATTACTGTACAAAAGCCTAAAGTAGATGGATCATCAAGTAAAGATGATTATACATATACATTATCCAAAAATAGTTCTTTTAGGCCATCTGGGACAAGCTCATCAATTAGGGTAGTTGAATTAAAATATGGGTCCACTGTTGTTGCTCGTATTGATGCCAATAGTTTTTACACTGATGGCGTTACGGCAGGAGAAGCTAGTGGGTATACGTCTGGACAAAATAATGTGAGTATTGGTACTCCAAGCTGGGCTACTACTACCGAGAGTAATATTGCAGTTGACACAAATACTGCAACATTTAAAACTACAGCTCCGACTCCTAAATCTAGAGATTTGGTCATCGTTATGTCCAAAGATAGTAGTTTCTCTAGTCATAAACTTTATGCTTATGCTCACCAAATTAATACTAATGCTGGCAATAGGATTGCTAGGATTCAGATTGATGCAACTAGTGAGTATACTGATGGCCAGAGCAATGGTTGGAGCGGGTGCTACGGCACTGTAGGCTTAGATAATACAGCTGATTTAGCTTTAGGCTATGGTGGAAGCGTGACTGTTTATGCACAAGCTAAAGCGTCGAGTGGAGCTTCGTCTAAAACTAATGTGGCTCAGAGAAAGATCACTGCACCTAGTCGTCCAACCGTATCTGGATCTTGGTCAGGTGGTACCTATACGGTGACTGGTGGTTCTAATAATCTCACCACTAAGATATTTGCTTTAACCCCAACTGGATCTATTACAGTGTCGGATAAAGCAGTAAAGCGTACTTATAAAGTTCAATATGGTACAGATGAAACACATACATATGATACAGGGTTTTCAGCTACAGTATCAATTGATGCATCAACGGTATGGCAGAATGGTGTTGATAGTGTAACCGTTACATCTGTTACAACAAATAATGCCAGTTTAGGAGCAAATGATTTGCGGACTATTTGTTCCATTAAAGGTGTTGCTAGCAATGGAGCAACTAAGGCCGCTAATTTTACTTTAGCCAGAGGTACGTACACCAGTGGAAGTAATAGTGATACTCGATGTGTTGTACTTAAAGAAGGTAATACCGTAATTGGCAGAGTTAGCACACAAGCAGACTATGCTGATGGATGGCAAAATAATAATAGTGCTTGGATTGATTATGGAACAGGAAGTAATTTCCAAGGTTCTTTGAGTCCAAAGGCCTATATTAGAACTTTTAGTGCTGACATAAATACCGGTAATCCGAAGTATACGGGAGGATATTGGTATACTGGTAAAGGCTGGTTAGATTATGTGAGTGCACCATCAAGTCATCATGGAGATTTAACCGCTGGCAGTTATGTCGAAGTTGTAATGCTGAATCCTAGTAATGGGGTCTATGCTAGAACTGGAGAGATTTGGCATGTTCCTTCTGGAGGAGGATCTTCGCCATCATACAGTGTGACTATTGATAGCTGTGGAAAATTTTCCAGCAGTTCATCTCCAACTAATGTGCTAGCTGGATGGAATCCGAAACTAGTTAGTAGTTTGCCTGCTAAAGAAGATTATTATTATCGGTATATTAAGTTTAAAGTAGATGGCAAACAAAGGTCATTTTATTTCTCGAATTAATATATGCAGTTTTATAATTGAAAGGAGCAAAAACAAATGATTAATGGAACTGTTACTATTAAAGAAGCAATTGGGATTTCTATTGAAGAGCTTAGAAAAATCAATGTGCCCGCTGACTATTTAGATGCTATTGGTCCGCATCTTTCCGTTGCCTTGAAATATTTACGGCAGGTTTCTATGAAAATGGATGAATTAGAGGCTGTGGCACAGACTGCTCAAAATCCTTCAGCAACTAAAGCTAATGAAGAAGAGCCTGAAGTGGAAATAGTTGAAGTTGGAGAAATTGAGCCTGAAGCTATTTCTGAGTAATAATAAGGAGGATAATGGAGATGTCTGAAAAGACAATTAATAAGCTTATTTTGGATGATGGAACGGTTCTGGATAATTGCGAATGCGGATATTATAATAGAACATTGTGGTGTTATTTAAAAGGCTTCTCTTTTAATGAGGCATTTGCATTATTCTCCGATCCTAATTCCTTTAAAACACTAACATTTGAATTTGGCATTGATTCTTATAGGAAACAAATTATTTATAAGGGACTTACTTCTTTAATAGCCATTGAAAAACATGAGTTCACAATTGATGTTCGGCTTGAGGGTACGGATATCGTCATTGAAGAAAAAACAATTTCGCCTGAGGCGAATACAGAGGAGGAATAATTTTATGCAGGTCAATTGGAAAGTAAGGTTTAAGAATAAGGTTTGGCTTGGTAGTTTTTGCAGTCTGGTTATTGGTTTCATTTATAGTATCTTAGCTATGTTTGATATTTTCCCGGCTGTAACACAAAACTTGGTTGTGCAACTGCTTAACCAGGTTCTTACGTTCCTTGGTTTAATTGGTGTAATTGTTGACCCAACTACAGCTGGTTTGAATGACAGTGAACGTGCTATGGGCTATGATGAGCCTTGGGATGACAATAAGCCTATCGATCCGCAAGAGGAAGACGCATAAATTTGCATTTTCTGTAGAAAGGCGGTGTCCCTCAAGTGATTACTGAAACATCTAAAACGATCGGCCGATGGATCATTGATAATCTCGGAACCATCGGCTGGTCACTTCTTATTATTCTGTTTTTATTGTCATGCTTTTTTAAGCTTACCAAAAAAGAGATTGACCCACTGGGATGGGTTCTTAGTCTCATTGGAAAAGCCTTAACTAAGGATGTGCGAAAAGATATTTCTGATCTTAAAATAGAGACTGAAAAAAAATTTGAGGAAATTAAGAAAGAAACAGATAATAAAATCGAAGCTATACGTATTGATATTGATCGATTTGAAGACTCAACAAACCAAATTGTAGCCTCCGTCAACGATAATGTTTCCAATATCGCTATAGCTACAACTAAAGGAAATAAGTTACTGAAAGATCGATTAGATAAAATGGAGAAGTCTAATGACATGCAGACAGTTCGACAAATTAAAGCACATGTATTAGACTTTGCAAATAGTTGTCTTAATAAACACAGACATACCAAGAAAGACTTTGATAACATCATTAAAGAAAATGAAGAATACGAGAAAATGGTAAAGAAGTATCGTTTGAAGAATGATGTTTACAAAGAGGACTTCGATTTTATTATGAAAGTATATCATAAGTGTTTGGAGGAAGGATCATTTTTAAAGGAAAGCGATGTTGAAGTTTAATGTGGATAAGATGTAATCCAAATCCTAAACATAAAGAGGTAGCAGATTGTGTAATACGAGCAATTTGTATAGCTCTTAATCGGCGTTGGATAGATATTTATGATGATCTTTGTGAATTGGGTCGTCGTGAAGCTAATGTACCAAATGCCGATGCAGTATGGGGAAAATATTTATATCAACATGGTTTTCGGCCCTTCCTTCTTCCTCAATCTTGTCCTGAATGTACTACTATTTCTTTGTTCTGTGTAATGTATCCTAAAGGCACTTATATTATCGGGACTGGAAACCATGCAGTCGCTATTATTGATGGCGATTACTATGATAGTTGGGATTCTGGAAACGAAATACCTAGTTTCTTCTGGAAAATAGTATCTTAAAATATTTGTAGAAAGGATTTATGATATATGCCTCCGTATTATGTGCCATCTAGTTTATATCAGGTTCCATCCGTAGCTTCATACAATGGAGTATCTGGGGCAAACTATATGGCTATGTCTCAGCAAATGAATCCAAATATCGTTGATTCTGAACTTGTTATGAAATGGGTAGAGGGCGAAGTAGGCGCAAAAGCATTTAATATGCCTCCGGGATGGCCGGCTAATCGGCCTATTCCCCTTTGGGATAGTACCGATACAGTGATCTGGCTTAAAAGTTGGGGACCTATAGGAATTCCGAATCCTATGCAAAAGATAAGATATAAAATGCCGGAACAGCAATCTTATTACATTCCTACGATGCAACAATCTAGTGGAGCATCTTTAGTTTCAGAAGATTCGACGAATCATACAAATGATCAATATGCAACTAAAGAAGATTTAGTGGCGATTCGGGATGAAATCCGTTCAATGCTGCAAACTAATCAGAATATGCATTTAAGTCAGCCGGCTCAAAACAATCAAAATGGAAGCCGTGGTGATAAGAAATGAATCCGCTTTATTCGATGCTCATGAATCAGCAACAACCTGTACAGCAATATCCATCTATGCAAATGCCAGCCTTTTCTAATCCAATTCAAAAAATGAATTATATGGTACAGGCATTAAAGGATCCGGTACATTTTGTTTTACAGCAATTTCCTGATATTCCCGAAAATATTGCGAATGATCCAAATCAAGTTTTGCAATATCTTCAGAGGACTCGAAATATTTCAAATGACCAAATTTCCAGAATTGTAAACCAATTTCCAAGGTGGTGAATATATGGCTACTGTAACTAACTATAAAGTTATTTCAACTGAAGCTCTTATTCAGAAATTTCAACAGGCTTTAGACGAAAAATGGGGATATATTTGGGCAAAAGCTGGTGAAAAGTGGACAGCAGCAAAACAGGCCAATCTTGAAAAGACCACTGATGCTAATCGAGAGATGGGTCGAAAATATGGCAAAAAATGGATTGGCCATAAAGTTGCTGACTGCAGTGGACTATTTAGCTGGGCATTTAAACAACTTGGTAGCTACATGTACCATGGTAGTAATACTATTTGGAACAAATATTGTGTAGCGCAAGGAAAATTAGTTAATGAGCAGCGAACTGATGGACAAGTTTTGAAGCCAGGAACTGCTGTGTTTACTTATAATAAAGTAAAGAAAAATCGCGGGCACATAGGTTTATACATCGGAGATGGCTGGGTTATCGAAGCAGAAGGAACCATTAAGGGCGTAATTAAGAGCAAAATCACAAACTCAAAATGGGTTGAATGGGGAGAGCTTAAGTACGTTGATTATTCTGCGTCTAACATCGCTATTAAACCAGCTACTCCTGAGCCTAAGGCTAAAACATATCCTACATTAAGACGCGGTGCTAGAGGAGAAAACGTTCGTTTATTGCAGACCATGTTATCAAAAGATGGCTCCACATTAGTCATTGATGGTATTTTTGGTCCTGGTACGCAAAGCGCCGTTAGAGCTTTCCAAAATCGTTATGGTCTGAAAGTTGATGGCATTGTCGGACCTCAGACTTGGAAAAAGCTTAATACATTATATGGTTAATTAGATTGCCTCGTCTTATAGGCGCTTGAAATAAGACCGGCCGGGTCGGTGTTTGCTCCTTTCCACCGATCCGGTTTCTTTTCATTCAAAATGGAAGGAGAAACAGCCGCCGAGTTATACGGTTATTTTTCTATAAGGAGGAAAGTCTATGGCCGATATTTCAAGGATGACATTACTAGATGGTACTGTTGTCAATTTTAAGGACGCGGCTGCTCGAGCCGATCTGCAAAATAAGGCCGATAAGAGTGACACTGTCTTACTAACGACATTAAGTCGCGATCGCAGATCAAATACTACCGTTGGAAGTGGGTCTATTGCCTTTGGCGAGCAAACAACAGCTTCAGGAGCCACGTCTGCCGCATTCGGACGTTATACACAGGCTACAAACACTAGTTCATTTGCCGAAGGTTCTTTTTCCGAGGCTTCAGGCCATTCTGCTCATGCCGAAGGTTTATACACAGTTGCCTCTAATCAAGGTACTCATGCAGAAGGTGATCATACCCAAGCAACAAATTCGGCTGCTCATGCGGAGGGAAAAAATACTAGTTCTTCTGGTATGGCCTCCCATGCTGAAGGATATTACACTTGGGCTAAAGAAGATTATTCTCATGCAGAAGGATATGAGACCCAGGCTAAAGAAGATTGTGCTCATGCCGAGGGCTATTATTCTCAGGCAGTGGCTATTAATTCTCATGCCGAAGGTAGATATACTTATGCTAGTGGAAATAATAGTCATGCCGAAGGTGATACGGCATATGCTTCAGGTGCAAGTAGTCATGTTGAAGGCTGTGGTACGTTAGCTTATGGCTATACATCTCATGCTGAAGGAACTGGCGGATCCTTTATGTCAGGAATAACTTCTTATACTTCTGGAGCATATGCTGAGAGCTCTCATAGTGAAGGTTATAAAACCTATTCTGCAGGGACTGGGTCTCATTCAGAGGGTGGTCAAACTTTAGCAATGACAAACTACGCACATGCTGAAGGTTTTAATACACAGGCCCTTGGTTATAATGGCGCACATGCAGAAGGTTCTGGAAGCATCGCTGCACAAGACAGTACTCATGCTGAAGGGTCTGGAACACAGGCATTAGAAGATGCAGCCCATTCTGAAGGCACATCTACAATAGCTTCTGGTGTTTCCTCTCATGCTGAAGGGGGTCACACAATTGCTAGTGGCACCTCCTCTCATTCAGAAGGTGCTGATACTACGGCTAGTAGTTCTGGATCGCATGCGGAAGGTGGTGGAACTACTGCTAGTGGAATATGTTCTCATGCAGAAGGGTCTGGATCCACAGCATCTGAACGGGCTGCCCATGCTGAAGGCAGTAGTACAACTGCTAGCGGTGATAGTTCTCATGCAGAAGGCAGTGGAGCTCGTGCCACAAATACAGGTGCACATGCTGAAGGCGGGGGTACTTATGCCTCGAGTACTTATGCTCATGCTGAAGGTAGCGGGTCAACAGCATCTGGATATGGTGCACACGCTGAAGGTAACGGGACTATAGCCTCCGGACAAGGTGCCCATGCTGAAGGTGGCGGAGCACAGGCTATTGGCGGAAATTCTCATGCTGAAGGTAGTGGGTCTAGAGCTCTTGGAACTTATTCCCATGCTGAGGGTGGTGGAACTACCGCTAGTGGAAATTGTGCACATGCTGAAGGCGGTGCTACAACTGCTTCAGGGTTTGCTTCGCATGCCGAGGGCAATGGAACAATCGCTGTAGGTGCAACGAGCCATGTCGGCGGTAAGAATAATATTGGCGATAGTTATGATGATATTAATTGGCCAGAATGGGTATCAGGCAATGAATACCATACTGGCGATAAATGTAAAAGAACGATAACTGAGAATGAAGTAACCACAGTTACTGGCTATATCTGCTTAGCCGATAATACAGATACTGAATGGGATAGAACTCATTGGGAAGATCAAGTCGGTGAAATGAATTTTGCCGAAATTATTGGTAATGGTAGATCTAGTCAGTCACGTTCAAATGCTCGTGTTCTTGATTGGAGCGGTAATGAACGTCTTAAAGGTAATCTTTATGTTCATTGCAATGCTGATTCCACTGGCGGCACTAGAGTTGCCACGATGGAAGACATTGCTGGTTTGGATTTAGATGATCTCTATCATATCTGCACAGCAAATGAATATGATGTAAATACCTTTGTTCCTATTGTTCAGAATCCGAGTAGTAAGAAATTTTATCTTGTTCCTAATCAAAATGGAAGTAGTCCTGATCTATTTACAGAATGGATTTACAAAAATAATGCTTGGGAGATCTTTGGATCTGCTCGTATTGATATTTCCGACAAGGCCGATAAACTTGATACTGTCCTTTTGACTACTTTAAGTCGTGGCCGTACTGGATTAACCACTGGAGTTGGTTCTTTTGCTTTCGGTTCGGATGTAGAGGCCAGCGGTGATTATTCTCATGCTGAAGGTACATATACTATCGCAAGTGCTTGGGCATCTCATGCTGAAGGATATTCTTCTCGTGCTACAGGATTTACGTCTCATGCTGAAGGTTATTCTACTCAGGCTTCAGGAGAGTATTCTCATGCCGAAGGTAACGGATCAGTTGCGTCTGGTAATCAGGCTCATGCCGAGGGCCAATATACTACTGCTTCTGGCAATTATTCTCATAGCGAGGGTAGTTACACTGTAGCTTCGGCATATAATGCTCATGCTGAAGGTTCTTCTAATCGAGCAACTGGATATTATTCTCATGCTGAAGGTAATAGTAATGAAGCATCTGGTAGGAGTGCACACGCTGAAGGTAATGTGACTTCTGCATCTGGTAATCAGGCTCATACTGAGGGGTATCATACTATAGCTGCAGGTGAAAACTCTCATGCTGAGGGCTATTATACTACAGCTTATGGTGCCCATTCACATGTTGTGGGTGCTTATAATTCCCATGATTATCATACAGATATTGATTTATGGGAATCTGGTCATGAGTATCAAGAATATGACGATGTTCGGATTGTTGATTCTCAGGGTGTTGAACATTTATATCAATGCCATGAGCCTAATAGTGATACCGAATTTGACCCAGAAAAATGGACCGATAATACTGAAATGTTGAGCGGCAGAAAAACTAAATATGTTGAAATCGTTGGTATTGGTACATCCGATAGTGATGAATATCGCAAAAATGGACGTACTTTAGACTGGGATGGCAATGAAGAAATTGCTGGTAAGTTTAAAGCTAAAGGCATCGCTCTTGGTGATTATGCTTTTAATATTGGAGCCAACACCATCGCCATGGGTATTGGTTCTACTGCTAGTGGTAATGAGTCGATTGCTTTTGGTAGTGGAGCAACTGCATCTGGATATGCTTCTCTTGCTCAAGGATATGGATCAACTGCTAGTGGTATTTGCTCTTATGCTAAAGGTTCTGGCACTAATGCCTCAGGTTCTAATACACTTGCCTCTGGTAGTGGTGTCATAGCTGAAGGTGCAGATTCTGCTGCTTTTGGCGGTGGTACTAAAGCAATCGGTAATCAATCCTTTGTAACTGGGGCTAGTACTACTGCAAATGGATTTGTTCAGTTCGTTTCAGGTTATGGTAATGTTGCAGATATTATACCCGACTACGATAATTGGAATACATGGGAAACTGGTCATTCTTATTCTGTCGGTGATACAATTAAAATCGACATTACATATCATGCTAATGAGTCATATAGTACTACTGGAACTTATTACTTTGAGTGCATTGAAGCCAATTCTGATGCCGAGTTTGATATTAGTAAATGGAAACAGCATCACTACAAACAAGGTAAATATATTCATATTATTGGCAATGGCATATTTGATCCAAATACAAATAATTTTGTTTCATCAAATGCCTATTCTCTTGATTGGGATGGTAATGGCCATTTTGCTGGTGATGTATATGTAAATTGCAATCCGGATGGCACAGGTGGAGTAAAGCTTGGAGTATCAGCTGTTGATGATGTACGTATTGATGGTACGTCGATTCTTCAAAATGGTATAGCCAATATTCCTCAAATGGCATACGGACAATTCGGAGTTGCGCAAGTATCTCAAGGTGGAAGCACAGGCATTGACATCAATACAAGCACTCACGAATTACGTACAAGATCTGCGAGTTCTGTAATTATTAAGGCAGGCAATGATTCTTACAGACCAATAACTCCAAATTTGCAACACGAGTCGGCCTTCTATGCTCTCGCTAAGCTTGCTGGCGCAGACATGAAGGATTCCAGCAATGTCGTAGGAACTTATACGGACGAAGCCAAGCAAGCCATCCAGAAACTCTTTGGTCTCGATGGCATCCTGGGCGACTTCGAGAGCTCGGCAGCAGCCAGCAAAGCCTATACAATCGGTGAAACGTTTATCTATAATGGTAAGCGCTATCGAGCAACTGCTAACATTGCTATAAATGATATTATTGCTCCAGATATTAATTGCGTATTAAGTCCCCTAGATGGCATTTATATTACGAGCGCAGATATAGCATCTGTAAACACTCCAGGCTTAGTGAAAGTTAATTCTCAGTACGGTGTCATGCTGAATGATGGTACATTGACAATTCAGCCGGCAACTTCTAGTTTTATAAAAGCTGGAACAAATACTTTCTATCCGATAACTTCGCATCTTGCGAAAGACGCGGCATTTTATGGCTTAGCCAAAGCCGCTGGTGCAGATATGAAAGACAGCTTTAATCCTGTAGGTACATATACTGACGAAGCTAAAGCGGCCATTCAGGAAATGCTTGGCCTTACTATGGCAACCGAACAGGATGTCATGGAACTTATTGCATTATATCCTAAGACGTGGGGGGTGAGCGTATGAGTCTTGGTAACGAATTGATTACTCTTGAAAAAGCCAATCTTTTGTATAAAGATCTCCGGGAGCGCTCTGCCCCCGTTATTTTTAACAGCGCTGTAGGAAATCCCGCAGTTTTCTCAGATGGTGCTGATGGTCTGCCTATCCAGAGCCTGAAAGCACATCTGCTTCCGAGACAGGAGGGGACGGGGGATCCTTCGCCGGAAAATATAAGAAGCATCATTCCGTGGAATGGGTTATCAGTAAATCAATGTACAATAAATCTGTTTAATGAAGAGCAGTTACTTGTGGATGGCATTTCTTTTGTGGATGGGTATTACACAGGTACAAGACAAGCATTTTATGTTGCTTTTGGTAGAAATGGAAATAAATTTGCATTGCCTCCGTTTAAACCTAATACTCAATATACATTAACTGCAACTGGGAAAAATAATACGGACACAGGTGGGTCATGGATTGTAATTCATTATACAGATAATTCAACAAGTTCATGGATTAAGATCGAAGGTATCGAAGAACAAACAAAAACCGTTACGACAAATGCTGGTAAAACAATTTCACACATTGATTTCACGTATCCGAGGAGTAGTGATACTGTTCTTTCGATCAAAGAAATTATGTTTGAAGAAGGAACGATGTCATCTGCATACATCCCTTATCGGCCGATCACCGACACTGATATTGTTTTCCCGTCCCCTGTGTATGGTGGAGAGCTTGAAGCGGTGAGTGGGAAGTTGATGGATGGATGGAAAACACAGACATTTGATGGTTCGTCAGATGAAGTATGGTATTTTGTAAGGGTTGGAACAACAGAATATTACAGAGCATATATCAATATGCCGGATGCAAGACAGTCAAACGATATTGCAATTTTGGCTGATTCATATAAAGCAGTATCTTTCGACGACAGGAATTATTCAAACAAAATGTGCTTTATGGGGAATGAAAGTGAAACACCTATTATTTTCGCCCTTGTTACAGATTTAACAACGATCGAAGCATTTAAAGCATATCTTGCAGAAAATCCATTGACTATTTGCTATCAACTTGCAATCCCTGTTGAAGTCCAACTCACTCCCTCCCAGCTTAAAACACTTCTTGGAAATAACACCATTTGGTCAGATGCCAATGGTGGTATGGAAGTTGAGTACCGTGTTGATACGGAAAAATTTGTTGAAAAAGCGCTAGCAGATATTCCAATAGCTAGTGCTTCTGTATTAGGTTTGGTTCAGCCTCGTGGCAATGCTGGAATTTATGTTACGACACAAGGTAATCTTTGTACAGACAAAGCAAGTCTTAATGGTATAAAAGCTGGAACAAGCGCTTATAATCCAGTAGTTCCTGAACTACAGCATGCTTCTGCCTTCTATGGCCTTTCTAAAGCTGCTGGCATAGACATGGCTCAGTCTTCGAATCCTGTAGGTACGTATACTAGTGCTGCTAAGCATGCCATTCAAAACATGATCGGCCTTAGTGGTATCTTAGGTGACTATGAATCTACTGGAACAGCAAATAAAGCTTATGCTATTGGTGATACCTTTATATTTGAGGGAGCTCGCTACAGGGTAACCACGGCTATTGCTATCGATGATGTCATTGCTCCTGGGACGAATTGCGAACTTGCACCGATTGATGGGCATTATGTCAGAGATACGGATTATGCGACATCATCTAAAGCAGGTGTAGTGCAAACTGCTTCATGGGCTGGTGTCGAAATGAATGGTTATCAACTTCGTATTTTCAGAGCATTAGAATCGGACATAAAAACAGGAACTCATGCATACCGTCCTATTACTCCGTCTTATCAGCATGAATCGGCATTCTTCGGTCTCTCAAAGGCCGCTGGCATTGATCTTGCTAATGTTTCGGATGTTATAGTTGGCACGTATCCGCAGGAATCTCAAACTGCCATCCAAACTATGCTCGGTGTTCCATCCACTTCTGATCTTCCAGTCTTTGCAACTAAAGCGGAAACTGAAGAGATTATTACTGAGTGGAATGGTGATATCATTCCTAGTGCTCAGGGGGTGAGTTTCTAATGGCCGATTATAAAACTAATACATCGGAACTCACCGCTGTAGCTAATGCTATTCGAGCAAAAGGAAATACAGATTTACCTCTAGAGTATCCGGAAGGTTTCATTAATGCTATTAGCAATATTTCATCTAGTGGTGCTCCTGCTAAGAAAGATGTTAATTTTATCGATTATGATGGAACATTGCTGCATAGCTATACAAAAGATGAAATCAGTTCTATGTCTTCTGACAGCGATCTTCCTGCAAATCCATCGCATGGAGGCTTGACAGCACAGGGATGGAACTGGACATTGGCTCAAATTAAAACACAGTTACTGGCAATGCCCGATACACCGATTACTGTTGGGCAAATGTATATTACACAAAGTGGCGCAACGGAAATTGATGTTATTATGCAAGAGGGCCGATTAGAACCGATTTTAACCGTTTGCGTTAAAGGAACAATTACCATTGATTGGGGAGATAATACAACTCCGGATACTGTAGCAGGAACATCATTAACGAAGCGCCAAGCCGTGCCTCATACGTATGCACAAGCAGGGGCTTATACAATCAGTATAAATGCAACCGGGGACAATCAGTATAGTTTTTACGGGTCAACTTCATATTCATTATTGCGAAAAAATGCATCGGATAATGAAAATAAAACATATTCAAGTACTGTACAAAATGTCCGAATCGGCAAAAATATATCTCTTGATGGCTATGCATTCCATAATTGTTTCTCTCTTTTGACCATTACCATTCCTAAGGGCATAACAAGTATTGGAAGCTATGCATTCAGTAATTGTTATTCTCTTGCAAGCATTGTAATTCCAGATAGTGTAACAAGCATAGGAACAAATGCGTTTTATAATTGCCATGCTTTATCAATTGTTGCAATATCGACTAGTGTAACAATTATCAAAAATTATGCGTTCTATAGTTGCACTTCTCTTGCAAACATTGAAATTCCAAATAGTGTAACAAGCATTGGAAATAATGTGTTTAGCTTATGTCAATCTCTTACAAACATTGTGATACCATATGGAATAGCAAGTGTTCCAGACAGCATGCTTCAGAATAGCTTTTCCATTGTAAATATCACAATTCCAGATAGTGTAACAAGCATTGGAATATACGCATTTGGTAGTTGTTATTCTCTTACAAGCATTGAAATACCTGATGATGTGACAAGCATAGGGAACTATGCATTTAGTAATTGCTATTCTCTTTCGAGTATTACGATACCCGATGATGTGACAAGCATAGGGAACTATGCATTTAGTAATTGCTATTCTCTTGCGAGCATTGTAATACCAGATAGTGTAACAAGCATAGGAAATAATGCGTTTAGCGGTTGCTGGGGTGTCGCCGAATATCATTTTTTAAGCACCACGGTTCCAACAGGAGGAACTAATATGTTCGGCAGTATGCCTTCTGATTGTATTATCTATGTTCCTTATTCGGCAGACCATTCAATCCTGGAAGCATATAAGTCAGCTGCAAATTGGTCTACTTATGCCTCATATATTCAAGAAGAACCTGCATCGTAAAGGAGGTGTGAAAAATGAGTGTAGCTAATAACAAAGATAAAGCCGTGAATCTTGAGGATTTGCAAGTAATCTATGATGATTTACGTAGTCGTATAGAAAACAAATTTTCAGAAGCTGGTGCAACGATTGTTGAGAATATTACTTCAACTACTCCAACAATTATTGGCTTACCTAATGTGCGTTACATATGCGAAAATTTGATAAGTGAACTCTCTATCACACCTCCAGCAGTAGGTTCGATCACTGTTCGGTTTACTGCTGGATCTAACTGTATTGTGGTTCTTCCTCAGACCGTGAAGCTTCCAGTGTGGTTTGATATTTCCAGCCTTGAAGCCGAAACCACATATGAAATTATTATTACTGATGGAGTGTACGGAGGGGTGATGTCATGGGCTTAAGTTATACTGTGTCCGGAGACATCGCTTCCTTCCGGACTCCTTCAAGAGTTCCGATCGAGAGTCTGAAGTTTCATTTTCTGCCGAAGCAGGCTGCTGGAACACCTTCGCCAGAGAACCCTATTCCGATTGAAGGATGGACGGGGTTGAATGGTCGTCAGGAAGGGAAAAACCTGATTGACCTTAATGCTCTTACTGGTGATAACAAGGTTTGGTGGAAAGGATCTGTTGTAAGCGGATATCCAAATCATTGCGTTACTCCGAAAATTCCTGTAAAACCCGGTGTTGCATATCGGCTTAATCGAAATAGTGGACAACATGGTTATCTATGCTATTTCGATAAAAATGGAGACTATGTAGATCAGAAAACGTGGGATGATTATACACCATCCAGAGTTATACCGGATAATGTATATTTTGTTGGTATAACTATAGGAACACAATATTTAGATAATCCAAAGCCATCATTTACTGTTGGATCTCAGGCAACCGAATATTCTGATTATGTTGAGCCCAGACAAATTCCAATAACTTTCCCAGACGGCGAAACAATCTATGGCGGTTATATTGATCCTGTAGCAGGTGAGATTGTGGCTGAATATTATTTAGCAAGGGCGAAGAAGACCGACTTTGGAAACAAGTCTACGCCAAGTGGTACCGGACGGGATTATAGACAAACTCAAAGTATTTTCCCCAAAACCGATTCTGGAGTAGAATGGGCCATTGCTCGACAACAGCAAAAATTTAATCGTGGAATAATTGCTAATCCGTGGTCTGAAGCTTCATATGGAGAGAACATAGGAGTTATTGTTACCCAGGATTCAATGAACCCCGTAATAACTTATATGCGTATATCCGAAGAAGTTTATCAAGCAATGAGCGATGACGATTATGCTGAGATAAGTTATAAACTGAGAGAACCTATTCATATTCCAATTCCTGCTGAAGATATGAAAGCCTTCCTCGACCATAATAATTTCTGGTCTGATGCGAATGATATTACGGAAGTCACGTATGCTGTAACTGAGTCAAAAGCTATGCTAGATGCTCGTAAAAAAGCTATGGACTTTGATATGGGACATCATAAGAAGGTTAAGTGGAATCAGCTTGCAAAACCTATTAATGCAGAGAACTGGAAAGTATACAGTGAAAACAAAGCGTCTGTGAGTTTCGATGATGACATTGTCACAAGGACAACCATAGATACTACATCACAACGATATACCGTCAGCGTTGTTACAAAATATTATTTCTCTGAATATAAAGATCATTATTATTATGTGAACTATGATGTTTATCACGAAGGACAAGAGGGTTCTTATGCATATTTTGTAAATATTGTCGGTAATACGTGGACAGCGCAAACAAAGGTATATTCTAATACTTGGACAACACTTAAAAATATCAAACAAGCGCCTTCTGGCTCCTTAACACGTATGATGTTTATATGCTATACATCGTCGGATAATATACCTATTGGCGATGTCACAAAAGGCAGAAAACCAATTCTCATTGACCTAACAGTTATGTTCGGAGCAGGCAATGAGCCTACAACCGTAGCAGAATTTGAACACATCTGTGATCTCAACGGTATTGACTTAACTACTTATCAGCCTTATGATTCCGGTTCGGACAGATGGCTGATTATACCCTAATTTTAAAGGAGGAACTTTACAATGGCAGAACTTCATTATTATGCTCAGAGAAAATCTATTAACGGTGAGGGCGTCCCGCAGACCCCTCTAAACTATTATGGTACGCGGCGCGCTATGGAACGCCAATATTGTCTGTTCAGAGCTAATGCTTTGAGTGGCGACGATTTTGTAAACCAGATTGATGCTATTGAGTGGGGTACTCTGGAAAACGGTTCTGTTGAGCGGATTGTTTACGTGAAGGAACCGACTCCTGAAACTGAACCAGAAGGTGAAGGCGGCGAAGAGCCTACTGAACCTATCGAACCAACTGAACCCACTGAAGGCGAGTAATGTTAAATAACATTTTTGACTTAACAACTGAACCAATTGAAGGAACCATTTTTGTATACCACTTTGCCCACTTCACAGACGGATCTGTGTATCGAACAATTAATTGCCCAGCTACGAGTGAGGGTTTTCCATCAACTGATCATTCGGTGAATGCAGAGTATATCCGGAAACATTGGGACAAAGTTGTATAAAATCAAAATGGAAGTAAATTTGTGGCACAAATGCTTTGTAGCAGTCACAAATTTATTGGACGTCATAAAGCCAGCGTCTTTAAATAAGTGGCTTTAAACTTTTGCTATCTTTGCGGTTGTCTTAGTGGCCACGAACTGATAATTCAGGAGATAAACGCTTAGATAAATATTATTTTCGGAGGAATTTGTTTATGACAGATTCTACAGGCGTATATGCCCGTTGGCCCCGCAAACTATGGTAATGGTATGTTCGACGGTAATGGTGCTTGGTGGATCATTGTTCTGCTTGCTATGATGGGTTGGGGCAATGGATTCGGCGGTTATGGCGGAGGTGGAAATGGCTTCCTTGGTGCTGATGTACAGCGTGGTTTCGATCAGAGTGCTGTTATTAATGGCATTAATGGAATCCAGACTTCTATTTGTAATGGCTTTGCCAATGCTGAATCTGCTGCGGCTAATCGTCAGATGGCTGACATGAATCAGATCTTTGCATTACAGAACTCTATGCAGAATGGCTTTGCCATGAATAGTGCGGCTACTGCTGACCTTCGTTATGCGATTGCTAGCGAGGCATGCAATAATCGTCAGGCCCTGGCTCAGTCTACTCAGCAGATTCTCGATCAGATGTGTCAGGATAAGATCGATGCCAAGAATGAACAGATTGCTAATCTTCGTCAGCAGCTGCAAATGGCTCAGCTCGCAGCTTCTCAGGGTCAGCAGACTGCTCAGATTCTGGCGGATAATGCTGCTCAGACGTTTGCTCTTGAACAGTATCTGGCTCCTGTTCCGAAGCCTGCTTATATTGTTCAGAATCCGAATTGCTGCAGCCAGAATTTCGGATGCGGATGCGGTTGTGGAGTCTAATCCCCTATTAAAATCATAAGAAGAGCTAATGCCAAAGCTCTTTCATTTCGTGTAAAACGATATTGATTGGAGGAAATCAAAATGGCAGAATATGGATATACTGAATCGCAGATTATTCAGCCTGGGGCTGCTGCAATTCTTCAAGACATTCGGCCATGCCAGAAATGCCCTCAGCAAGTTGTGCATGATAATCAAACGCCAAACTTAATTCTTAGAGGTCTGGTTAGAAATACTGCCTGCTGCAATCCCAAAGCACAGTATACGGTTGCCTTTAACGGTAATATTGCTGTTCCTGAAGGAGGAACCGCTGGTGAAATTCAACTGGCCTTAAGCGTTAATGGATTTGTTCGTCCGTTGACTATCGCTGCTGCAACTCCGACGGTAGTTAGCTCTTTCTGGCATGTCGGGGGCGATACTACAATCGATGTTCCGGCTGGATGTTGTATCGATGTGGCTCTCGTAAATGCTTCGGTTAGTGCAACTCCAGGAACGACACCTGCACCAGCAATCGAAGCACGAAATCTGAATGTTAAAGTTAATCGCGTGGCTTAAGGAGGGACAAGGATATGGAAGAATTAAAAAATCTCAAGCGGGTTGTCCTTAATGAACTCCGTAAGCTGGATTCACAAATGGCCAACAAAGAAGAATTCTCAGATTCTGAGGCTAGAAAATATGATTGCCTTACTCATGCTCTGAAGTGTCATTTAACGGCAGAGGCCATGCTCGAAGCTGAAGAGCCCGGAGAAGAAGGTATCAGTGAAAAACGAGGCCGCGGGGCGGACGGACGATATGTTAGTCGCCTTGGAGCAGATTCGTCAGCTAAAATGAGCTATGGTGATGGGTATTCTCGTGGATACTCTGAAGCTATGTCTCAAATGAATCACGACAATTATAGTGGTCATTATCCTGTTGCACCTTACTACGATCGTCCTTTACGGTGGTGATATTAAATGGCAATTATAGCAAATTTCACAAATGGTAGTACCAAAGCTTTCACCGAAAGTGTTTACCAATATGATAAGGGTCAGCGTCTAATTCTTAAAGGCATTGAAATTGGTGAGCATAGTGAAATTCATTTCTCAAATGAAGAACATGGTGGTATTGCAATTCCTGCAGTAATTCAAAATGGAAGTGCATTAATACCAAACGGCTTACTTGAAACTGGTAAATATATCTATGCTTGGCTGTATGCTGAAGTACCTCAAGAGGAACCTCAGCCTGAGCCCGAGCCTGATATTTCTGAAGATCCTCAAGATTCCCAAGATGAGGGTGAAGAAGAGGAAGGCAGTAGTGAAGATGAACCGGTCATTGAGGCAACGGATATTCAAACTCTTTATGAAGTAGTAATTCCTGTTATCACAAGACCTCTTGTTGTTCGTCCGTACTATCCGACTGATGGCGAAGGTATGTTTGCTGAACAGTATACTGTTGAAGATGAGACACTGATATTTATTAAAAAGTAAACTGAGGTGTTAATATGGCTGATTACGTTGTTTCACATATAACAATGCGTGATGGAAAGACCATCGAGCTTAAAGATGCAGTTGCTCGTGCGGCAATTGCTGGCGGTACTTATTTCCTTGGGATTACTGAAACAGCACTTGTTGATGGCTCGTCTACAAATCCAATTACCGTTGATGGTGAAAGCGTAATCGCCGCAAATGGTAATCAAGTTATTTATAACAATAAGGAATTTGTCTATATTGCCAAAGACGAGCGTTGGCATGAACTTGGAGATTTAACGGGATTAACGATGCCGGTGCTTACAACTTCCATCGAAGGGGAAAATTTAATCCTTGGATGGACACCAGGCGTAATTTCCTGATGAATTTCATATAAGTAATGCTTTAAAAGGGGAAGGCCTTCTAGTAATAGAGGGTCTTCTCTTTTTAAACATGGATTTATTTTTTTTCGCATATAGAACATGGCTATAAATGAGGGAGGCTCAATATGCTTCCCTTATATTTTTAAGGAGGTGCAACTAAAATGGCTTTAGACACATACGAAAGACTTGTATTAGTTGGCTGGATTGATCGAATTCGTAACACATTATCAGACACAACCATCGAACGGCTGCACAATACTTATAAGCGGAAAGACCCTAATGTTCAACGAGTCAATGTTAATGTTCAAAAACGTTATGTTGGAGAAGCTTATCTACTTCTAGAAGCGGCTTCTACTCAAAAAGCAAATGAAGTTGAAGTATATGGTTGCATGGCACATCTTCTAATGTGCTTAGACTCTGAAAAATATGATCTAGATATTAAAAGGTATAAAACTGATTATCATGATTTTTTAGATGCAGTTACTAGAAAATATTTAAAGAAATGAGGGCTAATTATGTCCAACTTTAAAAAACAGATTCTTAAGATTTTAAACCATTTTTTGATGCATTATGATCAAATGTGGGCTTACCATGAGAATAAGCATTGCACTCGTAATAACCACTATAGTGACTATGCCGAATATATGTGGTTAGCATGTAATCATATTCGAAGAAAAATTAAGAAAACAGAAATTGAGATTAATGACTGGAATGATATTTACCAGATACTTAATGAAGCATATGATCATTTTAGTAATTTAGTAAACTGTGATAAAGCTGCCGGCCGTAAGGATCTGGAAAAAGCACACACGAATTGGTGTAAGTCATTGACTGCCTTAAAGGGTAGGCTTTAAACGATTGAGAAAAAAAGCTAGTATGATATTTTATAAGCGCCACAAACGTGGCGTTTCTTTTTTGCCACGCGTGATCAACATGGATATTAATGGAACAGAGATGAACCAAATTACTAAGTACTCACATAAAAGAAAGAGAGGAAAACACAATGAATAATAATGTTAATGAAAAATGGGACAAGTTAGAAGCTGTAATCGATGCTAATATGGATGCATGGAAGAAAGAATACAATTTGACCGATGAACAGGAGCAAGCGCTTCATGATGTTATCCGTGGACTTAAAGTACTCGGTGTTGATCCGTCTTATGTTCCAGGTTACCAAATGATTTGTCCGTGCTAACAACACGGACTTCTTTTTTTGACCACGCGCGATCAACATGGATATTAATGGAACACAATACTATAAATTAAAAGGAGGATAAAAAGATGTTTATTGTGGAGTTGATAAAGGCATTTATACGCAAGGATGAAAAAGAGGAAATCCCTGTTAAGGTGCACAAGATCGACATCAATAAACTTCCCAAGGAATCCCAGGAATGGATTAGAAGGTGTTACAACAAAAAGAACGGTATAAAAGATTCTGCTGTGTGAAAAACACAGCATCTTTTTTTTCGCACGTGAAACATGCTCTTTAATGAGAAAGGAGGTATATTTATATGACTAGTAATGAATGGAATGACTATAGAAAGAAGTACCAAGAATTGTTGAAAATTGATGATGAAATTCAAATAATTCGTAAATGCGAGAATTTGTCGTCCCCATATAGTTCATATTATAATGGCCTCGAAATTGACGAATTACAAACTAAAAAAGAGACACTCATGGTAGCAATGAATGTTACACAATATGGTGGTATTTATATTCCTCGTTAAATTAACGGGGAATAATATTTTGTCCTAAAACGTTCAAAAAACATGTCATTTAATGGGAGACTAATCTATGTACTACTCTGATTACATAAAAGTATGAAAGGAGAATAAAAATGACTAAACTAGGATGGATTGTTTTAGGAGCAGCAGCACTGGCTTTAGGTCTTTTGACCGTTAAAGTCTGCGTTGACGAACAAGATCGAGAATTGGTTACCCGATCGGCTAATGCCCGTCGAGAAGCCATCGAACGTGAGAAATTCGAAAAAGAAATGGAAATTTATAGGAAAAATAGTATCAAAGCTCAGCGTTTAGCTGATCAAATTCGGATCTATCTGGAAAGTGACGAATATGATATTTCTCAAGGAATTAATGTTGATTTAGAGTTGGATGCAGATGGACTCCTAGTCAGTACAAATGTAAGCGAAAATAAGAAAAATACAGATTCGTAAGCATTGAAAAAAAATAAAGGCGACGAGTACAAGTCGTCTTTATCTTTTTCGCGTATAAAACAAGCTCTTTAATGGAACAGATTTTATACTAACACTACTGACAAAATGAAGGGAGAAAATCAAAATGGAAGAATTTAATTACAAACAGGTAATCACTCATAGCACAATTTTTCATGCTGATGATGTATTTGGTGTGGCTATGTGCCGACTGATAAATCCGGATATTAAAATTATTCGGACTTTGGATGTCGAAGAAGCACTTAAGCGCGCCGCAAATATTGGTGAGGAAGCACTCGTATTTGATATCGGAATGGGAAAATACGATCACCATCAGGAAGATAAAGCATTCCGAAAAGCCGATCCTGGAAGAGATCCAATTCCGTATTGCGGTTTTGGACTTTTGTGGAGAGACTTTGGGCATTTACTGTGTCCGGACAGAACTGCCTGGGCTAAAGTGGATAATACTTTAGTTGTCGGAATCGATAAAGCTGATAATGGCGTTCAGCAGAATCTGTTGTCCTCTACAATTAAGGTTATGAACCCTAATTGGAATGATAATAGCTCTGAAGATGTAAATTTTCATAGAGCTATGCAGGTTGCTATGATCCTTTTGAAGGCTCATATCGATCATGCAAATTCCATTGTAGAAGCACGAGAAAAAGTTCTCAGCTGCTATTTTGGGGGAAACATATTGGTACTGGATACCTATCTGCCTTGGGCGGATACTGTCCAATCCGATGTTAGACTTAAGGATGTATTATTTACAGTATATCCTTCAACAAGAGGAGGATGGAATGTTCAAACGGTCCCTAAAAATCCTGGATCGTTTGTAAATAGAATGGATTTTCCGACTGACTGGCTCGGTCATGCTGATCCTGACAGAGGAATCCATTTTGCTCATACAGCAAACTTCTTAATTGCTTGTGATACTAAAGAGCAGGCATTAAGAGTCGCTGAGGAAGCCGTTGAAGCCGGATCTAACAATTACAGACTTGTGGGATCCATTTAAAAATGTAAAGAGCACTTATACAGGTGCTCTTTCTTTTCTCACAGTTTTAGGAGGATTAAATCAAAATGGAAGCAAGTAAAGAGCCAAATTGGGATGAATGGAAGAAGACATTAGGCGCAAACTTTTTGCACAAGCCGCAATCAAATTTAGACCAACTTCAACTAAAAGAATCGTATGACCAAAAGGGCTGGGACACGATAACCTTGACTACGGACGAACTTCACCAAATTTCTCAAATTACAAATCCTTATATTCAAGAGGATCCTAACTATTTTAATTTGAAATATGTTGCACTCCGTAAAATTAAATTTATTTTTAGAGAAGAAACCTACTATTTTTCAGTTATTAGCTCTAATATGCTTCATATTCGCATTTGGGAGCAAAGTCCTGAACTTCAACGCTTTTCTGTAGATTGTGATATTAAAGTATTTCCAAATCAAACAGGTCATGCATTATTCGAATTAAAAAATGTAAACAGCAATAGTGCAGTTACGAAATTTTTACGAGAAGAAGATGGGGACAGCGGTTTATATAACTATGAAACCATGGCTATGCTTTTTCTATTACTTAATTGCTTTTTCTTTCATTTCAAAGACGTTGCTTTCAAAGTAAAAGAAATTCAATGCCAAGGCCCTAGTCGAAAAGTGCAGTATCCTCATTCTACTGTCGAAACACGAACCATTCGTCTGGTCAATCAGTATAAGCTCAGAAAAAATTGGCAAGTAAAGGTCGAACGAAAGAAGACCGAAATTCAATGTCAAGCATGGGGCGTACGTGGCCATTTTAGACACTACAAAAATGGTAAGGTGGTATTTGTTCGGCCGTATGTTAAAGGCAAGCAGCGTGAAGAGTATAAAGGAAAGATTTATCAATTACTTCCAAAAGGGGAAAATTCTATATGAAAAAATTTGAACAATGGTGTCCTAAAGAAGTTTGTCAAAATGGAACCTGTGAATACAATTTAAAGAATAATCCACACCCAGAAAACATTCATAAGGTGTCAATGGACATTCCTAAATATTGCCCGCTGAGGGCGGAAAAGAGGAAAGAGCGGGATGAACGACTTCATAAAATTCATAGACAAGCTTACAAGTGATGAGGCTATTCATGTATCAATTTATTGCAGTAAAACACTTGATTGGTGTATTACAGTGTGGAAAAAAGGATGCGCCGAAGATTATCCAGGAACTAAGACCTCTACAGATGGAAAAGACGCTATTTTGTGTGATGTGCAAAGTTCTGATATTGAACTATGTTTTGCTAAAGCACAGGTTGCTGTTAAAGAATGGTTGATTAAATACAAGGGCGGATACTAAGTGCTAAGGAGGATTATTATGAATAATAAAAATGCTTGCCAAGTTATATTCCATGCTGAAGGCTTTGATCCGCAAACAGATTTGCCTGATATGCAATGGGAACTACTCAAATCTGAATTCGTTACCATGTATAATGCTTTTGCTGATGGCACAAATTCCATACTAGAAAAAATAAATCATATATGGAATAATTATGAATACATTAAGTTATCAAACAATATTGTTTCTATTTTTGAATGCGAAATGGCAATGGACATCCTCGATTATTCCAATATCACATACGAAGATTGGGTTGAAAAAAATTATAATGAAGTGGTTGAAGCTATCAATGCAGGAATGAGTCCCTTTTTTCATCTCACAGCTTATATTTTTAGGGATGGAAATAGTCCTACATTTAGGGCTAAGATAAAAGACCATGATGATTGGACTATATACATTACACTTGAGCCAATATGTGAAGAGGAGGATAGCGATGATTGATGCCAATATTGAACAAGAAATTTGGAATCGTCTATTTTTAACAATTAAAAACCCATGCGGAGTTGCCGCTATTATGGGAAATTTAATGTTAGAAAGCTCTCTAAATCCTTTATGCATGACTGGAGCGAACAGGAAATATTATGTCGATTCCAGAACATACGCCGATTTAGTTAACCATGATACCCTTGATCGAAAATCTTTTTCTAAAGATGGCATTGCATTTGGATTAGCCCAATGGTGCTATTATACACGTAAGGAAGCACTATATGATTTTGCTAAAGGAAAAGATATTGGTAGCCCGGAAGTACAAATTGATTTTTTACTTACGGAAATGCCTAAGTATAAAACAGTTTGGGAAGCCGTTATCAATGCTACAGATATTATTACTCCTTGCAATATCATCATGAAAAAGTATGAAAAACCTGCTAAAACGGATCAAGCTGCATTAGATAGACGAGTTGATGAGGCTTGCAAATATTACTTAAAATACTCCACAAATAGCTCAACGGCTGCAAAAGAATTGAAAAAGATGGTCGTTACAACTATGAATAAAGTAAATATTCGACTTGGAAATGGCACCAATTTTGGAATAGTTACGCAAATTGAAAATAAAAGGACTATGTATCCTTGGGTGGCTACTTCAGAAAATGGATGGCATGCTATTTTATATAAAAACCGAGTCTTATGGGTAAGTGGAGAATATTCAGTTATAGAAGAAGTATATTGAAGGAGATAGTTATGAAAAAAATTCCAACTTTATTTGAAAGAGAATACGATGGGCATCGAAAAGTAGGGATCAAACCAGAATTGTCTGACCCTTCTTTGCAATGGGTGCTTGATGGAGAAGGGGAAGCAACATTAAAACTTGATGGCGCTTGTTGTGCTATCCTGGATGGCAAATTTTATAGGCGTTATGATGCAAAGAAAGGAAAACAACCTCCTGAAGGAGCAATTCCTTGTTGCCATCCAGATCCTGTAACAGGTCATTGGCCTCATTGGGTTCCTGTCAAAGAGGATGATCCGGATTCAAAATGGTATATTGAAGCTCTAAAGCATACCGGACATGAGCTCGAAGATGGAACCTACGAAGTTATCGGCCCCCATTTTCAAGGTAATCCTTATAATATGACTTTAGATGTACTTGTAAGGCACGGAGATGTACGACTTGTAGTTGATAGATCATTCGAAGGTTTACGCCATTATCTTGAAGAAACTCCAATTGAAGGAATTGTATTCTGGAAAGATGGAGAACCGCAATGCAAAATTAAGCGTTCTGATTTTGGATTTGAATGGCCAGTCAATGGACAAAAATATTGGGGCTAAGAGATTAAAGTAAAAAAGATCCCAAAAAGGAAATATTGATATTTTAAAGGAGAGAAATATTATGGCTAAGAAACTTAAGGCAATGACTTTTCCGGCGACCGTGTCTATTTTAGGTACCCCATGGAGAATTGAAGTACGAGATCGCATGAAAGATAAAGATCTAAAAGATTCGCATGCCGATGGATATTCATCATTCCCTGAAAGATTAATTGTTATTGCTGATCTTTCCATAGACCCTATATTCGCTGAAGATGAACAGGGTTTTATTGATGAACTTATGAAGCGGTGTCTTAGGCATGAAATCGTACATGCTTTTTTAGATGAAAGTGGACTATGTCATGATGCTTCTCGCTTTTCTGGTCCTTGGCCGAAAAATGAAGAAATGGTTGATTGGATATCTCTTCAAGGCCCGAAAATTGCAAAAGCTTGGCATGAATGTGGTATTTTTGAATCATTTTAAGCACGCGCAAAAAACATATGCATAAATGGAACTGATAAGGTATCTTATGCCAGTTCTATTTTCTTTTGAAAGAAGGATCATATATGCCTGAAGAAAAAATAACGTCTATACCAATAGCTGATATACTTATTCGCTATCAGGATATATACAAAGCAGTTAATGACTTCTGTTTTTCAAAAGAGGCAGATCATATGATTGAGACTTGCTCGGATTCTAAACGAGCAGGTTTTACTTTGGGATTAATGACTGCAGCCATGATCATTAATCGTGATGCCCCCAAATTGCTTGTTTATAACCAGGGATTAAAAGATTTTTATGATCTGGCTTTAAGCAAAGGACCATCAGGCGTACTTATATCAAAGGAAGAGGAAAATCAAAATGGAAGCGAAGAATAATATTATTATTGAAGCATCTATTATCCCAGCTGAGGAATATGAAGGAATGGAAAAAATTATAGTCCGTTTCGATGATAATCTTCCTCATAAGCATAGTTTTACAGACTGGACAGTTCTCAAAACATTTTATGCTGGTGAGATTTCTATTCTCCCTTATATGCTGATTGGCAAAACTAAAGAAGAGGCTTTGCTTTTTCTTGAGAGAAATTGAAAGGAGCAACCTATTTATGAAAATTGTAAGAGCTGGATACCAAATTTTAAATATGGATCTTGATGATCCCAAATGTGCAAGTGATATTTATAAGGCCATCGAAAAAGCTGGCCGCACTTGCTACAAAAGTGAAGCCAAGATTACAGATGAAAGTGCGGAAAAGTTTGTAAGAGGGCTTCGCAATAATCATCATGATGCAATGCTAGAGCATGCAATTATGACTGTTAAGTTCATCAATGACCGCGGAGTTTCTCACGAGATGGTTCGTCACCGTCCGTGTAGTTTTGCCCAAGAAAGTACTCGGTATTGCAATTATTCTGATGACCGGTTTGGTCATGAAATTACGGTAATCCGGCCTTGTTTCTTTGATGAAATTTCAGATGAACGTGCTGCTGAAATTATTCGACTTTACGAGGAGAATCTGAAATCTGGCATTTATGAAACCTTTACTCCAAGAGAAAGGCAATACATCGATTGGTATTATGCCTGTCTTTGTGCTGATGAGTCTTATTTTGAAATGCTGGAAGATGGTGCAACTCCTCAAGAAGCGCGTTCCGTTCTCCCCAATAGCCTTAAAACAGAGATTGTGATAACGGCTAATATGAGGGAATGGCGTCATATTTTGAATCTGCGTGCGGCCGGCACTACAGGAAAGCCCCATCCTCAGATGTTAGAGGTTATGGTTCCCCTGCTGAATGAACTGCGAATGAAACTCCCGGCGCTTTTCGATGATATCAAACCTTTGGAGGAATAAAAATGTCGGCTGCTCGGTTTATTTCCTTATGGCATCTTCAAAATAGAATGAAATTTGATACACTTTTAAAAGAGAAACATCCTGAGCAAAAGGAGCTTCTCGATAAAAAGATTTCAGAAACTAAAGAGTTGATAGTCAAAACCGTAATGCAAATGGATGAAAACTTAGCAGCAACTATCTATTTAAAAACCTAATAATTAATAGGAGGCACACTATGGCAGATGGTGCAAAAGTGGATAATGTAAATCGCCCAGCACATTATACTTTTGGCGAAATCGAGGTTATTGACTATATTCGCGATAAACTCACTCCTGAGCAATTCGAAGGATTTTGCATTGGGAATGTCTTAAAGTATGTTTCTCGTTATGGGCACAAAAACGGCGTAGAAGATTTGAAAAAAGCAGGTGTTTATTTGAACTGGGGAACTGAAGCCTGCGAGAAGCGTGAAAAGGAAGAATTATATTCTTTTAAGCCTTCAGATGAATCTTCAACATAATTTTTGACCATTTCTTTTCCCTTCCTTTCTTTCAAACATGAGTGGCTGGAATAGACGTATGTTTCTTTGTGGGGGTAAAGTGACATGCGGCAAATATGATTGAGGGCTGACAGTCATATTTGTAGTAGACGCTGAATGTTGTCTGGAGAGTAACACACAGGGAGTGACAACCTAAAACCGCTCATGGTTACTCATGTAAGGTGGAAATCCTTACCTCATGTTTGATTATGATTAAATAGGAGAATAAAATAATGAGTAAAATTGTGGACTTTGATAATCTTATAGTTAATCATTTTACTACATTACAAGAAGTATTATATTCAGATATTTCATATGCAATAGGTCATATGGTCGGCACCTGCCACAATGTAATGTATCTCAATGAACTAAATGAAGGTTATCCATCTAATTTCTTTATTTCATTTGGCTATTCAAATGAAAAATCATATGAAAAAACATGGGCATTAAAAGTAGAAAATGATGATAGCTCAAAAGATATGACTATTATATCGATTCATGATATATTTGATGTCCACAATAAAGCTAAATTCTTTTCAGATGCATTCCTGATTTTTTATATGGAATGGAAATATCCAAATGGATTTAAATCTGAAAAATAATTTAAATGTGCGCATATGGCGGAATGGCAGACGCCCGAGACTTAAAATCTTGTGCTCTCAGTAGCGTGTGGGTTCGAGTCCCACTATGCGCACCATTAAAATGCACCTATGGCGGGTAGGTTCAAATCCTACTGGGCCAGTTATATTTTAGAAAGGAGTCAAACTTGGCAAACATGATGTTCAATGAATTTTTAAAGTCCATTAAATACGTATGTATGACTTTGTTAGAATTTGTATTGCTTTTTCTTACTGGGCTTTCCCTTTTATCCAGCTTGGGATTGCTAATTCTTTTGCTCGGCGGTTATTCGGGGATTCCTTGGTTTATTATCATATCTCCATTAGGCATAATTCTCTTTGGCGCATTGCTTGAAATTATCGATCCAGAGGCATACTATGAATGACAAGGAAACTGCAACGCTTGTCTACAATACTTTTTCATGGATCATGAATAATATGGTGGATAAGTTGACTCCAGACGAAGCGAACTTTGTTGCTAAGGTTATTCAGGAATCATCATTAGTTGTTGAAGAATGGCAAGAAGGAGAATAAAAATGAGAAACAAGCCTTATTAATGCACCTATGGCGGAACAGGTAGACGCGCATGGTTCAGGTCCATGTATCTTAGGATGTGTAGGTTCAACTCCTATTAGGTGCACCATTGTAGACCGTACTAATAATACTAAATAATGCCTGGTGCGTTACTTTTGAATTTGCTAGAAAGCCATGTACGTGCAACGTTGTGTACATGTTATTCAAAAGGGAAAGGGCATTAATCTCGAGATTTTAGTATGAATATGGTCTACATTTGCAGGGTGGCGGAATAGAACGAATATGTACAGTTCGGGAACTTAATAGAGTCCTATTAAAAATGTGTTAGGCCGACACTACTTTATTAAGAGTCCAGTAGACGCTGGGTCAGATAGGTACGATCCTACGCGTGCACCAGAGCGTTTAGGGGCATGACGAGGATGGAGCGATGATACACAGAAAACATGGAGGTACTATCATGTAAGGTGGAAATCCTTACCCCTGCACCTTATAGGCGTATAGTGTAAAAGGCAGCACAACAGACTTTGACTCTGTTAGAGTAGGTTCGAATCCTACTACGCCCGTAATAAAAGAAAGGACGGAATGAAAATGGCAACTAAACCAGCAAATTCCAAAAAAATTTATGATTGCATTATAACAAATCCTAGATATTTTGCAGACAATGTTTTGAGAGCAACCGAAAATGAAATTGGTTATAAAGTGTGTTATTATCGTAATCAAGATGATGTCGCTATTCCAGTTATTATTAAACTCCAGATTCTTAAAAATGCATGGCAAACTGTTTATGGTGATCCATTTTTAGAGCTTTATTCCAAGCATCGGTGCGATATAGCAAAAGTTATAGAGTTCATATCATATTATACTGGAAAACCAATGGTTTTTGAAGGGCCAGCATTTTCATTTCATGATCCAGAGTTTTCATATTTTAAAGGAATAATTGTTCATCCTTACTGGAGATTCGATTTTTCCTTAAATGTATGCGGATCAGGAATCCATTATTTTAAGCATAAAAAAAGTGCCTTAATTTATGCCGATGTTTTATGTCGAACAAGGCATAATGCAAAGATACGAAAAAATGCTTATAAGTCAAAGGAGGCACTTTTTTAAAATGAAAAATATTTCTGGCTATTTTAAATGTCCAAATTGCGGAAGCACAATATTTTTCAGAGATGATGATGAACAAATTACTTGTTCTTATTGTGGCTCGATGCTGGTTCGCGAAAAAAATGAATATGAAAAGAGTTTAGAATTCTTTCGAAAGAAGGCAATAGCTGAAAGTGCTGAATCAGAAAAAGCTCCAATTCATTCAATTTCTGGCCAAAAGATATTGGCTTTGATAACCGGACTTTGTATTATTGTCGGAATTATTTGTCATTTCTTACGCATCTAAAACATGCGCTTAAATAGGAAGGGAGGTTAGAATTATGCTAACTATCAAAGATGTAAATGCCCGGTATGAGTTATTGCTGGAGAAGAAAAAGAATCTCCAAGCCGTTTCTCATGTGATTCAGGATGCATCAAAAGACCTTAACATTGAAATTTCGACCGGTAATGTAAAACTAATGGAAGATTTAATTGAACAAACTGGTCAATTTAAAGTTCTTAAGGCCGATTATGTTGCAACATTTGAATCCTTTGAAAAGCAGTTGAAAGACTCTGGTTTTACAGATGATGCAATTTACTACATGACCGAGATGTTGAAATTTGAAAACTTGAAGCATGATCAAAGATAACCCAATCCAAAGATTAAAGGAATACGTAATTTAAAACGTGTTCCTTTCTTTTATTAAAAGGAGGAATTTTTAATGTCTAATATTATTATTGAAATGAGAAACTGGGACGATATCAAATGGTATATGAATGAAGGATTCCATATTTCCGAGATGGCCGGAGTAGAATTTCCTGGTTATATTACTTTACAGGTTGATTTGTCAGAGCCTGTTCAAAATGAAAGCATTCGCAATCTGGTTCTGCATGCGAGAGAAAAAGGAGTCGATATCAAAACGGATGATCCGAATGCTTTGGAAATGTTAAAACTTCCTCCCGATACTCCTAAAGCAGAAAATACTAGTGCCTCAGAGAAGGCAGAAAAAAATCTTGCAAACCGGCCGAATATTGAACGGCAAGAGCAGCTTAAAAAATGTAATGCTTTCTTTCTGAAAGTTGCAGAAAAGCTGAAAGATACTCATATCATTGCCAGCGCTTCTCACCGTTGGATTTCTGCATGCTTGATTCCTAAAGGCACTGAAGAGCAACTCACCTATCATAGTAAACCTGTGAATAGTCTGCGAGTTGCATGCAATTGGAACTGGCGAGCATCTTCTAAACGGTGTAAAGATGAAAAATATATTCAGTGCCATACAGATGATCTTCCATGGGCAAGGAAGAAGGAATCTGATGGATCAGCCAGCAAACCTATTTGGGGTAATATGGTTGGATATTTTGATGCCGATCAAAAATATCATTGCGTTTATGGAGAAAAATTCAATCGCGAGACCAAAACTTGGGAATGGGTTGAAGGCGATCCGGATGCCGTAGCAGAAATGATGAAATCTAAAATGAATGAAAAATCGGCTACGGATATTTAATTTTACTTATTAATAGATTTAGATTATAATCAAAAGAGCTAGTTGGTGTAAAAGTGGCGAAGCTAGATAGACTTACTTCTCCAAAATATGCTTTGGGACCACAAAGAGTCTATCAATATAACCTAAAAACGTGGGCATGCTTACTTCTACGCATATATAATAACGGCTAATCACTAGTCACTTTTATGCCGAGCGTAACAATAACCTCTGATTTTAATCAAAATCTTTTATGATAAAGCTAGTGAGGCTTACTTCTTTATAAAGGCTGATACCCTTGTGCAAATAAGAGTCTCACAATATGTCGGAAAATGCATGCAAAGCTATGATAGGCTTACTTCTATGAAAAGACTGTTAATCTTCTAATAGTTATCAAATTTATTGCATGCGAGCAATAGCTAGATGGACTTACTTCTACAATATATTGGCTAAAATATTTAGTTCATCAACATCATGAAAAGGAGCAAATAACTATGTTAGATATTTATCGGGATTTCTTATTTACTAAACATATTCTGGTTTGCAATAAATGTGATGAAAATAATATTGAAGAAAATTATACTCCGCTGGATGTTATTATTACTCTAGGACAGAAATTTGGGATTCATATTACTGAAAATCCCCAGCTTGCGAATGTCCATATGATTCGTGATGCCCAGGTCTGTTTAGGAGAAGATGTGCCTGAACCTTTTTATCGTGGGTTTCCAAGAACAGTAAGAGATCTGATTCCTGCTGATCTTCGTCTTATGGACCAGGTCTACCATTATATTCAAACTTATGGTTTTGGATGGTTCGATCAACCTGGACATTCTGTAGCAGAAGCCACATTAGGTCGTGAAAATTTTGAACGGCTTGTATATAATGAAAACATTAAGCCGAAAGAATTCAAGATTTTGAATGAATACGAAGCTGAGCAAGTTTTGATTACTTCTTTGCAAGACATGCTTAGCTTGAATCGCCCTTTAAGTGAAATGTGGGAAAAATTAATTGAACAAGGATATCGTGATTACACGACTCGCATTTTGCCTAAGAACATGCCCTGTAAAGAGACAGTTATCGGTCTTTTATACAAATTCAAAGAACTTGAATTCTGCAAATATTTGAAGCTTTCCGATATCATTAAATTGGTTCGCTATATTCAGTGGACTCAATATCACAGCGAAAATTTGAAAGCTTTGAACCTTAAAAATCAGGATAGAAAATTTATTACTGCTGTGATTGACTATTTCAATACTGCAAGTGTGAACCAATGCAATTTCTCGGAATGTTTTGAAAAACGAAAGATCTGGTGTGGTCTATTTCATCATCTTCATTACAAACCGAAATCAAAGCTTATGCAGGCATTTGTAATTGATATCCGGAGTAATGTAAATCACTCGACCTATTCAAGGTTTGAACAGCTTATGAAGGAGAACAAACCGGCAGAAGCTGCAAAAGTTTTAGTTGCTGAAAAAGGTCCATCTGCTTTAGTGCGGCATTTGAATTATATTCTTAGTCGCTGTGTCCTGGAATCGGATCTTAAGGAGGTAATAAAATGTCTAGAGTAAATCCAGTTGTATTAATTCAGATGATGCTTAAGTATCATTATGACGCAATCACCCCAACTTCTGGGGCTAGAACGTTTACCTTTATGCATAACCATCGAATGACTGTGCATAAAGAAAGCACAGAAGAAGTTCAAAGGCGTAAAAGCCATTTGAATTCTTTTAAGCTTAGTTCTGCAAAAATGGCTCTTAAAGAAAGCTTAAAGCGGACATTAGCTGGACGGCTTGGAAAGGTATGGATTGCCCCAGGAATGGAAAGAATCGCAGTTCCATTGACTATGTCAACTGGAGAAACTGGATATGGGGTTCTTCCTACTGGGAGTCATATACCAATTCCTAATGGTCAATTTGTCAGGGCTTTTACCTATTGGGAAAAAGTTAATGACATTGACCTAAGCTGCATTGGTCTTGATTGCAATGGGAACCAGACAGAATTCAGTTGGAGGACCATGCCTAATAGGTGGTCTGGAGCTGCAATAGTATTTTCTGGTGACCAGACTAGTGGCTACAATGGCGGAAGCGAATATTATGATATAGATATTGAGGCCTTTAAAAAGACATATCCGAATATTCGATACATTGTACTGTGTAACAATGTATATACACATGGTGGTCAATTCAATGAGTGCGACTGCATAGCAGGTTTTATGATCCGTGATAAGGATCCCAACCAATTTATATTTAAGGGTGAAAGGGGTCCGGTTTATGGTGCTCTTTCTCTTCCGCAACCAGTGATATTCGATCCCAAAACGGTCGAAACATCTTTTAGAATAACTTCAGAATCGAGCTTTGTATATCTGTTCGCCTTAGATTTAGAAGCTCGAGAAATGATCTGGCTTAACCTGGCTCGTTCTGGGAGCACTCGAGTCGCTGGGGCAACACAATTGGATTTCTTGAAGAGATACTTCACGATTACGGACGTAATCAATCTCAGAGATCTTTACGCATGGTCTGGTACTGTCGTAGATGATCCTACTGAGGCTGATGTGGTCGTAAGTGACAAAGAGATCAATGGTCTGTTGAAAGAAAATTGTGATTGGGTAGCTAGTTGGGATTTCGAGAAAATCCTCAAGTTCATTTCGTCATAATTTTCTTGCTTCATTCTTCTATAAAACTTATATTTATAAGTCGATGAGGTACCTATGGTGATATAAAGTTGAAGATAAATCACCATTTATGCACGCGTGATCAACATGGATATTAATGGAATAAACATGAAGGAGGTTAATAACCATGTTGAGACAAACTACAAAGAGGCAGTTGCACTGGACTTTTTTTGATAGAGCGAAGGTCTGTAGCGACTCTCGAGAAGCCTATTTAGAGGTAAGAAAAATGAATGGGCGATATAAGAGAGAAGAAAAGCAAAACCCGAGTATTCTACCATTAAAGGCGACAGTGAATCCACTGCCTGGAGGAATGGCAGAGATCTTAATTTGGTATGGCCGTTAATGAATTCCTCGAAATCCCGTGTAAAAAACACGGGATATTTTTTTTTCGATTATAAATATCGCGAGATAAACATGTATATTAATGGGAAACACTATACTAGATAAATACAAAAGAAAGGAGAAAAACAATGAAAAACACAATGGAACTTATTAATGAGCTTAATGCTCAAACTAACGAATTGTGGAAAATGAATCTGTCATTTGAAGACAAGATGGCATTGTACACAAAACTGGTTCACAAAACGAACCGTGCCTGCAGAAGGCATAAAATGGCGACTGCGTGGTTAAATGCAAAAGCATTATACCGCTCATTCTGCATTCTGGTCTGTGTGGTTTTTTACCAAATTAAATAAGGAGGAAAATTATATGGACATTGAAGTGACTATTTCAGATATGAAAAAGGAACTCAAAAAGATAAAACCTGCTTTACAACTAAGTGAAGCAAAAGTGAAAACTCTGCAAGCGGATTTTGAAAAAGCACGAGATGCTTTAGATAAAGCTGTAGCAGAAAGAGACGCATGCAAAGCAGATATAGATGCGCTAGAAATGGCAATTGAAGCACTAGAATCTGGAAACTTTGCTGCTCAAAAGGCAGCGAAAAAGAACCCTATAAATGAAAAACCTGTCAAAGTAAGTAAGGCAGATGAAAGAAAAAATGCTAATAAAAAAGCTCATGTATTGAAGTTAAATCAATATGATAATGTGCTTGACCGATGGCCTACACAAAAGGCCGCAGCAAGAGGCATGAACTGGGATCAATCCAGCGTATGCAAATTTATGAAATTGAGCAAAGAGGTTCAATTAAAAAGAAAAGGTTTCTATTTGGCATGGGATTGCTAAATCAAAAGTATAAGGTCGACATGGCCTTATACTTTTTTCGCATATAAAACATGTCCTTTAATGGGAGTAGCTTAGACTATGCCTAGAAAGGAGATTCAAAATGAAAGTGGAAATTAATGGTTTAATTGTAATTGCAGTTTTTGGTATTATTGTCTATCTGGGAGTTGACAAAATAGTAAAAACGGTGGAAGGAGTTTTAAACCCTAAGTCTATAAAAGAATCTAATGCATAAAAAGCAAAAGCAGCCCATATAAAGAAGCTAAATGATTAACAGCTTCTTTATATTTTTTTAAAAAAAAAAAGGAGGAACAATAAAATGTTCAAAGCTGTAAAAATTGATATGCATTTTGGTAGAAAATCCTATAGAAAATCTCGATGGAGAAAAAGTGCTATGCGAGAAGTAAAGCGTCTTATAAAAGCATATCCAGATACAAAATCAATTACAGTTATAATTTAAGGAGGAATATCCACAATGATAAAGGGATATAAAGCTTTTGAAGCAGATATGACCTGTCGTGGTAAACGATATGAATCCTACAAAACTTATGAAGAAAATGGCCGTGGAATTTGTAAACCTGGGACAATGCATTTTTGTGAAACGCCTTTAGATTGCTTTGATTATTATCCAATATTAGATAAACAAGCGAGGCCCTACGCATTTGCACATGTCAAAGCATTGGGAAATACTCTTTTTAGGCATGGGAACAAAAGAGCTACACAAAAGTTATATATTGGCCGAAAAATTTCACTTCACACTTTTATAAAAATAGGACTTGATAAATTATCGGAAAAATTAACTCAATGGTCTGCAGCAACTACACGATATGGGCGATATATGTATGAGCTTTTACGTAATACAATACATGCAGAAATTACTGAAAATCAGATAAATGCCTCATTTGAATATGCAAAAGCTCGAATCGGCATCATTGGAGCTGACAATAGCATTAGCGCTTCTACATCAGAAGCGACTATTGCGAGTACAGGAAGTTGCAATCATATCGCCACATCTAGTTGTATATCAAAAATTGCAGATACTGGACAGCATACAAGAATCGCAACGACTGGAGGATGTTCAAAGATTGCTGCTTTAGGTGAGGATGCTCAAATCGTTAGTACAACTTCTGGATCACGGTACTATACTTCTGGAGATGAGTCCGTTATATGTTGCACTGGATCAAATGCTGTTATACGAATGGACGGCAAACGATCTATTGGAGTAGCTACTGGATGTTTTTCTAGAGTTAGTGGAAAAATAGGAGATTGGATTGTTTTAGCTGAATGGACTTTATATAAAACTGACCAATCTGGGGAATGCGTATGGATACCTGTTTGTGTAAAAGCCGTTCAAATAGATGGCAAAATTTTAAAGCCTAATGTTTTATATTGTTTAAGAGATGGGAATATTGTTGAATTTGATGAAGAGGAAGGAGTTTTTCCAATATGAAAGAGCATGTTGTTTTAATTCTTGGTGGCCTTGCAGTAGCCCTTGCTGCTGCCGCATTAGGTGTAGTTTGTGTAGAATCTCGAAAAGTTAATAAACAGCTTAATGCAACTGATGCTGAAAATAAAAAAGCCACCACAAAATTAAATTCCGTAATCAAAGATTTGGCAGATAAAACTGAAATTCAGGTTAAAGAAGAAGTTGTGAACAAGGCAGTTCAGCAAGCAGTTAATCGAGAAGTTCCTGAAGCAGTTCGTGAGAATGTACGAAACATTCGCAATGATATTTTTACAGAGATCAATTCTGAGACACGTTTAGAAATTGCAACTCAACGAGATAAACTTATACCTCAAATTGATCAAAAGCTTCGTGAAGAAATAGATCTAATAAATAAAGATGCTATTATCAAAGATGTCCAAGCTCGATCGGTTGAATTAACTATGGACAGACTTACAGATGATCTCAATGCAATTAAGGCAAAATATGAGAAAAAGTTAGAAACTGCCTACAATGAGATGATTTCTAATTACAGAGAAAAATTAGATCGTCGAATTGACACAATGGATATTCTGGACTGGCAACGGCTTGGCTATCGTATTTATCGAATTTAAAAAGGAGATCTATTATGTCTAGATCGTGTAAAAATGGTAAAGAACTAAGAGAAAGGGATTTGCAGATTTTTCATCAATGGCATGATCTTGGTAAAACATCCACCGAGATTGTTAAAGACTATGATTTAAGTCTTATTCGAGTCCAGCAAATTCTTCAACAGGAACGTAAAAGGCATTATATTAATAAAACCCCTATCAGATCCCTACCTATTTTAGTTGACCGTTTGAATAAATTGTATGAAAATATGATTTACGGTTATTGCCATCAAAATCTTTCAATTGATGGCATTATCAAACGCGTGGTTGGAAATTTATATTTTATAAATAATGAACAGGGGGCTAGAGATTTAATTGCCTGGCTACGAGGTACAACTTTTGAAAACTTGCGCACAATTAAAGGATTAGGACGGACGAAAATTAATATATTAATCAAAATCCGGGACGATTTAAGATCTCAAAGGATTAATGCAGATGATTTATTAATTGGGGTTCAACATATTTATAGCTGAGGTGACAAATATGCCTATGTTGGTTCGCTGTTTAAAGTACGATTGTTTTGCTAATATCTGTGGAACGCAATGCAAAATTTTAAATGAAGGTTACCCTAATGGAAATTGTCCTTTTCATAAGACTCAAGAGGAATTTGATCGCGACAAAGAAAAAGCTCATGACATATTAGTGTCTAAAGGCTTAAACAATCTCGTTCAGATCTATGAGTATAATCCCCAGCGCAGATGGTAATCCGTGTACAAAACATGCTAATAAATGAGATGAAGCTGTAAAAATTTTAAAAAGGAGCTGGTATTTTATGTTGAATAAGTTATTGTTACCTATTGGAATTATCGCAGCAGTTGCAGTTGTAGGAATTGGTATCAAGATCAAGAAAGATCATGATGACCGTGAAGCGATTCAAAATGAACAAAATAATACCGATGAAAATGGTAATATTGTAGTTCGTATTGGATCTAATGGACGTGAAATCCAGCGGAATATTGAACGGATTAAATATGCGATGGCAAAGTCTGAACCCGGAACGCCTGAATATGAGACTCTGAGTGACGAGTTGCAAAAAGCATATGAAATAATGAAAAAATATAAAGAATCAAAATTTTATATAGAACCGAAGGTGATGGCAACCCTTGTAGTGGTTGGCGCAATCGGATTATTCGCGATCTGTTTGAGCCAAGAAGATCCAACAGCAATTAAAATAGCCCAATTTATATCAAAACTATTTAGATTAGGATAAAATAGCGATTTTATAAATCGTCAGCTGAATCTCGATAATGAGGGGAGTTTAAAATGGAAACAACTCCTCTCATTATTTTCAGATCAGAAAGGAGATATAAAATGAGATATTTTACAAAATACTTAGCTATTGCGCTTATTTTATTTCTTTTTGTTGTAGGCATATTAATTGCTGCACGGACAGCTAATGCTGAAGATGAGCTTAGAGAAATGTATGCCATTTGCCAACCCGATGATTTTATTTATATTAGGCTTCATCCTAGTCGAAAAAGTGAAGTCGCGGGATATTTGATGCCTGGTGAAATCGTAACCATTAGTAATAAAGTAAAAAATGGTTATGCATATTGCCCTAATTTATCAAATGAAGCTGGAGAAGGATGGGTTTATACAGGATATCTAACCGAAGACGAACCTGAACCTCTCGATGGTGAAGGATATTGCATCATTTCAAAAGCCAGAGTAGCTTGTAGAAAATGCATCAACGGGGATCGTCTTAAATGGCTTCATAATGGTGACCATTTGAAGGTTTGGTATAAAACAGAAGAATGGTCAGTTACTAATCGTGGTTTTGTTATGACTAAGTATTTGGAGGAGGATCCTTAATATGGTAACTGTTTTACATTATCAATGGAATAAGGATCCGGATGTATATTTTGGAACAACTGATCATTCAGAAAAGAAAATCCTTAAAGGTCTACGAGAAGATGACTTAATAGTCACAAGATCATCTGATAAAGATTGGCCTGGGCAAAGTAATCCAAGATATACTATTCATCATTGGGATGTAAAAAGAAGGTGAGCCAATGCCTAGCAGAAAAAGTATGGAACAAGTAATGACTTGGCTTAATAGTAAGGCAGCAGATAAAAATAGTTTGGATGGAATAAATGCTGAACTATGTATTTCTGTCATTAATGAACTGCGAATGCGATTAGAACGCTTAGGTGTACAGTTTTATAATATTAAACAGAGTACAAAAGCAACTCTTCAAAGACAACCTACAACTAGACGAATCGATCAAAATGAAAATACTTCTACCTGCCAAGAAATACTTTTTTAAAAAGGGGGTAAAACAAAATGCTTACAACTGTCAAAGAGATCAATTCAGAAATTGTCAAAGTAGAATCTAGAAAATCCGCATTATTGAATGTATTTAATAATTCTAGTCAAAAAGACACATCATTACCTTTAAATAAAGATATGGCATTAGATATCATTAGGTTTCTAGAAAAATATGAAGAAATGCTCAAAGGTATTTCCGTTGATATTCCACTTCTTAATCAATTTTGAACAAGAAGCCTTGAAATAGAGCTCGCAACGCGTTTATCCGCTTCTAGAGGTGACACATTAAGTAACACTATAGCAGAAGCTGCCGATTAAGAAAGGAGATTTTTAAATGGCTATGGAATTAGTTTGGTATGAGGTATTAGATTTTACTTCATATATAACTAAATATCCTAAAGATTGGTTTTATAGAAATGGTCGTAATATTAATGCAAAGTATAGTCCTGTATTGGAGCCGCTAGGCTTATATTCAACAGAAGAAAAAGCTATGGAAAAACTTCGTAAATTCGCCGAAGAAAAGGGTATACCTTTTGATGAAAACTTTTGTAAGCTAGAATTGAGCTATCCTTATTTTTATGAAAATTCATATAATGTTGCTTGTTTCTCAATCGGCGAGGTAGGAATATGGTTTAATGCTAATGACGAACCGGTTAAAAATATTCGTGATGATTTGTATTATGGTACGGGTGCTTTTATTATTAAGAAAGTGATGACTTTAGACGAAGACTAAGGAGGCTATTATTATGCAGGACCAATCCTTTAAAAAGAATTTTATAATTCCAACAAGGCCATTTGATGATTCGTTTCGTCTATATTCTAGAAAAGATATTGGCTTTAATCCAGGGTTGACGGCATTAGTCGGTTGCAATGGATCTGGAAAATCTACATTATTAACTTTACTAAACGATCAGCTTATGTCTATAGCAAGAAAGGACAAATCTATTTTGCTTTTATGCTATGACGATAAAGGTCCAGATGGAAGCGCTAATCTTGCTTCAAAATTTTCATTTTTTCAACGATTCGATCTTGTGTCGCAAGCCATGACTGAATCTGAAGGCGAAAAGATAATGCATGGCATATGTGAACAAGCTAGACACATTGGCCATAAAATTAAAACAAAACGCACATCTGAATCTAAAGATTATAAAGAAATTTGGATTCTATTAGACGCAGTTGGGTCCGGATTATCAATTGATGGTATCTTAAGTATAAAAGAAGATCTTGTTAAAGTCGTCATAGAGGACAATCCGGGTACTGACGTATATTTCATTATTTCAACAAATGAGTATGAATTCGCAAACGGAGAAGATTGTCTCGACGTTACTACATTTAATCATGTGAGGTTTAAGACGTATGAAGAGTATAAAAAATTTATTCTTAAGACTCAGGAAAAGAAGCAAAAACGGGAAGAGCGGTGGCAAAAACAAGCCAGAGTTCCGTGATATTTTTGAAAAATGGATAGCTCAGCACTATGGTGAAGATTATATTTCTGAAGCTCTTAATATGTACGACACCTTAAATAATGGAGGTGTTATTGGCGATTTTCGAGTAACAACTGCGTTCTTGGAACTTCTCGCTACAGTTAAGAAAGATACTGGATATTCGTGAGGTGAATTAAATGTATAAAAGCGAATTAAATGGTAGAACTCCAGTTGCATTTGAGCCGGTTATGTTATCTTGCCCACCAGACTGTGGTGGAACTGATTTTGATGAAGTTGTGTATGCACCTGTTTGCCCAAAATGTCGACATCAATTTGGAGCTTTGGAACATGATGAGGTTTGCAAAAATTGCGGAACTAAATTATTTTGGAATATTTTACCGCCTTATTTATTAAGTAAATAAGAGGTGATTTATATGAATTGCAAAAATTGTGGAGCACCAATTCCATGGAGATCTCATACTTGCGAATATTGTGACTCATCCATTAGTCAAGCAGAGTATGTGACTAATCAGCACGCAACAGGTGATTTAAAAAGACATTGCCCTATTTGTGGAAGTACTGAATATTCTGTGTTAACAATGCAGCAGGCTCCTGATGTTTTTATTGGAGATAGCGGAGTAATGGTACAGTGCGACCAATGCAAATACCATACAAAGTTTCATACTTTCAATCCTTTTGATATTGATTCGGCACCTATTGATCTTGTTATTATGGAAGCCCTTGATGAGTTTGATCCTAATTATATTCCTCCAGATCGAACAATTTTATATGCTGACGGAAGAATTTATGCTATTTTGTAAAGGAGAGATAATATTATGTTGCATTACTCACATCCATTTCCTAATTCTCAGGCTACGCAAATTGTGGACGATCACGAGTTTAAAGGTTTTTCTTTTGAACCAGGGCACCTTTTGATTACTAAGACAGAAAATAATAATACTGGATCCCCGGCTTTACTGTTTGGAAGAACCTTAAAAAAGCATAGACCAGGAAGAGAAAACATTATTCTTGCCGATGATGATATTGTTGAACAGATCTTTGGTCTGGATTTTGACACAATTCAACAAGTAACCTCTCTTATTAAAATGCTTCAATCCATAAAGAAGGATATGAAAGAAAATGAAAAAGCTAAAAAAGAAGCTCCAAATGATATTAAATAGACCATTTTGCCTTCATGACTATCGTTTATCAACTCCAATGGAAACAGCGATATTTGGTATGGTTCATCAAATTTGTACTAAGTGTGGAAAAACTGAATTATAGAAGGTGAAAATATGAATATATCAGCTAAAGTTGATGAAGTATTTGGAAACCAATTAGCGACGTTATTTGCAGCAGAAATTAGTGATGAAGATTTGTTAGCCACTGCTCGCAAAGCCTACAATGAGTTAAATACTAAAGGTCCTTATAATAGAGATTCACGATTTGAAGAAATTTTAAAAGATAAATTAGTTAAACGCTATGTCCAAAAAATCGAAGAGTTTCTTTCTTTACCTGCAGTTGAAGAAGAAGTAAACGAAAGGGCCAAGCGAATTATTTCGGCTGCTCATAACAAGGCTGAAGAAATTCTAACAAATAATTTGGCAGAAGGTATGGCTAAAAGTGCAACTTATAATTTGGATGTTGCTATGCTATCATCAGCTCTCCATCAGAATTTATACGAACTTCAGAATCGTGGACATATTTAAGAGGAGGTCATTTAGATGGCTCAAAAAATTATTGCTTGTATTCTGGTAGCTATGCTAACTCTTATGTTACTCTCATCTGTTGCCTTCGGGGAAGATTTTCATTTTCGCAATGATATTTCATTTGGCGATAGTATAGATACTATTCTAGAGAAAGAGGGCCAAACATTTGAAGTATATGGCGATAAAGTATTTAGCCCATATATGACCTTGAGCGGGATACCTAATTCTACTATTACATACTTTTTTGACAATCATAAACTTAACAAGATTTTTATTAGTTATAGAGTTCGCAGTTCAAAAAATATTGATACTATGATGGATCCATATAATATGATCGAAGAGGGACTCGAACAGAAATACGGACCTGCGATCACCAATTTAAACGATATGATCTTTTATCGTGGGAACCTTTTGGATCCAGATCACAATGCTGCTCGAACTTATTATGCAGTAAGTCAGAGAACATTGGTTAATGACGATTCTATTATTGTGATAGAGCATGCTCTATATAAGAATTCTGGGAACCGACATTCCTTATTCTATATTTATCTTCCGATTACGGACGATAAAGATAATACAGTAATAAAAGATCTTTAAAAAAGGATGATATTTATGCAGATGACATATGGTGAATTTTATAACTCCGTAGTTAGGTCATTGCACCTTAAAGGGAAAGTAGAGGATTATAGACCTACTTATATTACGCCGGAAACAAAAGAAGTAAATGGTGAAATAACCGATAATTCATACCAAATTCCTGCGGCAATTACAATTACTCTAAAAAATGGAGATAAAATTGTTTATATTTTAAGGAAGAAAGAAACATGAATATTTTTACTAGAATTATCATCAGATGGAGACTTCATAAAATTCAAAAGGCTACAAGTATTAAGTTAACCAAAAAACAAAAGCAAGTTGTTCTTAATCATAACTATCCGTATCCATATCAATGGAAAGATTGGGACAGAGGAACAGGAAAAACAGTTGCCGCTATCTTTTGGACAATGCTTTGGCGTAATACTTATATTTTGAGAGGCAATGAACGTGAGATTGTATTCTTAAAGCATTTTGCCGAGCATCATAATATAAGCCCTTTTTTATGCCCTTATGGCAGGAATCAGGACGAAGAATTAAATTTTGCTATTCCAGATCCGGACCTTATGAAATTTCCATCATACGATATGCTAGATTGGCTTCTAAAAGAATACAATAAATATGCCATTAAATGCGAAGAAAAGAATATTTGGGTATCTCAAATACGAAAATAGGAGCATATTAACAATGACTGAAAAGAATAAACGAGGATATTTTGGTATTGGAATTTTTAATGCCAAAAATGCTAAAAATATTGGTACCTTGTGGCGTAGCGCTAACATTTTAGGTGCACAATTTATTTTTACAATTGGAAAACGTTATTCTAATCAATGTAGCGATACCATGAAAACTCAAAAGCATATTCCTTTGTTTCATTATGCAAACTGGGAGGATTTCAAAAAGCACATCCCATGTGATTGCCCGGTTATAGCAATTGAGTTAGATGAGAATAGTATACCTATACAAAGATTCATTCATCCTGAAAGATGTATTTATCTTTTAGGAGCAGAAGATAGTGGTATCTCTAAAAAAGTTTTAAACGATTGCTATACTATTGTGCAACTTCCTGGAGATCATTGCATGAATGTCTCTACTGCTGGAAGTATTGTAATGTATGACCGTTTTGTTAAAAATAATCCATAAAACACGCATTATAAACATATCTATTAATGGGATAAAACCCTAATATTTAAAAGGAGGCTTTACAAATGAATATCGGAAAAGCATTGGGAATTATTGGTCTGACTATTGTTGGATCTATTCTGGCCGCTGTTGGCGTGCGGGTAACGTTGAATGCAATCGACGGAAAACCGTTGCTGGAAGCGCCGAATAGGAGCATTGAAATCGGACTGGCACTGCCCGAACCTGCAAAGACCGAAACCGTAAAAAACAATAAGCCTGCACAGAAAAAGTAAGGGATTATGACCGTGAATTAGGAGATCAGAAAAACTGGTCTCCTGATTTTTTTTTTTTCAAGGGGTAGATTTATATGCTCAGATTCTGTCATATTATTCATAAGTCGTTTAAATGTCTAGGATGTTGGCTATTCGGCCATGAATACGAGATAAAAGACTTTTGTATCATATGCGTACATTGTGGAAAAGAATTAAGGAGATAAGTTATGGCTGCTCCAAATACGAATAAACGGCCTATCATTCGAAAAACAAGTGGCAATCGAATTCTTTATATTTGTCCTCGATGCAAAAGTATATGGACTCAGAAAAAGAAAATGTACAAAAATTTATGCCTTAAATGTGGCCAATATTTAGATTGGACAGGTATGGATAATATTGATTGTGTGTTTCTCGTATGCCAGAATATGGAAGAAGCATATTATAGTGCTAAGAAATATGAAGAAATTGTTGGTACGAGTTATGGCTTAGATTTAGAACAGTGGAGATTAAAAAATAAGAAGTTTTGGCCACAAACTTTATATTTCCCTTTTTTAGATCATAAAGATTACGGACGTTTTATGCGATGGGTAGCAAAAGAAGGACCAACCAGATTAAAAATGGATTAAAAGACGAGGAGTAAAAATATGGATACCTATAGCAATAATAAAATCCTTGAACGTCTAGAGCAACACCATGATTGGCTTGTACAAGTTGGTAATACATATGCCTCACCATTTTTAAAACAACGATGTGATAGTCAGGAACTTACAAGTAACACTATTCTTGGCGATTCTATAGTCAGATACCATTTAAAAGATTTTTTGATTCGAAATCTATCGACCTTAGAATTGCCTAATTATTTTGGTGATGGAGGTACAAAAATTAATTTTGCTTCCGGAGAATGCATTAAGCACTACGTATTCACCAAAGAAATTTTTCCTCAAGTGGCATTTGATGGAGTATATTTTGAAAATTGTACATTTATTGACTGCTCTTTTATGTCACTTAATTTATCGAAAACTGTCTTTAAAAAATGTATATTCAAAAATTGTGACTTTGGTCATGTTACATTCGTAAATTGTTTTTGCGAGCGTACTGATTTTATTGATTGCTTATTTACAGATTCATGTGCTAAGGAATCAAAATTTACGAGTGATATATTTGTAAGTTGCGGTCTTTTTGAGTTCACAATGCACAAAATAAATGCAAAATTCACTCAATTCGTTGACTGTGGATTACCTGGGGATATTCCAAAAGATGCATTTATTGAATGGCCAAAATGGGAAAGGAATTGTCCAGATACTGGTTCTTTTATTGGCTGGAAAAAATAAGATTTTATGCTGAAAATAAATATGACGGACGCATGTACTCTGGAGATGCTTTAGCCAAACTAGAAATTCAAGAAGATGCACAACGTTCAAATGCTTTTGGAAGAAAATGCAGATGCAGTAAAGCAAAAGTTTTAGAAATTCTATTAATCAGAAATAGTTCGTGTTTTTATGAATTGGTTAATGAATTAACGGATCCTAAAACCATTTTAGGTTTTAATTTCATCTATTATAGTAACTTTAATGAGAACTTTCATTATCAAATAGGTGATATTATTGTACCTGATGCTTTTGATCCAAATCCATTAAATGAATGCAGCAATGGAATTCATTTCTTTATGACTAAAGAAGAAGCAATGGAATACACATTATAAAAGGAGTATGAATATGAATACTTTTGAGGAAAACTATCTGCTCCCTAAGAAACTCGAAGAGCATAAAAAATGGTTAGATGTTATTGACACATGCAGAAAAGACCTTTTTAGAAAACAAAATTATGATAAAATGTATGACCTAGAATCAAGAGATTTTTTACTAAAGCCATTATATGCTGGGGATGAAGATTATTATGGACTATTGGAGGATAATAAACATTTAAGAGCTGATTTTTCTGAAAAAACAATTAACGAATGGAATGTTGTTGATGCAAATCTTAGAGGTGCTATCTTTAAAGGCGCCTTTTTCAAAAAATGTGTATTTGTTAATTGTACTTTAACGAAATGCGATTTCACAGGAGCAACATTTATTGAATGCATATTTGTGAAATGCGATTTATCTGAAACTATTTTCTCAGCTATGCGTTTGACAAGAACAAAAATGACTAACTGCCGCCTCTATGATAATAAGGTTGATAATGCTATTTTTTACGACTCTCGGTTTTTCGACTGTTGGATTTTAGGCATGCAAATAGATCATTCGGATTTCAGTGAAACAACATTTATTGGCGGTCAGACTCATTTTAATTTGACAGATACATCTTTCGATCAAGGAGAACCTGATATTCCTCAACTGTGCCCATCTGAAGGATCTTTTATTGGTTGGAAGAAATGCCTCGTAAGGTGCAAAGACGATATTGATGATGAAGAACAGTATTCTTCATATGAGGTAATCTTAAAACTACAGATCGAAGAAGATGCCAAAAGATCGAATGCATTTTGTCGAAAATGTAGATGCAGCAAAGCGCGTGTAATCGGAGTGTATAATATACTGACTGGCCAGCCAACCAAAATCGATGATGAGCATTTTGTAATTTGTAGTTATTTTGATAATGATTTTATTTATGAACTTAATAAAACGGTTGAGGTCCCAGACTTTAATGAAGACCGTTGGATTACGTGTGCATCAGGCATTCATTTCTTTATGACTCAAAAAGAGGCTGCAGAATACATGTATTAAAAGGAGAAATAATATATGGATGCATCTATAGCCATTAAAGAGCTCGAGGGAGCTATCTACTGCGGAGACTTCTTTTCTAAAAGTGAAATAGCAATTAAAAATAAATATCGCGAATATGCAAAATTAATACATCCTGATGTATGCAAACTGCCAAATGCTGAAGCTGCATTTCAAAAGCTAAATGAATTATATAGTGCCGCTCTAGAAGCTATTCAAAATGGTACATGGAAAAAGAAGAATTGTTTGCAAATCAATAATGAAGTTATTGAATACAAAAACGAAAGCCATTTTGAATTGGGCATGCGGTACTCTGGATCTAATAAATTAGTATTTATATTTGATCCGGACAAATCTATTTGGTGTAATAGATTTATTGCATCACGGCCCTCTCTTGCAAATGATCCCGACAAAATGAAAAAAATATATTCATGTCGTATGCCAAGATTTATTAAACGGGTATTAGTCTCTAATGGAGCATCTCAAGAAGCAATAATCTTGGCTAAGGAACCATCAGAGTATCCATTTGATTTGTTCCTAAAAACATATGAGAACCAATTAGATGGAAGAGATATTGCTTGGATGATCAGTCGTATGATTGATCTATGTTGTTTCTTATACACCCATGATATCGTACATAATGGAATAACTATTGATTCATTATATATTGATCCAGAACAGCATAGTATGCATTTATATGGCGGATGGCAATATGCGGTTCCTATTGGTGGGAAAATGACTGGCACGACCAAAGAGATTTATAATCTCATGTCATCAGTGTCAAAGACTACAAAAGAAGCAACCCCGACAACGGATATCGAGTCCGTAAAATTGATTGCTCGAATGCTTTGTAAAAAAGCTAAAGACATTCCGATAGATATTTTAAAATGGGCAGATTCTGGGAGTTCTGATGATCCTATTAAGGAATATCGTAATTGGAATGATACTTTAACTAAGGCATATGGAACTAGACAATTTAAAATCTTTCATGCTGATGCTGTCCAGATATATTCTGAAAAATAATTGGCAAGCTATATGCAACAAATCCAGTTATCTGGATTTTTAATATATAATCTTATATTTTATAACATGAAAGGGGACATCACAATGGGACAGTCGAACGAGGTAAACTTTGAAGAAATGGCAAATCAGCCAGTGTATCAGAAAGAGAAGGTTTTTTGTAAAGATAAAACCTCTCTGGAGACATGCGTATGCTGGCAACCGGGAATTGTTATGATGATGCATATTTCCGATGCCGATGTCAAACTGGAGCCTGATAATTGGATCGTAGTGCGTACTGACAATAAAGATCAGGCAGATGAGGGAGCCAAAGAAATTTACACTAACGTTGTATTCCATGAGAGATTTACGCTTGCGGCTGCAATATTTGAAGAAGCTACAGCTGCTAGAAAAGAGGAGGAAGTTGTAAATGGGAACCGGTAATTTTACTGTTCAAGATTGGACAAGTTATGCGACTAAAAATGTTAATAATAAGTCTACAGAGGAAATTTATACTGCTTCTACAATGGATTCTGAGTTCGATCCAAAAGGTGTTATGAGAGAAAGTCGCGACAGTGATGACCATCCCAATTCCACTCCGATTATTATCGGTCTGGATGTTACGGGAAGCATGAGTGATATCCTTCAGGCCGTGGCTACTCAGCTTGGTGATCTGGTTCTACAGATTTTGGATCGTAAGCCTGTTGATGATCCGCAAATTATGTTTAATGCCATTGGTGATGCAAGATGCGGAGATAGGTATCCTCTTCAGTGCACTCAGTTTGAAAGCGATATCCGAATTGCCGAGCAGTTGACTCAGTTATTCTTTGAAGAAGGCGGCGGAGGAAATGGCTTTGAAAGTTATCCTCTTACTTGGTATTTTGCAGCGAATCATACTAGTATTGACTCGTTTGAAAAGAGAAATAAAAAGGGCTTTATATTTACCATGGGCGATGATAGTTATCCTGAGGTTCTGACAAGGGACGAGATCAAGCGAATCTTTGGAGAAGATATTGAAAAAGACAGTCTTCCTATCAGCGAGGTTTTAAGTCAGGTCAACCGTAAATATGAAGTCTTCCATCTTTGTCTTAAAGAAGGATGGAATATGGCTCATGGATGGAATCCTAATTCTGGTGAACAAGTCATTGCCGATTGGAAAGCTATTCTTGGAGAGAGAGCTATTCCTGTAAGTGACTATAGAAAAGTTCCGCAGATTATAGTATCTATTCTGGAATCCATGGCTGGTAAATCTCTGGATGATATTGTTGCTTCTTGGGATGGTAGCACAGGTATCGTTGTTCGTGAAGCGCTAGCTGGACTTACAACTAAAACTGCCAATTCTGAGTTAGTTGAATTCTAAAAAGATTATATTAAAAGGAGCAAATGCAATATGTTTTTACTTATTTTCGCCCTTGCGATTCTCGGTGCTGGTATTGGTGTCTCAACCCACTTTGCAAGTCAGGGAAAACGACTGCAAAAGAAAATTGATGAAGGTTCTCAGCGCTATGATGACGATGATGTTCGCACCTATACAAAATGGGTTCTTCCGATTCGTGTGATATCGGTTGCATTGTGTGTTTTAATCCTTCTTTTAAGTGTCATTACGATTGTTCCGACTGGATATACAGGAATTAAGACCACATTCGGAAAAGTCGAAAATGATACTTTACCTTCAGGCATTAATTTTAAAATGCCTTGGCAAAATGTAATTGCTATGGATAATCGTGAACAGAGAACTCCTTTTGAGCTTCAAGCATTCTCTAAAGATATTCAGCAAGTAGTTCTCCAAGGCTCCATTAATGTCAACATTGATAAAACAACAGCAATGAATCTCTATCGGGAAGTTGGTGTCGACTATCCTACAATTCTTGTCGGACCGAGAGTTCAGGAAGATGTTAAGATTGTCATTGCTAGATATACTGCAGAAAAACTTGTTGAAAATCGGCAGGCCTGTTCCGATCAGATTTATGAATTGCTGAAAACGGAACTTGCTGAAAAAGGAATTAATGTTATTTCCTTCGCTATTGAAAATATTGATTTTACAGATGCGTTTGAATCTGCAGTTGAAGCGAAACAGGTAGCAACTCAGGAAAAGCAGAAAGCACAGACCGATCAGGAACGACAGACAATGGAAATGCAACAGAAAGCCGAACGTGATCGGATCCAGGCTCAGGCTGCTGCCGATGTCCAGAAAATTGAAGCCGATGCAAAAGCCTATGCTGTTAAAGTCGAAGCTGAAGCTCAGGCAGAGGCCAACAAGAAGATTGCTGAAACTCTTAGTGATGCTCTTGTGAAGTATAACACTGTTAATCAGTGGAATGGCAAGCTCCCTACTGTGACATCTGGAGATTCGGCAAATAATATTATCGATCTGAGATCTTTGGTTGGAACTGAAGAATGAAGTATCCGTATAGAATGAGACCTCCGCTTTTTAAACTAAGAAGATGGATTCGTCATTTATTTCTAGGAGAATACAAATCTCAAAAATGCATATATTGTGTGTATTTTCATATAAGATTTCATGGAGTTTTAGGATTCTCTTCTTGTTTAAAAAATCAAGGCTACAATACTGGGGAAAATCCTAAAAGGTTTCATTGCGGTGATTTCAATGATTTATGGTAGCCTATTATATTCAAAATTTGAGGTGATATATTATGAGACGATTAATGAATTTCGGTCCGGATCCTTGCGAATTCGATAATCCGTATGATGCGGTAAAGGACGCTATCTTCAAAGATATTCCGTATCCCACTGGTAGTTATCTTGTGCAAATGAAGATCAAAGCTGCATATGAACCAGAGGATAAATATCAGGATATTACGGAGCTTCTTATCGATGATCGCGAAAAATCTTCTGACGAACCTTCCTATGTTTGGGAAAATGATTGGTGGGAAGGCGAAGAAGATCTTATCATTGTGGCAGTAGCAAAAATTGAGGACATCGATTTGTCTGCAGAATTTCCCTTCGAATGATATTTTTGCGGGTGGCGGAATAGGTAGACGCAAGATGGCTTGAGATAGGATATAGAGGAAGAGAACTATGATACGTAGAGGCTCCTATCATGTAGGGTGACAGAAATTCAAATCCCTACCCCGCATTTATAATTCAAAAGAAAGTGGTGATAATAATGAGTGCGCAATATGATATATATTTGCAAAACCATATTGAAAATGTTAAAAAGGGCTTTGATTGGTTGGTAGATCATGAACTGGTTGATGAATCAGCCATTGAAGTTACACGCGAACTTATATCTCATCATGACGACAGCAAACGATCTGCCCAAGAATATGATGCATATGATGAATATTTTTATGGACCAGAGCAAACAGCTGATATTAAAGAAGCTTTTGATTATGCATGGCTCCATCATATTCATAATAATCCGCATCACTGGCAGCATTGGGTACTTCATGAAGATGACAGTCCCGTGCTTAAAGGCTTAGAGATGCCAATTGAATACATTTATGAAATGGTATGCGACTGGTGGAGCTTTAGCTGGGCCAAAGGCGATTTAAATGAAATATTTGATTGGTACGTTAAGCATGAAAAGAAAATGGTCATGCATCCCACAACGAAAAGACAAGTCGAATATTTAATTGACAATATTTATGATATTCTGAAAAAAGAAGAAAATGAATAAAAAGGAGTAAAAACATGAATATCATCAAAGCTGGAAGTATGTATAAAATTTATGGAGAAGATGTTCAAACCTTTTCTCATCTTCCGGTTAAAACATACAGGATTTGCTTTAGCCAGATGAATGGGTATTCCTTAGAAACAATGGACGATTTAGCCATTACTGAAGAAAAAATTTATGGAAATAGTATTGTTAAAGTACATAAAGCTATGAACTCTTATAAGATCGCAAATAGGAATTTTGGTGTTCTATTAAGTGGTCCTAAAGGAATTGGTAAAAGCCTTTTCCTGAGACTTTTGGCTAGAGAAGGCATTCATGAAGGATATCCTGTACTTATGGTTACGATGGCTTCTCCTGGTCTTCCGGATTTTATCTCTTCCATTAAGCAGGATTGTCTTGTTATATTTGATGAATTCGAAAAACTCTTTACTACGACCGAAGACGGACGCGGAGAACAGGAACAACTTTTATCCCTGTTTGATGGACTTGATGGTGGACATAAGATGTTCATTAGCACATGCAATGATGTTAATCAGATCAGTGAATACATGCTTAATAGACCTGGGCGCTTTCATTATCATTTTGTTCTATCTTCGCCAGCTCCTGATGAAGTGCGGGAATATTTGAAAGATAAATTAGATCCTAAGTATCATGAGATTATTCAGGATGTAGTTAATCTGTCCAGTGCTATTAATATGCCTTATGACTATCTGAGAGCTATCGTCTTCGATTTAAACCAGGGGCATAGCCTTAAAGAGACAATGAACGATCTGAATATTACTAAAGAGGCTACTAGGTTCGATATCCAAGTTAAATTAAGCAATGGCCTTGTTTATGAATGCCATGATGAGTACATTGATTTTACTAATAAAAACCTGGATCACTTTGTAGGTCGCAATTATAAAGTCGAAGGCCATATTCCGGGTGAAATTGTTGTATATTTCTATCCAAATAAGGTGAAAATTGTTAATGGTCTCCTTACGATTAATAAAACTGACATTCTTCCTATTGATTGGAAGCGCCACATTAATCCATTTTCTGATAACGAGGACATGCTGAAGTTTCTTAAAGAATATCAAGATAATGTTACTATCGAAAATATTATATTTAAGAGGTCTCTTATGTCATCTGTATCTCACTATAGTGTCTAAGAAAGGCAAGAACTATGCAGGATGTGAAAATTGTAATTGGGGCCAACTTTGGGGATGAAGGTAAGGGTCTAATGACTGATTATTTTTGCTCTATGGCTCCTAAACATGAGCGCGTCCTAAATGTTCGATTTAATGGTGGCTCTCAGGCGGGGCATACGGTTGTCTCGCCTGATGGTCGTCGTCATATATTTGGGCATTTTGGAAGCGGAAGTTTCTTACCTAATGTTGCAACCTATTTTTCGGGCGACTTCATTGTAAATCCTATTATATTTAGGAGAGAGTATGAAAAATTAAGCCAATTAAAAATATGCCCAATGGTTTATTGTCATCCCAAATGCATCTTTACAATGCCTCAGGATATGATGGTTAATCAATTTCTGGAAACAAGGCGAGGAAATGCACGTCATGGTAGCTGTGGTATGGGCATTTATGAAACAATTTTACGAAATAAAAATGCTACTCCAGAAAATACAATAAACTACTTATCAGTAGCTTCAGTTGACGGTATGCCTAATATTGATTATTATGATTATGAACGAATAGACAAATTATTAGGTGACCGCTTAACTGATGAAGAAAAAGCTTTAATGATTAATCAAAATATTCACTCTCGATATTGTGAAGATGTACGGTTTTTCCTAGATCATGTAGTTATTAAGGATGAATCTATTTTTGATCAATTCAATTATGTGGTCTTTGAAGGCGCACAAGGTCTGCTACTTGACCAAAATAATATGGATTATTTTCCGCATCTCACTCCGAGTAATACTGGCATACAAAATGTTATACCTTATCTTACAAATGATATGAACATTAAAGTGTGTTATATTACACGGCCATATTTGACACGTCATGGAGCTGGGATACTGCCGAACGAATGTTCTAGGGAAGAAGTAGGTGCCAAAATTGATTTGACAAATCATACAAATGAATGGCAAGGTTCCTTACGATATGGAAAACTTCATTGGCCTAGCCTTATAGAAAGAACCATTGCTGATTTCCAAAAAGTAGGTGATCTTGATGCAAAGCGTGTGATAGCACTTACACACTATGATGAAATGCTTAAGACAGTACAGGATCTTAAAGGACTTGGGGTTACTTATATTTCAGAAGGACCAATGAGGTCAAACATCAGAAATCTATATCGAGAGGTAGATACCTATGAAGAGGAAGAATGATAATTTGAAAATCATTGGTGTTGCAATTGCATTCATTATACTCTTTTGCACTTTTTGTTTTCTAGTAGCTTCTTTTAGTCGATAACATAAAAGGGAGGAAAATTGTCATGAAAAAGCTTAACCGTGGGTATAAAATTGCTGGACTTATTATATTTTTGATTCTAGCACTTGGATTGCTGAGCTCCTGTATGATTGGTAACCGTGGAATTGGTTTAGATACTAAGCAAACTTTTAGATACGCTAATATTTACCTTAATGGGGAGTGGCAAGATGTTAAGGTAAATAGCTGGCGGGATTTTGAAAATTGTGATTCTGTTCAGATTACTATTGACGGAAATACCTATTACACGCATTTGTGCAATGTCGTGCTTATGGAAAATCCTCGTAAGGGTGGAACAAGCAAATGAAAGATATTTTTAAAGAGCTCCTTGGGATTATAGTTGCATTTTGTATGACCATGGCTGTGTTACTTGTCTTATCTGCTTGTATACGAGGGATTTCAATTGTACTTCTTGGCAACTAAACTGCCTCGCGCTGAAAACATGCACATAAATGGAGAACAAATTGCGGGAGTATAAACCCGACGGAGGGCTGCTGAGCTCTGCAAAATGCAGTTTTTAAAACTAGCCGTCAGAATAGCTTAATGGAGGTAAAAAGATCGAAGGATCATTTACAAGAGCGCCCATAAGGGAGACGCAGGTTCGAAGCCTGCAGCAATTTGTTCTCTTTATTTTTTTTAAAAATGAGGGGTGGTGACGATGCCGGATGTAGTATGAATAGTATGACCAAAACTATCCATAATTTGGGTTCTTAAAACAATGTGATATTTTAACTGAAAGGAGCAAATATGCTTGAGCAAAGGAGCCTATGTAGTTGTTGAAGATCCAGGAACATTAACCAAGTTTATCAAAATTTGTATAAGTAAAGGCTACTTACGTAAATTTAATTTGCAATCAGTGTCAAATTGGATTTGCTCAACAACGTATCCGGTTCGTGTACCGATTAAACTTGAATTTATATTTCAACTTGGAGACAATGCTATTGTCAAGCATTTATTTGGAAATCTTATTGAAAAGATGTTGACCAAATGGTTGAAGGAGGCTATGGGAATTACCGACGAGTAATTCCTGAAGAATTATGCATACAATTACGATTGAACTTATTTCTGTAATTTTATTTGTGGTTTTGGCCTTCATGTGTGGATATTCTGCGGGTCATAAAGTAGGCAGAAGAGAAGCCATGCATATGGCGGGCACTTTTATGGCCTCAATCAAGCAAACTTTTGAAGAAATTGCAAAAAATAATTTAAAAAAACGGGAGGAATCTAAGAATTCATTTTTAGAGTTCTTAAATGCCATCGCCCCCATGAATGCACCAACGGGCCAATCGTCAGATAAACCAAAGGAGGATAACCTTGAGTAAACTTAGTTTAATCAAAATGGCAAAACCATTTGTCGTTGTGACGCGCAGAGGTTTAAAGATTATAGGCAAGAATAGTAATTTAATTCTTACCATAATCAGCGCAACTGGCGTTGTCGCTACGGTGGCTTGTGCTATTCATGGTACCATTAAGGCGGTTAAGCTTTGTGAAGTTCGACAACCGCAAGGAACAAAAGATATTCTTAAAACTGTTTGGAAATGTTATATTCCAACCATCGGAATGGTACTTTTGACAACTACTGCAATCATCGGCAACGGACGAATTAACGCTCGAAAGATTGCAGTGTTAACGAGCGCTTTAGCAGGAAGCCGGAATAGTGTTAAGCTTCTCGAGCAGAAAATGGCAGAAGAAATTGGACCTAAGAAGGCCCAAAAGGTCATTGATGCCGCAAACAGCGAAGAGGCTCGTCAAAATGTTCCGACTGATTCTAAAGATATTATAGATACGGGAAAAGGAGAAGTTCTTTTCTTTATTAAAGATTTTGGTCAATGGATCCGCAGCAGTCATGAAGGCGTTGAGTTAGCGGAAATCAAAACTCGAGAAGATCTTCAATATACAAATGATTGGGATGAATCTGGTGACAATTTTATTCCAGCAAATGTTGCTTTAAGTAACTTAGGAGCTCGTGAATGTGGATTAGGTGCATTTATGGGCTGGAAAGCATCTGACTTTAGAGATGAAAATAGAAGGGGACCTAAGTTCTCAATCAGCAGTGAATGGATGGAAGTAGATGGTAAAAATCAAATAGTGGGTACTATTTGGTTTGATCCTGCACCAGATTATATTTAAAGGAGACAATAAAAATGCCTAGAAATTTTAATCCTGAAAAGGGAAAAATGGAAATCCAGGGTCATAACATTTCATATGAAATGGTAAGAAGCAAGGAACCTAGTGTATTCGGAATTCAAGGGAGCAGGATATTTGAACTGAATGTCTATAAAGATGGAACACTAATCCTGGATTTTGATAAAAAGTGGCTTATTGATCGAGGCAAGGAAGATGAAATTGGGCAGATTGTTCTTCAGAAATTGCTTGATCAATTTGGCCAACCAAAGGCTAAAAAGGAGAAACAAAAGAATGTGTGAGACAAGTGCTAAAGGAATAAGTGTATTTCCTATAGGTACCTTAGTAAGGGTTTTTCCATCTGACTCATTGAACACCTTCCCACATGGGAGACTCGGTAAAGTTTTATCAGTATCTATGTCTATAGGAGAGCTTCCAGAGTATACGATTCAATCTGGTAATGAGGTTCTCGAAGATGTTCCACATTCTCTAGTTCAAATGATTAGAGAACCAAGATTAATGAGTAAAGAACCAACATTGTATGCACCAAGATTTTGGAAAGATTTTCGTGATAAATTTATTTACCCGCCTAAAGAGTATCTAGAAGGGCTTCATAGTCATCATTTATATATGGATGATTGTATTATTAATAAACCAGATCCGCCAGCAATCTTGACAGGATCAAGGGTTCCAAATTTTGATCCAAAAATCGGAGTTACTGAAAGTAATGAAACTCAATCAAATGAAAAAAAGGAGCAGCCAACTACAATGGATAGGAATATGAATAAACAAGCTGTCATGTTTTCTACAATTTTTCAGGGTATCGGTAGGGCAATGATCGGCCCCATGCTTACGCCTCGGCAAATTATTTATAATGATCCGGCAACAATTGTTTTCTGGAGTGATGGTTCAAAGACGGTTGTTAAACGTATGGATAATGAAGCATGGAATCCTTATAATGCTTTCTGTGCTGCATTAGCAAAGAGAATTTATGGTTCTAATAGCCAAGTAAACCGTCTGGTAAAAAGCGGTGTCTTTCAAACTAAAAAAGACAAGGCAGTTAAAAAAGAAGATAAAGCTGATGCCGATTCTACAATCAAAGAAATTCTTCGGATGAAAAATGTACAGCATATGTCTTATGCAAAAATTGCCAAGAAGCTGAATTTAGACGAATCTGTTGTAAAATATTTGGTACAGGCAGAAAAGACGGATGCGGCTCTGATTAATGCATTAACAAATAAAAAATAAGGAGACTTATTATGGCTGACCAAATTATAATTCTGAGTGTCAATGGCTATATGAAGAAATATGCTGTTGATGGAATCGGCAAAGGTGCAGATCGTTGGCAAGTTAAACGCGATATGCTTGACGAGTTTCGCAGGGAAATCTTTAACTTATCTGTTTCAAAGTTAGGTCCGAAGATATTCAGTAATGAATGGGAAGGATCTGATGAAGATCGAAAGATCTTAGAAAATATTCTGAATAATGCTCAAAAAAAGTGGAAGAGCCTGTGCAAGGAGTTTGCTAAGTATCGAGAAACAAGCGGGCTTATTGAAGAAAAAGATCTTCAGGAGTATCTTGAAGGCCGTATGAGTCTTGCTGACGATGAAGATCAAACAGCTGATGATAATTCGGCTGCTATTGATGAAGAGGCCAAAGCCCTTAATGATTTACGCGAGGATGTGATCCACAATGAAACAGAACCGGAGGAAACGAAAGATGGAACAACCGAAGAAGTATAACAATGAAGAAATTCTGAAAACAGATACTGAAGGCAATCCTATTATCGGAAAGTATACTTATGGCCAAGAACAGCAAACTCCTGAATCACCCAAAGAGGTGGATATTCCTCTTACTGAAGAGGAAGAACGGTCTGCTCAGAATGTTGCTGTTGTCAAAGCCTCAGCTTGGATTAAAGAGCATCCTAATTATACAATGGATCAGCTGTCTAAGGCTAAGGCTGAATTCTTAGAAGAGGCAAGAACCTCATTTCGCACGGCACGTGCAAAAAACACGGACACAAATGGGAACCACTGACTGTTCTGAAAAAGAACAGCAGTTTTTATTTTTGAAAGGAGAAATCACTATGGCTAATGCAAATGACAACACTAATCCTACTCCTACTCCGGAAAAAATCGAAGAAACTGGACTGAGTATCCCGAAGGAACCTGTATGGAAGATCATCCTGAAGGTTCTGGGATATGTTGCCGCGGCTGCCGCTGGTGCGGTGACCACGATGCTGGTCTCTCATATTAGCGGGGATGATGACGATGATGATTCTCCCGCTGAAGATACCAAGGAATAATCCAAGGAATAAGACATTAAGTCAGTGGTTCTATTAAAAAGGGGAGCAGGTTGAAAAACCTGTTCTCCTTCGTTTTTCCTTGGAAAGGAGCATTTATGCTGGATAGACTCACTAAACGTATTATGGATTCTTTTCATCAGAATGCAAAAACTACCTTGCTGCCAATTAAAGAGGCTATGAAAAAAAATGTAGATGCTCAAATTAGTATAGGTAGTGGTGTACTTAAATTTGGAACTATGATCTTATTATTCTTGGGGATTCTTAAAATGGGCGGCAAAGAGAATCAAATCTCTAACTCTAACCCTAACCTCCCAAGCACAATAGTCATTAATAATTATATTCGAGATAAGGAGGTTGAATCGCAAGAATGAATTTAGAAGTAAATCAAGAAGCGCTTGCAGAATTGAAGTCTAAGCTTACATTGAAAAATGCGACTAAAGTTATATTTGGGACTTTAATCTCTCTCGGTGCAGCAGCTGCAGTATTAATGGCTTTAAGAAATCCTTTAAAAGCGAGTAAAGGGATTTTAAGGCTACTGATGATAGCTGGTGTAATTATTCTTGCAGATAAAGCAGGCGATATTGCAGAAGATCATTTTAAAGAAAAAATTGATGATTTTGCTGAAATTATATCTGACATTAAAACTGAAATGAATGACGTGGAAGGAGATACAAATAATGGCACAAATTCCTATGCCGGACGAAATTCCCAGCAACAGCCATCAGAGCAAAGAGCAAGTGGAAAAGAAGCCAGAGAAGCCGCCCGTCCCCCAGTTCGGAGGCGTTGGTGGAGTCAAAAGGAAAGAGCCGAGCAAGTTCTGGAAGTGGATGCGCAAAATGTTCCTGAGCGATAAAACGCCCAAGGAAATTTTAAGAGACGTCCTTGAAAACCAGGTTGTACCCGGCATTAAAGATAATTTCAGAAATAGTTTTGTTTCTGGAATTGATCAGTTTATTTATCAAGGAGCACGAACTGTAAGTCAGAGCAGTTCCGCAAACCGGATAAATTATAATAGTATGTATCAAAAACAACAGCAGCAAAAGAATAATTATGCAGTAAAGCCTGAAGAACCTAAACCTGAGGATACTACAAAAGATAATGGATTTAGTAATCCTACATTTAAAATGCGTAGTAATCCAGATCCTAACAATATTGGCGCTGAACAATTCTTGGCAGCCATGAAGAGTCGTGAATTCCCGACTTTTAGTGTTATGGATTTATATTCCATGCGAGGCCAATCTATTAGCTGGACATGGGATGTATGGGGATGGACAAAAGAAGAAATCGAAAATGTCAAGATCGTTCATATTAATAATCCTGATCGGCCTTGGATGATTGATCTTCCTCCTGCCCATCTTATTAATAATTAATGAATAAAAATTAAAAACAAATTAATTGTATCAGTGAATGCAAATTTGTTTTATTAAAAATCGCATACAAAACATTTGCATAGATAGAGGGCGCTTATGGGAAACCTGGCGTTCCTCTTTTTCAAAAAAATATGAAAGGATGATGTGGATGGGCATGCTCTCTGTGGTAAAAGCTTTTAAAGTTTTACCTAAAATTATAGTTAAAAATGGCCATAAGTTTATGTTCGCCGTTAAAAAAGCAAGTCCCGAATTGCTAGTCGCTGGTGGCTTAGTGGCATCAACAGTGGGATTCATTTGGGCAATTGTCAATGCTCGTAAGCTTGATAGCACTTTACAGGAAACGCAAAGTAAAGTTGAATTAATTGAAGCTAAGCGAAATGATATTGCAGACAATGACAAACCTAGCATTCATGAATGGGAAAAAGAATTGAATAAGGCAAAAGCCGAATCAATTTGGAAAGTATTTTATTTAATGGGACTTCCTGCCATTTGCTTTGTTGGTGGCATTGCAATGGTTGGCGGAGGTCATCTTATGTTGTTCCGCCGTTTTGGTGCCGTAAGTTCTGCCTTTGCTGCTTTACAAAGTAAGTTTACGAAGTATAGACAGCTTAATATTGCAGAGCACGGAGAAGAGTGCGATCAAAGGTACATGTATGGCCAAAATATGGGCACAGAAACGATTGCACGGATTACGGACGAGGACGGAGTTGTTACTGAAACAAAGGCCTATTTGCCGCCAGATTCGCGGTTTAATGATGGGTGCAGCATGTACTCATTTGTATTCAGTGATCAAACTAGTAAGTGCTGGAATAGGGATCCTCTGATTAATATTAGTTTCTTAAGAAGTCAAGAAGGATACTGGAAAGCTTGCTTAGGTGCCGGAAAGGTTGTAACTCTTAAAGAGGTACTGGATGGCATTGGGATTGAATTGGATACGGACGATCCGAGAAATGACTTCATTTATATTGCTGGATGGCGTCCTAATGGGGATGGAGATGGTACTATTGATTTCGGTATTATGCGCGAAATTAATAAACCGGCTTTAGATCTTAAGGATAGCAATCTGTTCCTTGATTTTAACTGCGATGGCAACATTTATCATTCTACGAGATATACTCGTGATGGAAAGAAAATTAGTTGTCAGGGTACCATGATCCAGATTGAAGATCCTAAACGTACAACTATGTACGACACTGCTCAGAAAAAGTATTCCATTAAGAATAAGCAATAATTATATTTTTGAAAGGAGCATATAATTATGGGTATTAGTATTAAAACGGCAGGTGGCCTTGCAGTGACCGGTATTGTTGGTTTTTATCTTGTTAATAAGGTAATTAACTTTACTCGTCAAAGTATTTCCGAAATTACTGAGGCTAGTAAGTGGAAGCATTATTACAAGAATGGCAAAGATGGCAAAATGGTTCCTCCCGGATATTCTCGTATGAACGTTCCTGACGATCCGAAGCAGGAATATCTGGATGATAAAGAAGCGCAGAAACGTATGCGTGAAGAAAAAGAAGCTAAAAAAGAACCTTCTAAGCCAACGGATATTGTTCCTATTCTTAATGCAATCAATGAGATTGTATCTAAGGTGCTTGGAGTAAAAACCGAAACTGCTACTTCAGCAGCAGACAATACCGTTTGGTGTGATGATCCTGCAACCGAATATGACGATTGGGAACCTGATGGAGCTTGTAAGGAAGAGATATCTGAAGGTGAGCAGTTAACAATGGACGAAATTGAAACAGACGTTGATGCTGAAGAAAAAATGGATTAATTAAAAATGGAGGATACACACGATGAAGATCTGGATAAAAGTTCTTCTAGGTGTACTTGGAGGATTTGGCGCTGGTTTTGGTACCGGATTCTTTGTACATAAGAAATTGAATGATATTCAGTTTCAAGAAGTATCAGAAGAGGACTTTGATAAGCTGTTAGAAGATCTGCCTGAAAATGTTAGGCTATTGGCATCTCCTGCAAAGTCTATTGACACTTCTGCAAATAAAATGGAAAAACTTTCGCAGGCTGTTGAAGCTGCCGGAAATGATATTAATAAGTTAAATAATGCATTGCATGGAAAGTCTCCTTATATTCAGGCTGATGCAGATAAAAAGCAAGAGTATTCAAAAATGTGGAATACGGTAAAAGAGTACTCTTCTGAAGAAAATGCAGATAATATTCCTGTAGAAGATGATGAATTTTTGGAGTCATTAGAAACTGATATTGTAGAAGAAATTGCCGAATCAGAACAACCTACAAAAGAACCCTATTTGATCTCCTTAGGGGAATTTTATGAGGACAAACGGGAATACGATAAAATTACAATCGACTGGTATGATCAAGACAACGTCATTTTAGATGAACGTGAAGAGCCAATTGATGATATTGTCGGTTACATTGGATGTCAAGTTGCAGAGCTTTTTGATAAGCCTCCGGAAGACAATGATCCCGATAGTAGATTTGTTCGTAATGAAAAATATGGAACAGACTATGAGGTTATTAGGCATCATGCAAGTTGGCACGAATTAAACGGAGAATAATATTTCAATAATGGGTAGTAGAATCACAGGAGATCCTTATTTTGATTGGCTGTGTATGAAGATTGGCGTCAACCCTAGTAATCCAAAAAGAAATTATACGAATATGGTTAGCATGCTTCATGGCATTAATTATATTCCAGTTTTAGAAATGGATGAAAATAGGGCAAATGATGGAATTCGTTTAAGGCTCAAATTTATGAATCTACACGGGTCATATGGCAGTGCTTTAAATAGAGGCCCTTGCACTCTTTTGGAATTCTTAATTGCTTTGGCAATGAAAATGAATTTCTTAATGGGTGAAGAAGACAATCAGCATCATACAGAGTGGTATTTCTGGAGACTTATAAGAAATCTTGAGTTGCGTAAGTATACGGACGATTTCTGGGATTTTGGTCACGGAGAATGTTTTGTAGAAGATGCAGCTGATAGAATTATGAATCGCCATTACGAACGAAGTGGGCGCGGAGGTTTGTTCCCATTACGAGGTGATTATGGTGATCAAAGACAGGTTGAAGTTTGGCAACAAATGCAATTTTGGTTGAACGAAAACAGTGATATTAATCTATTTATAGAAGAAGATTAATGTAAAAAATGTGATGGCGGAGGGTGGTAACACACCCTCTGTTTTATGTCATTTTTGACAAAGTTTTTAAACTTTAGCAGCGTTTTTGAAAAATGATTTTAAAAATGTTGTGTGTTTTGTCAAAAAATGACATCATTAAAAATTCGTTTTGACATAATTTTTGCACTTTAGCAGCGTTTTTTTGCGACATAGCAGCGTTTTTGAAAACGTAAACGCTGCTAAAAAATGAATTTTTTGTCAAATTTGACAAGTTTTTTTAAAGGCTAAAAACGCTGGAACCCTTATAATATAAGGGTTTGCGGGTTTTTGACCTATTTTGCTGACATATTTTAGCAGCGTTTTTGCAAAAATTTTTTCTATTAAGTGTGTGAATAAAAAAAATACATTTTTTACAATTAATATAAAAATATTATAAAAACGCTGCTGAATGATGTCAAGTGGTGGTTTAAACAAACCATCTTATTTTTATCAGCTGACATAAACAGAAAGGAGGACCGTAGATAATGCATGAAACATGATTTTTATAAAATTGTTGTTACAGCAACTAAAAAGGGAAATGCTGAAGTAAGCGCTGACTTTTTAGTAAGGCCTAGTAAAGATTTGATGATTAGAGGCCGTGACTTCTACGCGATCCTAAATAAAGAAACTGGCATGTGGAGCACCAATCTTTATGATTTGCAAGAATGGGTCGATGAAGAATTATATTCTTATAAAGAAAGAGCCCAACGATCATATGATGGTGTAATGAATGTAAAAAGTTTGAGTAGCTATAGAAGTCGTAGTTGGAACGAATGTCTTAGATACTTAAATAGCCTTCCAGACAATTATCATCAATTAGATGAAAAAATTACATTTAGCAATACTAAAATTGATCCTAAAGATTATATTTCTAAAACTCTAGATTATCCTCTTGAAGAAGGAAACTATGATGCTTGGGATGAATTAGTTGGAACTTTATATGCTCCTGAAGAACGTGAAAAAATTGAATGGTGCATCGGTGCTGTCGTAAGTGGTGATAGCCGTGACATTCAAAAGTTTTTAGTCTTTAATGGAGATCCTGGTGCTGGTAAAGGTACCATCCTTAAAATAATTAGAAAATTATTTAAAGGATATTGCGTCAGCTTTAATGCAAAAGCTCTAACTCAAAGTAATAAAAGCTTTACAATGGAGGCATTTAGGAGCAATCCTCTTGTAGCAATTCAAGAAGATGGTGATCTAAGTAAAATTGAGGATAACACCAAATTAAATTCCATCGTTAGTCATGAGACTATGGAGATGGAAGAAAAATTTGTAAAAAGTTATGAAATCACACCTAAAGCATTTTTATTTATAGCAAGTAATAAACCGGTAAAGATTACAGATGCTAAAAGTGGAATCATTAGACGACTCATTGATGTTTGTCCTAGTGGCAATAGGATTGAACGTAGACATTATGATCAATTAATGAATCAAATTGATTTCGAACTGAGTGGTATTGCTTGGCATTGTTTGCAAGTATATAAAACCCTTGGCAAGAAAAAATATGATGGCTATGTTCCGACTGAAATGATTTATCAAACAGATCCATTCTTTAATTTTATTGAATACAATTATGATGTATTTTCAGAAGATGATGGAGTCACACTTAAAAATGCTTATAAGATGTGGAAAGAATATTGTGACAATACAGGTGTAAATTCTGGACTTTATAAAATGTACGAAATGCGAGAGCAATTAAAAAGTTATTTTGCAGAGTTCAAAGATTCTACAAGAATTAACAATGAACCAGTTCGAAGTTATTACTGTGGGTTCTTAAAAGAAAAGATTAAAAAAGGAGTTAGTCCTAAGAAACCCCAAAACGATAATTCTGAACCCGAAGAAATCGGATTGGTTTTGGATAAAGAAGTTAGCATCTTAGATAATGAACTAGCTGATTGTATTGCACAATATGGTGAAATAACTGACACAGGAAAAAATAAGCCTGCTAAAAGATGGGATCGCATTAAGACAACCGTTAAAGATCTTAATACGAAAAAATTGCATTTCATATTATTGCCAGCAAATCATATAGTCATTGATTTTGATCTTAAAGACAAGTCTGGTAATAAAGATAAGAAACGGAATCTTATTGAGGCAGCAAAATGGCCTAAAACATATGCTGAATTTAGTCAAGGTGGAAATGGCGTTCATTTACATTATATTTATAATGGAGATCCATCAGAATTAGAAAGCCTTTATGACAAAGAAATTGAAATCAAAGTATATAGTGGAAAAAGTAGTTTAAGAAGAAAATTGACCTATTGTAATAATGAACCAATAGCTGTTCTTAATTGCGGTCTTCCACGAAAGGAGAGAAGTAAATCGATTGATTTTGAATCTGTCAAAGATGAACGTCATTTAAGAAGCATAATTGCCAAATGCTTGAAGAAGGATATTGAACAGCCTTATACTGCTCCAGCAATGAGTCTTATCAAAAAAGTTACAGATGATGCATATGAAGCAGGTATGTCATATTCAATTACAGATCTTCGTCCAGCAATTATGGGTTTTGCTGAAAAGAGCACTCATCAAAAAGATGTTTGTAGAAAAATAGCTTTAGACATTCATTATGTAGGAAAAGGTTATGAAGATGAACATAGTCTAATTGAAAACATAGTGAAAAAAGCTAAAGAAACTGGGATTTATGTAGAATCTAAACCCATAGATAAGCCTGGCAAAGAATTAGAATCAGACTTAGTATTTTATGATATTGAAGTCTATCCTAATTTACTTTTGGTTTGCTGGAAAGAAGCTAATAAAGAGACTGTTCATACGATGTTTAATCCTACTAAATTAGAAATCGAAAGATTAATGAATATGAAGTTAGTAGGATTCAATTGCCGGAGATATGATAATCATATTTTATATGGTCGTTATATGGGGTATAATAATGATCAGATTTATAGATTAAGTCAACGAATCATTAATGGTAGTTCTAATGCTATGTTTGGCAATGCTTATGATATTTCTTATACTGATGTTTATGATTTTGCAGCAACGAAACAAAGTCTGAAAAAATGGGAAATTGAATTAGGCATTCATCACCAAGAAATGGGTATTCCTTGGGATCAGCCAGTTCCTGAAGAAAAATGGAATGAGGTAGCAGATTATTGCAAGAATGATGTTCGGGCAACCGAATATGTATTTAATCATCTCGCTGGTGATTTCCAAGCTCGTAAGATTTTAGCTGAAATTGCAGGGATGAATGTTAATGCAACTACCAATCAGTTGACAACAAGAATTATATTTGAAGACGTTCCTGATCCGCAAAAGAGTTTCATCTATCCGGATTTGAAAAAAGAATTTCCAGGTTATATTTTCGAAAATGGAAAAAGTTGGCTCAATGGAGTTGAAATTGGAGAAGGCGGTCGCGTTTATGCAAATCCTGGCATTTATTATAATGTAATAACATATGATGTTGCCAGTATGCATCCTTCAAGTATAATTGCCGAAAACGGTTTTGGACCTTTTACTGAGCGATTTAAGAATTTGTTGGATATTCGTATTGCCATAAAGCATAAAGATTTTGAAACTGCTGGAAATATGCTGAATGGTAAATTAAAGAAATATCTTACAAATAAAGATCAAGCTAAAGCACTTAGCCAAGCATTAAAGATCGCAATCAATTCAGTATATGGCTTAACTGCAGCCAGTTTCGATAATAAATTTAGAGATAAACGAAATATTGATAACTGGGTTGCAAAACGTGGAGCATTATTCATGGAAACACTTCGACTTAAAGTACAAGCTATGGGTGCTACGGTTGTTCATATTAAAACAGATTCTATCAAGATCGAAAATCCCACAGAAGCTGTAACTAATTATATTCTCGACTATGGCAAGCAATGGGGTTATAACTTTGAAGTCGAAGATATTTATGAAAGAATTTGTCTCGTTAATGATGCTGTATATATTGCATTAAGAGATAAAAATGATCCTGGTTGGCTAGATGAATGCGAAAAAGAAAAGAAGAAGGCAGCTTCTGAAAATCGTAAGTATGTTGAGCCTACAAGATGGACAGCAACCGGCGCTCAGTTTAAACATCCTTATGTATTTAAGCATTTGTTTAGTCATCAGCCAATTGAGTTTAAAGATCTATGTGAAACAAAAACAGTGACTAGTGCTTTATATTTGGATTTAAATGAAAAAATGAGCGACGTCAGTGAGCATGAAAAGAATCGTGATAAATTGGTCAGCAAACTCAAAAAGCTTAAAAAAGTTTATGATGGTTCTGCAAATAGTTCACAAGAGCATTTAATGGCAGAAACTGAAATGGCATTAATTACAAAAGAAATTGAAAACCTTGATAAGTTAATTGCTCAAGGTCATAATTATGTCTTTATTGGAAAAGCTGGTAGTTTCTGTCCGATTAAGCCAGGATATGGTGGTGGCATCTTATGTCGCGAAAAAGATGGTAAGTTTAATGCTGCAACAGGAAGTAATGGATATCGCTGGCAAGAGGGCGAGCGTATTAAAGTTGCCGATAAATTTGAAATTATTGATATGAATTATTTCGAAGAATTAGCTCAAACAGCGATTAAAACGATTGAGGCATATGGCTCATTTGAGAAGTTTGCAGATGAACACTCTTCTCAAAGGCCTATGCCTTCTAAACCAATAATAAGTATAGATGAGGTATTAGATAAGAGCGATAGCATGTTTAGCACTCCTCCTTGGAAGGCCCCATGCGGACAAGATTCTTGTGAGTTGTGCAAAAAATATACTGGAAACAGCATATGCTTAAATGGTTATGACTTATCTAATTATATCCCTATTCAGAAAGGAGCATAAAATGAGATTAATAGAACACGGCAATACTCATAAAGAAGATGAGTTAGAACTTGAAGAATTTAAATGTGACCAATGTGGATGTAAATTTGAAGCCGATAAGACTGAGTACTATCAGCATGAGTTTTCATATTCTTATCCACTTCAGTCTAATAATTTATCATCTATCACATATTGCTATCCGGGATTTATTAATTATATTTGTTCATGTCCAGAGTGTCATAAAATAATTGTAAAACAAAAATCTAATGCTTATAAGTCCTATTGGTCAACACTTAATAGCAGCGTTTCAGATGCAATTCTGTCATCTCAAAATGCAAACCTTAATACAACTTATGTAGATTCTATTACAAAAAGTGAACAAGATTCAGAAAAGGAGTAACAAATATGAATACTAATTCTACACTGAATAATGGCAATTATAAGTTTATTGAACCCCTGGCTATCCCGGATGCTCGAATTGTAGTTCGGACTCGTAACTTTAGTGGAAATAATCCTGGAAAATTTGATAGACCCGATAAACGTGGAAGAATGCCTAGGCATTTTAGTATTCTTCTCGATCCCGAGAAGTTTGATATACCGAAACTTCAGGAAATTGGTTGGAATATTAAAATTGGTAAGCCGAATCCTGAAGATCCCGATTATGTTCCTGGATTTTATCTTCGCGTGCATGCTGACTGGTATGATGCAGATGAACCGAGGTTCAAGTTCAATCCTATTGTGTTTAAAGTAAATAGTGAAGGCCAGACTCAATTAGATGCCGAGACTATCAAAGAACTTGATACTGCTGAAATTGAAATGGCAAATATGACTATTACTGGAAGATGGATGGAAAGTCCGAGCTATACTGGTGTTGTAGCATATTTGAAAAAGATGGCAGTTAAAGTCAGCGAAGATGAAGATATGAGTGATCTGTTCGAAGGACTCATTTAAGGTGGAGGTTTTATATTTATGAAAAATGTAAGATTATCACCACCATGGCAAACTTATTACAATGAGCTGGTGGCCCTATTTGGACAGGATAATGACATTGTTATAAGATACAATGAAGAAGAGCAAGTTATCAAATTATATGTATCAAAGGAAGCAAAAGCTAGAGCTTTAGAAGCCATTCTTGAGCCTGAGAAAGTCTTTGGCAATGTTGTGGTGAAAACCGTAGTAGTTATGCCCAATATTGAAGATAAAACCATTGCTGAGAAATTTGATATTGCTTTTGAAAATAATCCGGCCTTAAGTCATGTTCAAATAGTCGAGGGTCCTATGGGCGTTCATAATTTTGCAGTATTTACAAAGAAAGTTGTTCAGTTTTATAATGATCAGCTAAATGACCCGCATGGACTTAAATCTATTTTATATCAGGATATAGCCGCTGATGTATTTAAAGACGGCTTAGGAATGAATTACTGTACATCGGACACGGATAGGAGATACCCTGGTTAATTAGATTTTGCAGAGGAGAGCCATATAGGATGGTAACATTATTTGATCATCAAAAAGAAGCACTTGAAAAATTGCATAATGGATCCATCCTATATGGTGGAGTCGGCAGCGGAAAAAGTATTACAGGCTTGGCATACTTTATGAAAAGTCAAGTCTATTCCCAAGATGCTAAAAAACCAGATCTATATATTATTACAACCGCCAGGAAAAGAGATACGCTGGAATGGGATAAGGAATGCGCGAGGTTTGCATTATCTCAAGATCCAGATCGGAGTTTATATAATATTAAAGTAACGATTGACAGTTGGAATAATATTGGAAAATATGTTAAAGTTAAAAATTGTTTTTTCATCTTTGATGAGCAGCGTCTTGTGGGATATGGAGCATGGGTAAAAAGTTTTTTAAAAATCGTACGAAATTCTAATGAGTGGATTCTTCTTAGTGCAACACCTGGCGACAGCTGGATGGATTATATTCCTGTATTCATAGCAAATGGTTTTTATGCCAATAAAACAGAGTTTGTACGAAGGCATGTTATATATAATCGATTTACTAAATATCCATGCGTTAGTAGATTTGTTGAAGAAAAACGTTTACGCCGATTACGCGATAGCATTTTAGTTGCTATGAATTTTAATCGGGACACCGTTCCTCATCATGAAAAAATTATAATTCCGTATAATAAAGAAATTTATGATTTTGTCATGAGACAACGTTGGAATGTTTATAAAGACAGGCCTGTTAAAGAAGCGAGCGAACTATGCCAAACTTTAAGGCATGTTGTGAATAGCGATCCTGGTAGATTAGAAACTATTGAATGGATTATGGAAACCCATCCAAGAGTAATTATATTTTATAACTATGATTATGAACTTGAGCTTTTGAAAAAACTAAGTTGCCCCAACATAACAGAATGGAATGGTCATAAACATGAACCTATTTCTGGTGGAGATAGCTGGGTCTATTTAGTACAGTATACAGCAGGAGCTGAAGGATGGAATTGTATAGAAACTAATACTATTATATTCTATAGCCAAAGCTATAGCTATAAGCAAATGGTTCAAGCAGCTGGGCGAATTGATCGCCTTAATACTCCATTCAAAGATTTGTATTACTATCATTTAACTAGTACTAGCAAAATTGATCTTGCTATAACACGTGCTTTAAAAAACAAACAAAATTTCAATGAAAATGCATTTGCAAAAGAATAATTTTGCTTCTTTACTGTCACGCACCAAAAACATGGACATAAATGGAAGGAGGATCACAATGTCGTAAACATTGCCTCCTATTATTTGCCATGTTAGCTTAATGTTGAGGAGGTGAAGAGTTGAAAAAGGAATCACTGTATCAAGCTAACCTAAAAAAGAAACTTGAAAATATATTTCCAGGATGCATAGTTTTAAAAAATGATCCAAATTATATTCAGGGAATTCCTGATTTAACTGTTCTTTATAAACAACATTGGGCTTTATTAGAATGCAAGCGTGAAGCTGAAGCAAAAAAACGACCGAATCAAGCTTATTATATTTCTCAGGCTAAGAAAATGGCATATGGTGCATTTATCTATCCTGAGAATGAGGAGGAAGTTTTGCATGAACTTCAACAAGCATTTAGAACTTGAAGGCAAACACGCATTGCTGAGCCCTAGCAAACATTATTGGATTAATTATACTGATGAGCAGCTAATTAAAAATTATATTTCTAGTTATGCTACAGACATTGGAACATTGGTCCACGAATATGCTAGTGATCGTATTAGATTTAGACTACCAATGGACGACTGCCCTTCAGAGAAAAACGCGTTATTAACTTTTTTACTTAAAAATTATATTCCATATAAGGCTATCGATTTAGATAGATTATTTTATAATTTAATCAAGTATGTTAATGATGCAATCGGGTATAAGCTAGAAAGCGAAGTAATTCTTCGTTACTCTGACCTATGCTTTGGTACTGCAGATGCAATTGGCGTTCGTCGTGGTATGCTAAGAATTCATGATTTAAAAACTGGAGTTAACCCTGCTTCAATGGATCAACTTTTACTTTATGCAGGATTATTTTTCCATGAATATAAAAGAGACTATCGTCCAACAACAATGAAAGTCGAACTGCGGATTTATCAAAATTCGGATATTATTGTGTATAATCCGGAATGCGAAGAAATTCGAAATATTATGGAAAAGATCGTACATGGTGATTTAGTGATCAATAAACAGCAAGGTATGGAGGTTTAATAAATCATGAGCGACAAAGAACAAAATTCATACCTCGGAGAGTCCTTAGTCTTTGACAATAGCGAGTTTAAAGAAGACTATGGAACTCCAAGACATTCTGGTAGATATCCTTGGGGTAGCGGAGATAACCCTTATCAAAGATATGCCGATTTTCTTGGTAATTATGAAAAGCTAAAAGATAAAGGCCTCACAGCTACTGAAATAGCAAAAGCCATGGGAATGACCACTAGTGTTATGCGCGCTAAAATAAGTATTGCAAATGATGAAATCCGTAAAGAACGCGCAGCCATGGCTATGAAATTAAAAGACAAAGGATATTCTAATCCAGCAATAGCTAAACGAATGGGCTTACCAAGTGAAAGTTCTGTTCGAAGTCTTTTAAAACCAGTAAGTGATCAAAGAGCTCGTCAAACAGAAGAGCTTATGAAAGTTTTAAAACAGTGTGTGGAAGATGGAAAATATGTTGATGTTGGTGGCGGTTCAGAACTTCGTTTGAATGTTAGTGAACAAAAATTAAAGAATGCTTGTATTATATTAGCTGAACAAGGGTACAAGATTCATAGCCTTAAAACTCAGCAAGCAGGCACACCGTATAAAACAACACTTAAAATTCTGACTAAAGATGATGTACCTTTAGAAGAGGTTAAAGCTCATAAAGGTGATGTCGTTATCCCTAATTATTATTCTGAGGATCACGGCTTTACTTTAAGGCCCATCGAAAAACCAGTGGCCATTGATGGCAGTCGTGTATTTGTACGATACGGAGATGACGGCGGGCGCGAACGTGATGGAACTATCGAATTACGTCGAAATGTTGAAGATCTTGATTTGCATAATGCTTTATACGCTCAAGTTCGCATTTCAGTAAAACAAGATCCTAAAGGAGAAGGTACTCATTATTTAAAAGGCATGGCTTTGTACTCCGATGATATTCCTGATGGTTATGATATTGTGTTCAATACTAAAAAACCGGAAGGAACTCCCATGTTTGGAGAATCAAGTGATACATCAGTATTAAAACCTATTAAGGCGGATGCTGATCCGGCTAATCCATATGGTGCTACAATTAAGAACGATCAAGGTGAGCATCCAGAATTAATTAGAGCACAACGTCATTATATTGGTAAAGATGGTAAAGAACATCTAAGTGCCTTAAATATCGTTAATGAAGAAGGTAATTGGGGTGATTGGGCTAAGACCCTAAGTTCTCAATTCTTAGGTAAGCAACGTCCCAGTCTGATTCGTAGTCAACTTAAAGAAGCCTATGACATTCGCAAAGACGAATTCGATGAAATTAATTCATTAACAAATCCAACAGTAAAACAAAAACTTATGGCTTCTTTTGCCGATGACTGTGAGGCTGCTGCTGTTCATTTAAAAGGCGCTTCCATGCCACGACAAAGAAGTCAAGTTATTTTACCAATGCCTTGGCTTAAAGAGAATGAATGTTATGCTCCTAATTATAATGATGGAGAAACAGTCGTTCTCATCAGATATCCACATTCAGGGTTATTTGAAATTCCAGAGTTGAAGGTTAATAATCATGATGAAAAAGCTAGAAGCATCTTGAGAAGGCCTGCCGACTATGATGGCAATCTTGATGCTTTAGATGCAATTGGCATCCATCCTTCTGCAGCTCAGAAATTATCAGGAGCTGACTTTGATGGCGATACCGTTTTGGTTATTCCTAATAATGACCGTCGTATCATGTCAAAGCCATTACCTGAAGCTCTACGAGAATTTGATCCTGATCAATATGCATTACCTCCGGATGCACCAAAGGTAGATGCTAAACATGGATTCCATAAGCAAAGGGAAATGGGCGATGTTTCTAATTTGATCACAGATATGACTATTAAAGGTGCTACAATGGACGAAATTGAACGCGCCGTTAAGCATTCTATGGTCATTATTGATGCAGAAAAACATCATCTTAATTGGAAAAAATCGGCCCTCGACAATGGTATTGCTGAATTAAAGACCAAGTATCAAGGTGGACCTCGAAAAGGTGCTTCAACGTTGATTAGTAAGGCTAAAGGTCAGACACATCCTAATGAAAGGAAGTTATTGACCAATCCTGCACGGATGACACCTGAAGAAAGGGAACGCTATTTCAATGGCGAAAAGATCTATCGTGATACTGGTCGTATGCATATGACCAAAGATGGCAAAAAGGTTATAACAACTATTAAGTCTACTAAGATGGCTGAAGAGAAAAATCCTTATAACCTTTCTTCTGGAAGTATTCAGGAAACCATCTATGCCGATTTTGCTCTTAGATTAAAGAACATGGCAAATGAAGCTAGAAAGACAGCACTTATGTCAAAGCCTGACAAATACAATCCATCTGCCAAACAAGCATATGCTTTGGAAGTTGATTCATTAAAGAAAAAATTGTACCTTGCTGAATTAAATAGACCTCTTGAACGAAAAGCTCAGCTTCTAATGGCTCAAAAATTAAAAGCCTATTTGCAAGCCAATGGCGATCTCGATCATGATGAGATCAAGAAATTAAGAGGCCGTTTTATTAAAGAAGCTAGAGATGCAGTTGGAGCAGGAAAAGCTATCATTCATCCAACTAGTCGTGAATGGGAAGCTATTCAAGCGCATGCTATTTCTCATGCCACTTTACAAAAGATCTTGAACAATGCAGATATGGATGAGATTAAGCAATTGGCAATGCCTCGTTCGACACCTTTAATGTCTAATGCAAAGATCACACGAGCTAGAAATATGGCTCGTCAAGGACGTACTATTTCTGAAATTGCAGAAGCATTAAATGTTTCAGTCTCGACATTGCAATCAGCTATTGATCCTAAAAAGTCTTAACAAATTTCTATATTTAAAAACGGCATTTACTAAGCATCGCATACATGTATTGACTATTTTTATTCTTTTTCTATGTTTGAAAGGTATACAATTGGTTCAATGCATGTATGCATGCTTTAATAAGTATTAAACATTTAAGCAATAACCTCATTACTAGATTTAGAAACGAAATTTCTATATTTCATTCCTGGTACTCTAGACTCTAAAATAGTTAGTTAAATACTTATGCAATTTGTTTTTAGTTCAACTATCTATAATATGCATGATTACTTCTATTTTACAATACCCGTGTTACAATTCTATCGCTGCATATGCATTCGTATACTATAGATAGAACGAAACACGGAATGCCTAGAATGCTTTAACGAGATTTCTATATTCTAAAAAGAACACATTTGAAGTATTCATAGAACTAATTCTGGTTATGCAATAAAAACTTGCTTAAAGTCGCTTTAAATAAACTCATGGTTAAGCATTTCAGTTCAGATGAAAGGAGGAATCCGAGTTGGCTAACCCTGATGTCGGGTTGACAACGTCTGACAATCCTTACAATCCGCTCACTGACTATGATCGTTGGGAAGCATTTGATCGGCAAAAAGGTTATGGAACCAATGAATACTTAGCAAGGATTGTAACTACAACTTATGACTTTGGAGATGCAGCGTATCAAAATGATGTTGAAGCCGCTATTGATGAGATCGTTCAGTTAAATCTCATTTCATGGATGCACGAAGGAGTCAACTATGTAAAAGTTGTTGCGCCAGAAGATTCAACAGACGATTCAACTTTAAAAGAATGATCATGATCTACAATTAAATAAAAAGATTTAGAACAAAGCTTTTTCTTTTTTTCACAATCTTTACTTTTTAAAGACTTTGATTCTTAAAAGTCAG